TCCCTTCGCTCAGTAGCGCAGTCTGGCCTTCTTCTTCGCCTTCATCGCCAGCCTCAGTGCTTTCCGGCGAGCGTCCAGTTTTGCACGCTCTGATTGCAGCCGCACCATCCGCTTTTCCTCAATCTGCACAAGGACGCAAGCCATCGCACGATCAAACCACCCGATGTCACGATCCAATCGGGCCAACCGCTTCCTATCGGACCTTGAAATGGAGAGGCCGCGAGTCGAACGCGGGCCTTGAGCGTTCCTGCTCATGTTCTGCACCACCTAAACTACCTCTCCGATTAAGATCGCAGCGACACTCGTTTCAGCAAGCCGTCCAGAGTTTTCGCGTCCTCTTTGTGATACATGGCGAGTGAGTATTGTTTATTCGCCGTAGCCACATCGGCTTTTGCTAAGTGCAAGGCAGAACTCCGCTCAATCACAGCACGCTCTAAGTCGGTGAGTACAGGCTCCTCGTCGGTGAGCGTTGGATGTCGATATATAGGAACGACCGTACCGCCCTCTTGCGCAGCGGCGGCCTCTGCCGATTCGCGAAACAGGGACACGTACTGGCAATCCGGCGCGATCACAGCCCACGCAAACGGCTCCAGCCCCTTTCCGCTCACTTGTCTTTCCTCCTTGGCGGAGACGGGAGCGCATGCCATTCCGTCGCATCAATCATCAACAAATCAGCCCGCGTGAACGACTTGTCGTCTTTGTCAAAGACGCAAATGTGCCATCCCGACTCATCGTCGTCGCATCCAAGCGGCCGTCGCTCAGTGCGTGCGATTACCCACTGACCGTGTTTGGGAAGTCCGTCTTCGACACTCATCCACGCTTTTTTTGAATCGCTCATGGCCTTGTCCACCTCCACTGAATTTGAAACTTACCATCCAGCACGCCAACTGGGTGCGGTATCCAAAAGGCTTGCTGTGGCATTCCGTCCCTGCCAATCGGGTTACAGAAACGCTCGCACACCCTCATTTCAACCCACGCTCCGTCCATCCACAACCTTTTTGACGGCGGCACCCAAACCCATATCGTGTCGCCCACTTGCGGGCCAATGACGGAACGCGGGTGGGCCGCAATGCCGAGCGTCAGCGTTGCCAGAAGTTCTCGGCGTGTCATTTCTTCCGCTCCATCAGCCACATGATTGCCGACTCGCCAATCGTCACGCGGTCGCACTCCTGCATGTACCGACTGCACTCGTCCATGTTCTCCGCGTAGATTTCCAGCAGCGTATCTCTGGTCGGCTTGGTCATCTTGACCCACTTCACTTCAGGCGTTGTCTCGGGGTGAATAAGGGCGTCGTCGTAGCCGTCAGTCAGATGCGCGCGCTGTGGCGAGCGGCCAAAAATGGCGTAGCCAATCAGAACGCCAGTAATCAGCGCCGCAGCGGCGCACACAAGGATGAATCCGCCGATGCCTTCTGTTGTCATTTTGTCACTCCTTTCGCAAGCCAGAACCACGCGATGCAGCGGACTGCGCCGCTGATCGCAAGCGTTCTCAGCCTAGCCGCTCCAGTAGTCCTAGCAGCGTTGTCCGAATCCACTGCGCTCGGCCTCCAGCGTCTTGGTGGTAGAGGTAGTCGCCTGCCGCCAACTCAATCGCCTCACGTTCCGCGCCGGTGAGCCGCTGTCTAGCGACTTCGTTCCGAAGGCGCTCAATCAAGTTGGCGGCTTCGTCAAATACTTCCGCAGCGATGGCGTAATCGGGATCGGACAGGTCAAATCGTAGCGTGGCGATCATGGCTCAAATTCTACCGGCCCGGTCACGCCGCGCAATGCCATCTCGGCCGGTTTCGTGGCCGCTATTCTGTAAGGAATTCTGGTGCGTTTTTCTACGGCTTTCGTGATTCGCGAATCGCGAAAGTGGCCGGTTGCGCGACCGTATGCTGGTGCAAGAGCGTCGTGAACTACCGAGCATTTCTCGGCAGTTCCCAACATAAGGTGAAGAGCGTCACTCACGCCTGCTCCAAAGCAGCCACCCTCGCCCGCAAAGCCTTGACCTCTGCCAGCAAGAGCACGGCCAGCCGCCCGTAGTCGACGTCCTCCGGTTCCGGCGTTTCCAAGGCAGTCTCCGTCCGGACGCCGTCAGCTTCCGTGACCTCGACGGTCCTGTACCGCACAAGCCTCGGCTCGACCTCCGCGACCTCTTCGGCGATCAAACCGACATGCGACCACGTTGTCTTGTCGTCGCCGCTGGGGGTTTTCGTGCGATACCACACAGGGCGCAGGTTGTCGACGGCATTGACAACGATCGTGTAGTCCAGATTCTCGATGTCTTGCTTGTACTTGAGCGACGATGACGTGCGTCGGATTTGGCCGCTCGACGTTACGACAACAGCGGAGCCTGCGGCAGTGTTGTCGTAGGTGGGCTGGCTAGTAAGCAACCCAGTCGCCCCAATAACAAGCGGCCCGACGTAATTTGCGCCGTATAACTCCATTTGGTTGTTGAAGCCAACGATATAGCAGTTATTGAGCGACCCGGCGTTGTTTTGAAAATACAAAAGCGCGGCGCCGTCATTTGTACGCCCGCGAAGCGCCAGTACACCGGAATCGACTGCGGAATTTATTTGTAGGCTCACGACAGGCGCAGTGGTGCCGACAAAAGACGCGTTGCCAGTGAACGCCGGGCTGGCCGCAATTTTGGCCGACGTTACGGCGTTGTCTGCGATGCCGTTCGTTTGGATGCGTGATCGTGTCATATTGTTATTTTAACCTTTAGAAGCTGCGCTTTTACGCGCTAACAACCAGTCTACCGCGACTAAGCCGTTGTTGGAAAAGCTCCATAATCTGCGAAAACGCCAATGCCTGCGCCGCCGTTAGCCCTGCGCCGATTGAATAGCCCTGCATCGGGTTTGTGTAGTTAAAGAGCGGCACGCTGGGACTAGGTCGACCCTCAGCAAACACGCACACTGGAAAAACAGTCGGCGTCGTAATCAAAAAGCCTGTAAGGTTACGTTCGCCGATCTTGGTGCCCGCCTCATAAATGTTCAGGATCGGCGAGATGTGATTGGCGATGTAATGCCCGCGATCCGTAGGTAGCGCTTTCGGCGCTGTTGAGTTGGCAAAATTGAGCAGTGAGTTCGCGAAGGCCCCGACGTTATAAACTTCTTGCGTTATGTACAGCGTCATGCCACGACTAGCGCTTTCGTATACGCCGATCGGTGTGCCGACAGTGGCGTCTCCAATCGACGGCAGTCTGTTCGTGTATGCGCTGATGTGGTGATTGCCCACTAACTGCGGCACAGCGCCCAGTATTACGCCAGTGTTGAGATACCGCCGCGCCCCGCCGCCATTCGACACCGGGTCGCCCTGCAAGCCTGTGCCTTCTGAATAAGTGAACGCCACGCCAGAACCAGTTGTGACGTCGATCTCGTTGCCAAATCTAGTGTCGAGCGCAACGGGCCCACGATAGAGCGGCACAAAGGCGGCATTGATATCATTGCCGCAAAACAGATTCACGCGGTATAGCAGCGAACGCAGTCCAGCCGAGTCGATCTCTCTAGCGAACGACGTGACTTGGTCGGCCGTGTACTGCGACACTGAGCCGCCGTTACGATAGACGCGGTTGATCCAGTCTTGGACTTCCGGGTGGCCTGAGACGGGCGCCAGCACGCCGATTCCGTAGGTCGCCGACAGGTGCGAGGTGAGCGACGCAATCTCCGCAGCCGAGAGCGCCCGGTTGTACACGAGCACGGCGGAGACGCGGCCGGTTGTTGTCGCAGCGCCGGATTGGTCGCCCATCAACGACATGGTGGCAACCGCGAGGTTCAGTGCGGCTGTCGGTGTGTATGCCGAGGAGCGCACGCCGTTGACGTAGTTCACGATAGACGTGCCGGTATGAACCGACGCCATCACGGCGCCGACTGCGTTGGCAACAGACACGCTGGCACGGTTTGTCCCGTCTACCCACGATGATATTGCAAGCGAACTGCTTGTGCGCAGCAACGGTATGTAATGTCCACCCACTGAAAAGTCTGCGCCGCTGGACGGCACCTGACTGAAGATGCGAGTGTTAGTGACAGTATTGTCGAGCGACGTAACAACGACTGTAGTTTGAGCCGTTACCGTCAGGTTTGCAGCCGTGTTGTAAAGTGGCGAGGCGTTGAACACTACACCAGCGCGACCGGTTGCAGCCAATGCCGGGCGGGTAGTCGTTGTCGTCGTAAAGTGTCGGCTGTTGCCAGACTTGTCTCCCCAGTAACCGACGAAGTCTCCCGCGCCCGGCGTGTCATGGACGCGATTAATTGCCCACTTGATGGCAAGATATTTTTCAACACGCGCGCGATCGGCGGCGGGGAGGGCGCTGTTAAATACAATCACCTCCGCAATGCTGACGTCAGCGTATTGCGAACCAGACGCACCCCACGAAGCCAGCGTGATGCCGCTTGGTGCCGTTACCGTGCCAAGCGTGCCAGAACCATTAGCCGTAACGGTGCCGTCTCGTCTAGCGAGGCTACTTGCGCCGTTAACAAGTAGGGACGCGACCTGCCACGGCTGAATGTCACCCCAGCCGTTAAGCGTGAACTGCGGCAAGACACCGCCGGTGCAAGCCAGAAACGCCGTCTGCGCCGTCGTGGCAAGCCGCAGCGTGTTGCCGGTGCCTACTCCGTCAAGCAGCGTTTGCGTCGCCGTAAAGGGGTTGTTGAACGAGAATACGATAAATGCCGTCGTCGGAAAGCCGAGCGTAAACGAACGCTGCATCCAGTCGTCTGTCCCGTCGAATCGAATGACGTTTCGTCCATTGCGCGTCGCTGCGCCAGTGGTAGGCCGGGATGCTGCCGTAGCCTGCAATAGGTCAGCCGTGGCGCCTAGCGTGCCCTTATTTGCCCAGCGGCCAACAGTCGTCGTGGCGGGCGTCGTGCCTGTATTCGCTGCAAATAGCGTCGTCGCGTCACTCGCGTCCCACCACCCCACGCAGCCGCTGATGTCCGTCGGCGCCGTGACTGCCGTGACCGGCCCAGCGTCAGTCGTGTACAGCGTCGACGTATCGCTGCCGTCGAGCCAGAGGGCGCAGTTAGAGATATCTAATGGCGACGAAACAGCGGGCGCGGCAACGCTTGTGGCGAGTTTGTAGTTGGCGAGCGTGATCCGCCACTTTTTAGATATGTACTGCTCGACTTCTTGTCGCTCCGTGTCGGTAAGCGCTTTGTTGTAGATGAGTATTTCGCCAATCAGGCCGTCAAACACTTGCGCGGGCACACCCGGCGTCTGCCCGATGACAAGCGGCCCTGAAATGTTTGGCGTCGCCGTCGATGCGCCTGCGGACGGAAAAAACTGCCCGCTGCGAAACGCCCTTGCATTCGTCACTGGCCCTGCGGGCTTTACAAAGCAATCAAACCACGTTTTGTTTAATGGGTGAAACGAGTCGGGGTCGGCGTTATTAAGAACGAACGGATACGTCGTGGCGCCGCCGAATGAGTAAGACGACGCAGACCCGCCGACCTGCGACGGAAACAAGAGAAACAAACCGCCCGTGTTTTGCGAGCCCCAACCAAACGGCGTGACGTTCAGCGAAGACAGTTTCTGAAATACGACAAATGTCGTGAACGCTGGGTTGCCGTCTAAAAACGACCCGGCGCGAGATAATGTCTGGCTGTTCGCAGCAGTGAACTGCACTGCCGGGCGGCCGTTTAAGAAACCCATGACAGGCCGCTGGCTCGCCGTGGCTTGCGTAACGTGACGAGCATTATCTGACTTGTCTCGCCACTCAGAGACTGCGTTACTCGTTAACGTGATCGTGCTGGAGTCAGTGCCGTCGAGCCAGAGATATATCGATCCGATGGCGGCTGGGTTGAATGACTGGTTTGTGAGCGCGCGCTGATTATTCCGGCCCATCAGATCACCGACGCTTCGCGAAACGCCTGATCTATCGCCGCCGCGTCCATTCCCAGGGCCGCGCCCAGCGCTTCAAGCCACGGGTGTGTGCGTTCGACGTAGGGCGCGTACTCCCACTCGACTTGCACAATCTGCCGCTGCGTCTCGTCGGGGATACCGGCGATAGCCTGCTCGACAACGGAGAGCGGGATGCCGTGCGTGATTAGCCAAATGCGGATTTGCCGGGGGCTGATGGTCGTCGGAACGGGCACGGGCTCTTCATACTTTTCCCAGCCTTCTGGCAACTCGTCATCAGGCACGATTGAGTAGCCGATTTCAGGCTCCCAGTTTGCGGGCATGTCTAAACGCAGAAACGTCTCGACCTTGCCGTCGGGCCTGACTAGCGCGTAGGAAGTTGCGTTCTCGCCCATTGATATCTATTCCACTAGAACCAGACTGTGATGCGAACGTACCCGTCGCCGCCGTTGCCACCTGTGCCTGAGTTAAAACCGTTTACGGACGCGCCTCCACCACCACCCGCGCCACCATAACTTGCGCCGTTGCCGCCCGAGCCGCCCGCTGTTGACGCGTTCCCGGCCGCGCCGCCACCGCCGCTGCCGCCAACTGTGCCCAGAAATCCGTTGACGCCCGCTGTAAACACGGCGGAAACAGACTGCCCGTTTCCGCCGGGCGCTGTACCGCCAAGCGTGTTCGTAAGAACGCCGTACTGCGTCGCTCCGTTTGCGCGACCAATTGCTCCGTCGTAAGACACGTTTGCGGCAGATATACCGCCGCCCGCGCCGCCGCCGCCAGCAGTCCAGTTGGTGCCGTTTGAGCCGGTAGGCGTTCCGGTAATCGACGAACTCGATCCGCTTACGCCCGGAAACATCGATGCGCTGCCCGGCGTGCCGCCGGTGCCCGCCGCCGCCGACCCGGCTCCGCCGCCGTTGCCCCGCTGAGCATATAAAAGCATCGAGCCTGATTGAATCAGTGTGTCGTTGCCAAACCCCCCGGTGTTGCCGTCTGTGTCATTCGTGGTTCTCGCCGCACCACCCGCACCGCCCGCACCAATAGTGAGGCTAAGTGATCGTTGCGGAAAATCCGCCGCCGCGCGCGTGAGCATGAAAACGCTGCCTGACGCGCCACCACCGCCGCCAAAACGGGCTGAACCAGCGGCGCCACGACGACCACTGCCGCCACCGCCCCCGGGCCCGACGGCGTAAATATCGACATATCTCGCGGCGGCGGGAATGCTCCATGTGTAAGAACCTGAAGAGCCAGTCGCGTCCGACGGCGCGCTTGTTCGCGTAAACTCGTAAATAGCGACCTGCCCGACGGCGGCTTTTACAGACCCTGCCGTCCGCCAGCGAGAACTCACGCTGTCATACGCGAGCGTGATCGAATCGTTGGGCGAGATTACAACGTCAGCGCCAGTCGCGCTCGTCACGCGATTTGCCGCCGTGCTGGCTGTGTCTTCGTGGTCGATCCTGATATCAAAAGAGCCGACGTTGTAGAGCGTCACAACGGCGCCAGCATCAGCCTGAAAGCCCGTGATCGTCCGCGTGGCGTCAGATGAGAGCCGGACGATGTCGGCTGTCGGTAGGGCGTAGTTATTCTGGTTGCTCGTGATCTGGGCGGGCGTGTTGGTCGCTGCGTCGCCGCCACCTGAGCCACCACCGCTGATAGCCCCGCCCGTGAGATGCACGCCAAAGAAGACGTCAGTGCTGGCCGGGGCGACGCTGAACGTGATCTGCGAGCCGGAGAGCGTAAAGCTCACGCCCGGCTCTTGAATCACGCCGTTCAAAGATATCAATAGGCAGTTGGCGTTGGCCGGAGTGACAGCCACGCCGCCGCTCAAGAGATTAAACGTCGTCGTCGAGCCATTAAACGTAAGCGAGTCGAACTTGGCGTTGAGCCCCGAGTTCGCCGTGAGGCTGACAATGCTGCCAGCCGCGTTCTTATAGAACAGCCGGCCGTCTGCGTAATTCAGCGCTAATTCGCCAAAACTTAACGAAGCCGGCACAGCACTGGCTGTGCCGGACTTCTTGACCAGGATAGTGTCAGGCATGGTGCCGCCTTAGAACGTGCCGCCGTCGAGCACTACGTTGTCGATCGTGCCGCCGGTGATCGTGACGTTGTTGGCGTTCTGGGTCGCGATCGTGCCGAGGCCCAGCGTCGTGCGCGCAGCAGCGGCATCAGCGTCGTCAACAAGACTGCGGCCGAAAGACGTGAACGTGGCGAGCGCCGCCGCGCCTGAGCCCGTGAAGTACGGCAGTCGGTCGGCAGCGCTCGTGAGTCCGGCAATGGCAGCAAGTTCCGCATCGTAGGCCTGCACATTCGTGCCGATCGCAAGCCCAAGGTTCGTCCTCGCACCCGCAGCGTCGGTCGCGCCCGTGCCGCCGTAGGCCACAGCGACGGCCGTACCCTGCCATGTTCCAGTGCCAATCGTCCCGACGCTCGTCAGGCTCGAACTCACGACGCCCGAACCGAGAGCCGTGGCGGAGAGCACCGACACGCCGTTGATCTCGTACACCTTGCCAGTGACGAGATTGAAGTCCTCGCTGCTCGTCCACGCGCTCGTCGAGTTGACCCACGTCAGCGTCTTATCGGTCGTGCCCTTGAGCCGAATGCCCCCGCCAGAAGCAGTTGTGTCGCTGGCGCCGCCGAATGCAAGAATAGCCCCACCCGCCGTTCCGCTGCCGGTACATGCTGCGCTTAGAGTTATCTGCGTAGCGCTGTCGACGCTGGCGACGGTTGTGCCCAATGGCATAGTGACAGTGCCGTTGCCAGCAAGAAAACTAGCGGTAGAGCCGGGGATTATATTTGCTGTACTGGCTAAACTTGTAACAACCGCAGAGCCCGCCGAGACGCTGCCGGCGGTGCCCACCACGCCGGTGGCTGCGCCAAGTTCAATTTCCTTGTCGTCGACCGATAGCGTGTTCGTGTTAATCGTTGTCGTCGTGCCGTTAATCGTCAGGTTGCCGGTTACCGTGAGATTGCCACTGACACTAGCGTTCCCGGTTGTCGAGATCGACGAGGCCGCCACCTCACCAGCCGCGCCGTAGATCACAGCCTTACCGTTTACGACGCTGGCCGGAGACGAGCCGTCCACTAGATTGAGTTCAGCGGCGGACGAAGTCACGGCGGTTCCGGCAATCTGAAAAGCGCTCGCGATGTTCAGCGTGCCGCTGAACGTGTTAGTAAACCCGGCCGCGAACGTATTGCTCGCCCCCAGTTTGGCGTAACTCGACAGGTCGGCGCTGGAGATCGCTGTGTCGACATAAGTCTTCGTGGCAAACGCCCCGTCGCCCCCGATCGCGATGACCTGAGTCGCCGAGCCGCCGGCTCCGCCCGTGCCCGTGCCGTAGTAGAGGATGTTCGACTGCTCGTTGAACGCCAGTTCCGCATTCTGGAGCGTTGTCGGGGCACCTGCCCCTCCGCCCGTCGCGCGACGCTTGATGCGAATCGTGTTTGCCATTACCAGTTTCCTCCATCAACGAGACTTCGCTCGGGGTAGTTTCTCCACTTGCCGCTGGAATATCTGACGACGTCGCCGACGCTCACAGACGAAAACTCCACGTCGGGTGCATCTTCAAGAGTCGAGGAGTCGCTCTGGCCGCTGGCCGACACAAGCACAGGAGATTGCGATATTGTCGCCAGCACGTTGCTGCCGCCAGCCGAAACGGAGACAGGGGACTGCGATACTGTCGACAGCACGTTGCTGCCGCCAGCCGACACGGAAACCGGGGACTGAGATACTGTCGCCAGCACGGTGCTGCCGCTAACTGAAAAAGAAACGCCCGTCTGCACGACGGTCGCCGAGATAGTGCTCACGCCGTCACCTCCACGAGCCCCTGGATGTAGGTGCGGGTCACGGTGCCCTGCGTAGCGACCATTCGCCAGCGGTAGGTACCGACCGCGAGAGCAGCCGTCTGGGAATCAGTAAGCGAAACGCTCACCTGCCCGGCATTCGCGTCTGTGATAACAGTCGTGAACGACATGATTTGCTGGTCGGTGACGACGCTATGCAGCGTCGCCAAAACAGAGTATCCAGTCAGCGGAATCGAAAAATCAACGACTGTAGCGACGTCGTCTCCGGCGCGAAACGCAAGGCTCAGCGATCCCGGCAGTTGCTCGTATGTTGGCATTGCTGCTTATATCTCCGTCAGTTCTGCAACGATTCCCACAACGCAATGTCCGCAGCGTAGATCAGCCTGACCGCCGCATCCTGCTCTGGCGTGAGCGTCGGCTTGTCGGCCTCGTCCGTGCCGTCAAGGTGCGGCAGCGGAACGGTGATGCCCAGCCAGTCGGCGCACGCCTGCAACTGATCTTCAAAGCGGAAATACGCATCGTATGTCTGGCCGAAACAGAACTCGCAGCCGTATCGTGGCGCGGCGAGTTGCTCCTCAACAGTGCTTTGTGCGTGGGCAACCATCGACCGGAAACGCTCAACCGGGTTTCGCACGATCACACACAGCGGGCCGTCGCCCCCTGCGTCTGGGTAACTCGCTGCCGGGTGTGCGCTCGCGTCGATTGCGATCTCCGGGTGGAATGACTGCATGACGGCGGCGGCAATGGAGTGCGATCCGCTGCGGGGAATCAGATAGATACCGCGACCGCTTGGTGTGCGAAGAACTTTCGGCATGGTAGTCCCCTACGAGAAATACAAAACGACTGCGCCGCCTACGCGATTATCGGTGAACGGGGTGCCGCTGGACGCTGTTCCGTAGCCTCCTCCTCCGCCGCGACCGGGTGAAACAGCCTGCGCGGTCGTGTCATATTTGCCGGTGAAACCGCCAGAGCCGAACGCCTGCGGATTGCCGGAAGATAGCGTAGTGTTCTCTCCTGCCAACTGGAGTGCTGCGAACAACCCGGAAACATCGGCGGCGGCAAATCGCGGTTTCGTGGAGATCGTGGCGGCAGTGGCGGCGGCGTTATTGTTTCCAACAGCACCGAATCGGGTGTCGCCGCCGCCGAGATACTGGTTGATACCTCCAGCAACGCCGCCGTCGCCGCCCGTGAACTCGCCGCCGCCGCTGCCGAAGGCGTTCTTGTTCGTGCCGTTCGCGTTCTTGCCAGCACCGCGACCCGTAATCGTCGCGCCACCGAACGTGACGCTAGAGTCGTTGCCGAAATTGGTGGTGGATTTGTTGCCGACCGCATAGGTCACTGACTGCCCGCCAGACACCGACCATGTTTTGAAAGCCGTGCCACCGGCACCGGAAGTTCCACTGCCCACCGCCCACGCTTTCATGCTCGTCGCGCCAGCAGGCACCGTGTATGAGGTGCCTGAGGTCAGCATCACGGCGGTGGCCGTGAACGATGGTGCGGCGGGCGTTGCCGGTGCAGATGCCGACGAGTACGGGCCGGTGCCTACGGCACTAATTGCCGCAACCCGCACCGTGTATGCCGTGCCGTTCGTGAGAAACGTAAGCAAATACACCGTCGCGCTGCTGCCAGTGCTAACCGTTGTTGCCGAGCCGCCCGCTGGCGTGTATTCGACAACATAGCCCGTAATCGCTGAGTCGCTATAGGGCGCAGTCCAAGCAATCGACAACTGACCATTGCCGCTGGTGGCGCTGACGCCCGTCGGCGCGGCCGGAGGTTGCGGAACGTAGGGCGTAGCGTTCACTGTGAGCGGCCCAGCGGGCGGCGTGAAGTTGGCGGTGTAAACGGCCAAGCCCTTCACGATCCTGACATCGTCTATGTAGCCAACCCAAGCATCCGAAGGGCCATATTCCTGGCTCTCAAACGCGTGTCCAGAAGTTCCGATAAACAGCGGCCGGGAACTGCCAATGTCATCGCTCGCATTCTCGGACAGTTTCTCCTGCCCTGCGACGTAGACCTTGAGCGTGCCTGCGTTTCGCACTACAGCAACGTGCGTCCATTGAGAACTCGGAAAGTTGTGGCCGCTTGCGTACCCATAGGCCGTCCCGTTGACGTACACCGGGTCGTTGAAGCCGCCGCCGCCGAGACGTACCAGCACGCCGTTTTGGAATGTGCCAACCGAGAAAAGCGTGTGATTGCTCGCAGACGGATTGTCAGAGTAGAACCAGCCCTCCAGCGTAAAGTCTCCGGTTCCGAAACCGAACGCCACTGAGTCTGCCGCCGTGACGCCGGAGGTTGTGCCGTTGGAAAAAAGTCCATTCAACTCCACGCTGCCACTGCCATACTTTTTCGTGGTCGTGCTGATCGCCGCATCGCCGTTCGCCGTCACCGCCAACGCGTTGGGCGACGAGTCATTGAAGTTGCCGTCGAAGTTGAGGAGCAGGCTGGCCGCAGCCTGCACCGGCGTGGCGTTTACTTCCAGCGGCGCAGTCGGCGGGATGAACGGGCCGGTGTAAACGGCCAAGCCTTCAACGATGCGGAGTTCGTCTATGTAGCCGATGAATTTGTACCCTTCATCAGTCCGGTCACTGCCAATGGTGAGCGGCTCGCTGTTCGCATTGAAGGCACCGCTGATCGTCGCCGTTCCGTTCAGCACGCCGTTGACGTAGCACCTGCATAGCGTGCCTTGTTTGGTGAAAGCGATGTGCGACCATGCGTCGTTGGCGGGCGACGGCCCAAGCGAGTTGCCGCCCCAAGAAGGCGAGCCTGTGTTCAGCGATGTTTGACCGTCGCCTCCGCCGGTGTACGTCGCCCAGCCGCTTGGGAATCCGCCAGCGCAGACAAGTCCGTATGGAGTATCGGGCTGTGTTGAAGACGGCCGAACCCACGCTTCAATCGTAAAGTCGCCGTAGCCAAAGTCGAACGTCCCGTCATACGGAATCGTCACCGTACTTGAGCCATCCAGATACAGCGACGATCCGCCAAACTTGCTCTGCGTCGTACTGACAACGGCGTTGCCTTGTGCCGTTGCGGTCAACGCATTGGGCGACGAGTCTGTAAAGTTGCCGTCGAAGTTGAGGAGCAGGCTGGCCGCAGCCTGCACCGGCACCGGCGTGGCGCATGGCGAGAGCGGCGCGGCGGGCGGGATGAACGGGCCCTGGTAAACGGCCAGATTTTTTACGACGCGGACATCGTCGATGTAGCCGCTGAATGATTGGCCGAAGTTGCTTCTCCCGCCGATGCTGACGAGTTCGTTTGTGTCGGCCAGCACGATAGCACCGCTGTAGGTGTCCACCACCTGACCGTTGCAAAACAATCTCAGGACGCCGTTATGCCGCGTGACAGCAAGGTGGTTCCATTCGTTCGGATTCACGGAACCAGCGGGAAAGTGCCCGCCGCTGGGATACCGCTGAAACGTCCAAGATCCTTCGCCTTCCGCCAGCCACATGAGATCGTTTTGGTAAATCGAGATTGCGATGCCCACGAAATCCGTTGGGGCTGCCTGCGAGAACAGCACATGCTCATTGTTGTTGGTGTCAGGAGGAACAAACGCCCACAGTTCGACTGTGAAATCAGCCATCCCGAAGCCCAGCGTGCCGCCAGTAGGCACGGTCAGATAGTCTCCGTCACCATCAAATGAGGCGCTGCCACTTCCCCATTTCTTCGTCGCGGTGCTGATCCCCGCCTCACCATTCGCAGTCACCGTCAACGCATTGGCCGACGAGTCGGTGAAGTTGCCGTCGAAGCGAAGGAGCAAGGACGATGGCGTGGCGCACGGCGGCGCAGCGGCAGTCGTGGCTCGCGGTCGAAGGATGCGGGCGGCCCCGCCAAAGGAAATCGTATTTTCGTTTGCCCAGAACGGCATCAGAAAGCCTGGACCGAGATGGTGGTGGTTCCCGACGACACAATCGCCGTGATGCTCCCTCGGAAAAGCTCCTTCTGGAGGTCCTGGTCGCAGATCAGTACGGAGTCCACCGCGAGCGGGACGCCGTTCGAGGCCGTGACGGCATCGGCGTCGGGAACGAGCTTGAGGTATGCCTTGCTCGGGCCGTTGTTGCCGATTGCCACGAAGGCCCACGGCCGACCCGATGGCGGGGGGAGGACCTGCACCTGGGTCGTTCCGACGGTGACGCTCGCAATCATTTGACTGTCTCCTTCTTTTGCTTCATCAACTCGTTGTGAATGTCTCTTTGGCTGACGGCAATCTCGCGTAGCGTCTCCGCCTGTTGGTCCTGTGTCTTGCCAAGCTCATGGAGCGTCTGGGACGTCGCCTCCAGGAACTGCGTGTGGCTTTCGACCATTGGAACGATTACGGAGTGGTGAACCGAAGTAGCCGCCTCCCGGGCCATCCAAAGCATGGCCGCCAGGATTACGACCGGCAGGCCAAAACGCTCGGCAGCGCGGAGGGCCACGTCGATGATCGTCTGTCTTGTCTCGTCAGTCATTCGTCAGGTTCCTCTTCCATCCCCGCATGAGGACGGCGTTCTTCGGCGATCTGAAATACCAGTCCAAGAGCCGTGACAAGAGAATCTGGAGCATTGGGCCGATCAGGAGCCAGAAGATCGGGCCGAATTGCTTCTCGTCGGTCGACTCGTGCAAGAGGCAGTATCCACGTTTGACGCTCTGTCCCCAGGCGGCGAGCACGATTTCCTGAGAGTTGTTTGCCGTCGTGATATGCCTGAAAAGCTCGACCGGAGACTGCTCAATCGAGACGACGATCAAGTCGTTGACCCGCTCCCGCCCGAGGAGATTCCGACGAATGACGGGCAGGTCCTTCCAGATGGATTCCTGGAGTTCCCGGATAGTCATTTCTTGGTCGCGCATTGGCCGTCCTTGCACTTGCATTTGCAGGTGTCCGGGCACGGGCAGGCAACCCACGACAGGTTGTCGCCACTCCTGACTCGTCCGGTGCCGCCACACTCTTTGCAGCACTCTTTGTGCGGCTCCGGGGGCTTCGGGGCGACCTTGGCCTTGTAGGCCGCGAACGCGGCCGTGGAGAAGCACTCACACAGGAGGTCTATGCGGTCCGGAGGCGTGTTTGGCGAGCAGCCAGCGAGCACCACCAGGAAAAAAAGTTTCCTCACAAAATTCCCCCTGTCCAGGATGGGAGCTTGCGAGCCGGGAAGCCATCGTATCCAGACAACGCATAGCTATCACGTTGCCCGAGCATCTTATTTACGATGTCCGCGTCGACCCAGAACGTGCAGCCAGCGAATGCCGGGTGCATCTCGGGCTTCCCTGGAATGCCGGAGTAGTGCGGACCGTTGTTGCTCTTCGGCCCCCAGGACTGCCAGTACAACGCCCCGGGCCTCTTGCCCATTCGCTTTCCGATGAAGCATGTGCAGTGGGCCCATCCGGCGTTGTTGGCCTTACAGAAGCCGGCCTCGTCACGCTTGAACACAAAGCCTTGGACGCTGGCCTGGGCGACAGGGTAGCCGTTCGAGATCGCTTTGCAGAGTTGCTCGAAGTTCTCGACGAGCGTAGCCGTCTTCACTCGCCGCTTCTTCGCGAACGGCTCAAGCTCGTCGGGCAGCCCCGAGGCGCCCCACTGCTTCTCGCGAGTGCCCGAATACTCGCTGAAGACCTTGCCGCCGTAGTCGACGTCGTAGTGGAGGCATCCCCACTTCGTCACGGCATCCGCCGCAGCGGCTCCGTAGCTTCCGTCACCGCCGTAGTTTCGCGTGAGGCCCCTGCTTTCGACCCTGCTCAACGCATAAATCGAGGCCTCCAGGCATCGGCCGGGCCAGTCTTCAGGCTCGCCGTGGACGACAATTTCTGTACTGGATAGAGCATCCACCGCTCCAGCGAAACCATGCCCAATGCACGACCCGATCGCTTGGGCGACGCGAGAGTACGTCGGCTTGACGCGGATGATCGCCGGCCAGAGCACGACGTCGGCGTTGTCGTTGGCCTTGAGCTTGGAGCCGGCCTCGGCAAGCGTGGGCCACTTCAAGCTGGAGACGTACTTTTCAGTGGCCTTGGGGTTTGGGACATACCCCTGCGGCCTCCACGGAGCGGCCATTTACGCGTCCTTTCCGAGCCCTGCCCATGCAATCGCTTCGTACAGGTCAACCGCCTTCTGCCGCTTTTCCGCAGTCAACTGTTGGGACTCGTCTCCAATAACGCCCGACAGCACGCCGTCGATGGCCTCAGACAAGCCTCGATACTTGCCAGGAGAGTTGTTCGCCATCCCCTTCCAGATGAAGCCGAGCACGGCGACGTGGACGGCTCGCAGGGAGTCGGTCGTCGTGACCGTCGGCTCTTCGACAATCCCGTCGGCGGCGACAACCCGTGCGCAGTTGAGGTACACGTTCTGGAGCCAGAGCCTGTCGATCGGGCTCATGTCCTTGACGATCTTCACAACAGGCTGGACGGCGTTCTTCATCTCGCTCGAAGGCTCCCTAATCGAGATTGACTGAACTTGATTGAACGTTGGGGCAGAGGGCACGCCGAACACCCCGAACGCCAACAAGAGAACGACGATCAGGTTCCGCCAAGTCACGCTTTCCCCTCCGGCTGGAGAATGACGTCGATCAACTGTTGGCAGAGAGCCACGCCTTTCTTGTTGCCGGCCACCTTGAGGCGGCTGGCAATCTCCAGGAGCGTGTGGGCGTCGCTCATTTCGACTGCTTTTCCCGGGGCGGGGGAGGGCAGGCGGACCTTTTTAATTGCTGCCACCAGACGGGGGCCCGCCACGACAGCAACCGCTGCCACAACGGCACAGGCGCGAAAAATGAATTCATAGTCAATCACTTGTCACCCTCGACCTTCGCCACGAGCCACCGCAGGAAGGACTCGCCCTGCGGAGACCGCAGGATCGCGGTCAGGTGGGCAACGAGTTCGTCGTCGACCTGCGTTCCCTTCGTCTTCGACGCCAGCCACTCGCACGCGTCGCCGACGATCACAGCCTTGTCGTGCGAGTCAGCCGTGGCGAGAAACGCCTGGACGTAGGTCAGGATGGGGGCCCATTCCTGGAGAATGCGAATCTTTTCCCAGATCGACAGGGTGTCGCCGTAGTTCTGCTCGCTCATCTCGCGTGCCTCCATGCAACGCCTACCTATCCCGAGACTATCGTCCTCGGGTCAACCACCCGAAGAGTCGGCGAGGTCTTCTAAGAAACCGGTCACGTCGCCCTGAACGTCGAAGATGGCCTCGGGGAACACGCGAGCCTCGACGGGATCGGGCGGCTTCCAGCCAACCCTTCGGCGATTCCGCTCCTCTTCGCTCCATCCTGCCTGAAACTCCAGGCATTTCTGGCGAATCTCGGCCTTGGACGGCAGATAGGCCTTGCGGTGCCCGGCCTTGCTGCCGTGCCAGCTTTCACGCCTGGGGAGCTTGAGTTCTCGGCGAGTGATGTCAGCGCGATCCGCCGAGATTTTCAGTGTCTCAGCGATGATCCTGGTTGGCGTCCCTGCCAGCCACATTTGCGTGAAGGTCACCGTGCAAACGGCTACCTGCACTTTCTTGGGATTCATCCTTGGGTATCCAGAAGGAAACGACCCGGCTCGACGGGTTCAGGTAAAAATCCCCTCCCAGAGACTTGTGAAATGGAACGTGCTCGCAATCACCTCCCGCGTATTGGCCGGCTATGTAGTCCGATGCGCGGTACACGGCCAGTTGGCCGAAGGCCGAGTTCATCCTCACGGGCGGCGATCCGACTGGCGGGTGCCAAAGATGAAACCAGAGCATGTCCTGGCGTTCTTTCCACCACGTCCATCGGCATGCCCATGCGTCGTAGTGGCAAAGCGTAGGCTGCGACCAGACGGGCGGCCCCCACTCACACCACGAGTAGCTCGCCATGCCCGACGCGTTGCTGTACTCGCCAAATTCTTCGAGGTGCCCGATCGTGTTCGCGATACCGTCGACGCTGAAGCCGCCCCAGGGGTCGGTGTCGAAGACTACGACGTAGTCGGCGTTCGTCTTCGAGGCCACCCAAAGGCGACACTGGTTCCGATACTCGGCGAGGGCAAGAGTTCGCTCGGTCGCCTTCGTGAAGTTCAGGTGTGGCCTTCCATGGCTCCGCATCTCGCAGTACCGATCAGGCCCCGAGTCCTTCCAGTGGGCGAGAAAATCCTTTGTCTCGTCCGATGAGTCGTTCTCGTAAATGAATGTCCAGGCGTGGCGAAACATCTTGGAGGACTGCTCGACACGCTGAAGCGTGAACGGCAGGAACGGCATCGCGTTGCGGCAGATGGCGACGAATGCCACCGTGCGATGCTCAGCGGCCTGCCGGCCGAGCTTGACACGGTGGGCGTACTCTTCAGCGAACTCCTCGTCAGGCGGCAAGAGCCTTTCGACGTCGTGCCGGTGGATGTCCGCGAGGCTTATTTGAACTTGCATAAGTGTGGAAAGAAGGCCTGCTCAACCTGACTGCACAGAATGAAATCAGACAGCTTCTCAGCGGTCAGTTCCGGGTATCCGTAGTATCCGAACACGGTCGGCCGCTCCGGACGGCTCTCGTCTGCGTGACGGTGAAACGTTCTCAGAGACATGGCCGGGTTCGCGATGCGGACCCCGTTCCTGACCGCCCACCCCACCAGTACGTTGTCGCAGCCGACGTACCCCATCGGGATTTCGTCTTCGATTTTCGGCACGCTGCCGGCACGAAAGAACCACGAGTCCTGCGAGCCGCTGTAGAAGCGATCCTCGTGGAGATGGCCGATCATCCTCGGGGAGCACTGATTCTCCCACCGCGTCAAAGCCAGAATGCCCCCTGGCGGCAGAAGCTCGCTCGCTTTGCTGCATGACTCGTCAAACACGATGTCGCTGTTGGCGACGACGCACAACTCGCCAGGGAAACGCAGATGGCAAATGTCAAATAGACCTCCGAGCGTCCATCGCTCTGCGTCTCCGTCCAGGAGAAGAATGTGCGAGAACAGAGGAGACTGCCGGTTCGCCTCCAGGCAGGAGTCCAACTCGCTCTGCCTTGCGGGGTCGCGGGGTGTGTACTTCTGGGTGGCGAGAATCATTTCGCCCACTCCGTGACTTTCGCGAGTTGCTCGCCGGGGTCGTGTAGGCCGCATGCGTGCATGAACATTGGGTCGCTGACTTTGCCCTCGACCCCAGTCCAGACGTTCCACGAATCGGCAAGAGGAAAGATGTCGTCGCAGACGCGATGGATCGCCGCCTGCTCCCACCACTTGTGGTCGCGAAGGTCGTCTTGGAGGGCCGCCTGAACAAGCGTCGAGAGAGCTAGTCGCCTCACAACCATGACGCCTGTATTGAAGTGCTTCGTTGCCGACCCGGGCTTGTCCTGGAGCGGTACGGCAGCAATGCTCGATGTTTCAGGCACCTCATCGAACGCAGACCGGCCGAACCCCACCGCGACCACGTCCGCGTCGAGCCAGAGCACCTCGTCGTACTCAGACAATGCATCGGCGATGATAGTGAGCTTCGCCCACGCCGCCGCGTGGTTATGGTGAGGAGGAATCTGCCGGGCGACTACAAAGTCTGCCGAAATGGATTCGGCGTACCGCTCCTGCGTAGGCCACGACACGTCGGCGATCCGGTGCCAATATGGCCCAAAGGCCATTGATACAACCGCTCGCTTCACGTCCCCACCGCCCAACAGTGGCCCGGATGGCCCGGCATCGGATGCGGAATCCGCTCGACACTCTTGCCGAGTCTCTGAAGCTCCCGCGAAACCTCTGCAAACGTATCGTGGCACTCGACGACGAAGATCGTTCTGGCCCAGTTGTCGAGTTTCAGGCACCCACGAAGCGAGGCAACCTCGCCGCCCTCGATGTCCATCTTGACGAAGTCCGCGCCCTCGGGAAGCAGGTCGTCCATCGATACGACGGCCACCTCTTGAGTGCCTACGACTGGAGCCTCGGCTCCGCCGGCGGCCCCGATCGGGTGAGACTCAAGGAGCGAGTTCTGGTCGGGAGACGGCCGCTTGAAGAGAGTCGCCACGCCGGTCTTCTCTCCGACGGCATACGGCGCGACCTCGACTCGCGGAATCTCGCCGATTTGAGAGTAGGCTCGCTCGTCGGGTTCGACGGCCACGACTTTCTGGAACTCGTTGCACAACGCCCGCGACCAGTCGCCACGGTTCGCGCCGACGTCGACGGCCAAGGCCCTCGTCGCAGGGAGAGGCACATTCGACAACCACGGCTCTGAACTGACGATCATGCTAAATCCTCGAATAGGTCGGGGCCTCAATCTCGCCGATCTCGATTACGGGGGGCGTCCACCTTCTTCCGTTTTGCCGGTTGCCGACGCGTCGAAGTCTTTCCTCCTCGTCGGACCACTTTGCCCTGATCTGGGCAGTCATCTTTTTTATCTCGTCGTCTGTTGGTCTCTCGACGTCCGGAAGGTCCATCTCCATTCGCGGCGGGAGCTTGAGCGTTCTCGCCCGCTGGTAGATCGAGCTTCGTGACACGTTGCACAGCTTCGCGATCTCTGTCGGCGTGCTCGACGCCCACAACTCCTTGAACTGATCGTCGCCCACCGAAAACCCTCCTTAGCCAAGAGAACATGAGAACTCCTCAGAGAAACCCGATGGCCCGTCACCCCCGGCTACCTACCCAGTAGCCGAGGGCAACGGAACCACCGGAGGGGACGGTCACGGTGCGAACTGCTGCACCCAGTAGGTCTTGCCATCGGGTCCGACGACGCCAGCCACGCCGACACGCCGGTAGCTGCGGCCGAGAATGTTCGCTCGGTGCCCAGGCGATTTGAGCCACACCACCACGGCGTCCGCAGCGAACGGCTGACCAGTCGCCACGTTTTCAGTCACGCCTGTCGAGTGGTACATGGACATGGCCCTCGCCATGCGGTTGGCGTGACGACGGGCCGAGCCCATCAGCCGGCAGTCGATCACGAGCGGCGGAAGCCCCGCCGTCGCACGGGCTTGATTCGTCTTCTCAACGATCTGACTCTCGCCGGGTGTCAGAACCGAGCACGGCTCACCGGCCAACGTCGGTTCACCGGTCAACGCAAAAAGCAGGAACAGGACGTTCATGCGAAATTCTCCAGCTACGAGTTCTCGACCCACTCTTCGCCACGACGCTCGAACAGTCGAACGTCACGGCATCCAACGCTTCGTGCAATTTCGACGCAGTACGGTGCAAAGACGCACACAGGCTCGTTCGTGTCGATGTGCCCGTCCGCCACGAGCAGCGACGCTGCAACCCTCGCGAGCCCCCGCCGGCGGAGCGGCTCGGCCGTGAAGCCTTCGAGCGTTTGCTTGCCATGCCAGATGTGAGTGGCGGCCCAAGAGGCCACGCGGCTTCCGCCGTCTCGCACAATCGCGACCGGAGTCGCCGTGCAGCGAGCGGAGACCTCTCGCTGAAAATCGGAGTCAGGGCGAGTCATCGACGAGACGATGACTTTCGCGTCCTGCTCGCTCAGCGTGCCAACGGTGAGAACAACAGCATCCATGCGGCCCATAGGGTACGCATATCCGTACAACGCGTCAACCAGTTTTCTTACCGGCGTTGATCTTCACAACGGCAGGATCGGCTGCCTTTACCTTCACGGCTGGCTGCTTTCCTGGCTTCACCTTCACCGCCTTCGCTGGCTCGACAGAGCCCTTCCATTCCATGCGGACCATCAGTCGCCCTCCATTGCGCGGATTGCTGAGTCCTGAAGCGACGAAGTGTCATCGACGGCCGAACGGCTTGAGCCCGAGCACCGCAGGCTCGGCCAATCGATCGTGTAGTCGGTCACGGTCACGAGTTCCGAGACCCACTTCCCGTTTTGCATCACGAGACGCTTTTCTGTCCTGACGATCGGCCTCCGCGACGGTTCTGGGGGCCAGCTTCCCCTCGACGTGATACTGCCCATTAGAGTTCCTCCATCGGCCGAAGGGCAGACTGGGGGACGAACCACGCGGAGACTCGCCCAGCGTAGTCTCTCTCGTGCTCTGGCTTCTTCCCGTCGCCGGCCCTGATCCAGCCACGCACGACGTAGTGCGGGCACCTGCCCGTGACGAGTACGAATATCGAGTCGTCGCTGTCCGACTTGCGGATGATCAGGTCGTAGTGAGACTGGCTTCGCGTCCGAATCTGAAGCCCAGGCAGGTCGTCAGCCTTGAAAGAGTTCACGCTGCCGTCCCAGTAGCGGTCGAGAGACTTAGCGACGGCCATCTCGCCGCAGGCGCCCTCGATGTGCTCGCTCCAGCCGTCGCCGGTGAAGCCGTGGGCGTCCTGGAGCCCTGCCTTGATGCTGGCGAGGTGTCTCATGCGACCCACGTCCGAGGCCATCGCCGCCTCATGCCACGCAAGGGTGATCTGTCTCATCGAGAATCCTTTCTGCTTCCTGCCTGCTCGTCACGACCTCTGCCACACCGCCGCCGATCGACTTGATCTCGTGTATCCGATGCTTCTGAAGTTCCGTCGGTTTCTTCCCGGGCTGCTTCACTTCGAGGAACACGCACTTGCCATGCTTCACGCAGAGCAAGTCTGGGATTCCGCTGGTCTGCATCGGCCCGCCGTGGATTTTGAAAGTCCACCACCCGCGAGCTTTTGCGGACGCCACGATCGACTTCGTTATCGAAGACTCAAGGGCCATCTCCCTTGTGTGACTTCCTACCCCTCGCCCAGGCCTCGCGTTGCTTTTGAGCCAGGAGATTCCGAGTCTCCTGGGTCACCGTCCTCGTAGAGTTGGACCGGCTCACTGACTCCGAAATCTTCTTGCGAGTCTCATCGCTCACCTCGCGGTTTCTCGCGGCGGCGCTGATCTTTGCTTTCGTCTCCTCGGTGTGTCTTTTGCCGAGCCTGTACTGGCGAATCTTCTCCTTCGCCGACTCGGGCATCGGGGACGAGAATCCCATGCCACCCATGCCGCCGGTCTTGAGGTTGTAGGTGTCAGGACGCTTAACCCACGCCTCATCGACGACGGCAGCCTCGATGAGATAAGCCTCATCGGCCGTCTCACACTCGAAGAGCGTCGTGCGAACGAAGTGCTCGCGTCCGTACTTTGCGACGGCGTCAAGCAGAGCCGTGCCGCTCCCCAGGTAGGAGTCTTCGCGAGACTTCCCGACCTTGCTGACGCCGACGTAGATGGAGCCACTGATCAAGTTTCTGGTCTCATAGACAATCCACGGCATTCCTTCGCCCTTTCGACGGCCCCTCCGTCGAAGCAGCGTCTGCATGTCTCGCAGACGCCGGTGATGTCCTCCGCAGCGTTCAATGCGCAATCGTTTCCGTACAATTGCCCACCCATTGGGTCGTATCCGTCCCGGAAGATCACTGGAGCCACGTCAGGCGACGGCGGCGTCTCGCCCCTGTCGCACTGGTAAGACCAGAACCACTGGAGCCCGTCCGGGACGATCGAGCGAAACTCATCGAGCCGATCCCACGATGAGCGATCGACCGACAGGTGCAGGTAGACGTTCTTGCGGGGCGTGATCCTGGCCGCGAGCTTCGGGATGCGGCTCACGATCCACTGCGGGACGTCGGGCATCGCAACGGCCACGGCGTCGATGCAGGGGAGCAGTTCCTCGAACAGGTCGCCGCCCCCTGTCCAACGGATGAAGGTGAGCTTCCTCCTGCGGGCGGACTTCACGATCCTAGCGGCGACGCCGGCCGGATCGTCCTTGATCGAGTTCATCAGGCGGTGTTGCTTCTTGAGGCTCGCCGTCCAGGTGGACGGCCCCTTCGCAAAGTAGCAGGTCACCGCGCAGATTTTTGTGGGGTTGCACGTCCCGATGATCGGGAAGTTGAGCGATCGGCCCGTGACTCGATTGGTGCTGAACGGGTCCTCGCGAGGGTCGAGACGCTCGGTGTAGTGGACGTGTTTTTTGGCTAGGCTACGGACTGACACTGCTTTGCCTCCGCCTCGCGGCCGTATGCGTCCTTGAGAAAAGTGAGCCGCTCTTCGGGGGGCATCGACGCCAAGAGCTTGCGAACCGTCTCGGGCGTGGACTCCGACCCGTTTGATTCAAGGATTTCATAGGACCGAAAGTCGGATGAAAGCTCGACAGCGATCCTGTAAGCGTCTCGTACCTGTTTCCGGACAATCGCCCAATACTCGCGACGCAGCATTTCCTGAGATGGACTCAAGTCGCCAAACTTGTCGTAGCTCATGCCAGTCTTTACAGGCAATCCCTTGCTTTTTGCGTACTTTGCAAAGGCAGGTCTAAATCTGTGCCACAAAAGATTCGACCTTGCTACGCCGCCGTCGTGGTGAAGGGAGCTAAAAAGAAGGACGCTGTTCTTCCAGGACTTCCATCCGATGATTTTCTTTTTGTAGCTGTACTTGCATGGCTCTCCAGCAAATACACCGACCACGAGCGACGCGATTGAGTATGCGACCTTATGGTCAACAAACAATTCTTTTTCCGGCAACCTTGCGACGATCTCAGATGCAACTCCCGAGACGTGCGGAAATACTTGCCCTTCGTATCCATGCACCCTTGCGGCGTTCAGGATTAGATTTGACTGAGCCCTAACCAGAGAGCCGTAATTTCTCTTTAGGCTACCGATGAAGTCTTTCGGGGGCTTTGAGAGAGCAACTCCGTTGTTGTTTGCGACGTAGTACGCAAGCCCCCTCGCGTCATTGATGTCTGTTGTCTTGCCTTTTGCGACGCGCAACTGCCTGTCGTTAGCTGCGGCCCAGTCGCGAGCCTTTCTCGTGTGAGCGTGCGGAAACAAGAGAAGCGTAACTTCCTTCGACTCCATAGCCGAGTACAGGGCAAGCAGTTCGACTGCCGTGAACGGCTGCGACAAAGACTTGTCTGTTTGCGGAGTTGCTAGGTGGGCGCGCTCAGCTATCACGAGAGAACCGGCAGGCATCGACGATAGCGTCAACCGAGCCTTAGCGATCGGAACGCCCTTCATGTCCTCGCCCGCAAACAGCTTGTGACAGGCCATCTTCCCGCCGCCGAAGTCGACGCCAATTATCTCGCTGTAAGTTTTTGGATTGCACCAACTTTTGTTGACGTCATATCCGGCCGAGTCGACCTTTGCGTATGCCTCCTTTTGCTCAGAGGCATCATCTTCAGCGAACGAAAGAAATGATTGTGTCGGCGACATAATTTTTTTTAGATTCGCCAGCATCGCCCGAGAAGAAAAAAAGCAACCAAAGTTACACGTCTAGCAAACGGGCGATGCTGGCGATTTACGTCGCGAAGTTAGGAAAACAGCCTGAGGGCTGATGCTAAGAAAACGCGACAATTTTTTCTAAGTGTTTCTACGCAGTCACCTTGACGTACATCGGCGTGTTCTCACCCACCCAGGCGCACAGAGTATTGAAGCTCAGGTACTCCTCGGCGTCCTCGCGACTCATGCCTTCTCGATCCACGAGAATCTCGATGCACTTGTCGACGTCGTAGATCACGATGTGCGGCCGGATCGTGCTCACGCTGTATCCGATGATCGCACCGTCGAACCCGTCGGCCGTGAGGGCCTCGGGGTTCAGTTCACGAAGATCGGCGATGGGGTCGCGGGCTACCATGTGCTCACGCCTGATTCGCGAGGTAGTTGTCGAGACCGATCTCCTCGATCATCAGCCGAATGGCCTCGATCTGGATGAGCGAGGCCTCGCTGTCGGCGAGCAGGCCCTTGAACAGGTCCGCCGCCACTGCATCACCAAGCTCGATAGCCATCGAGAAGCCGCCCCGCTCGATTTCGGCTGCGGACGACTCCAACTGGTAGTTGGCTTCGAGGGCGCCGACGAAGTCATGTCGAGGCCACTCGGCCGAGTCATGCTGGGCCTCGGCTGCGACGTTGTGAAACTCCAGGCGGTCGATGATCGCCTGGGCGTGCCCACGCTCCTCTTCGGCGTCGGCGGCGTACTTCGCCGCCAGCTTCGCGTAGCCGTAGGTCGCGTAGTGCCGGCTCTGGAGCGTGTAGGCCTCGACGGCCGCCCAGTGCAGTGAGAGAGAGGACTGGAGAATTTCGATGATTTGCTGCGGGCCTGCGGGCATGAATCACTCCATTCGAGAGAAACGGGAATACGATCCTGCCAGCTTGTAGAAGTCCCACAAAAGCAGGTTTTTCATGTGGCACTCCGACGTGCCCATGGCGTCCCAGATGATGAACCACTGATCGGGCTCGATGAGGGAGAGGTCCCACGCCATCAGGGCGCCGCAAATGTCGGCGAAAGGCAGGCCCTCGTCGTCCTCGCAGTATTTGATCAGCGACTTCGAGACTTCCTCGTAGATGTACTCTTGCTGGCCTGTCTCTGGACCGCTGGGGAGCGGAGCATCCATGAGCCTCGGCCAGATGTACGCAACGGCTGCCGCAGCCTTACGCCGCCCTTCGAGACTCGTGTCGCCGAAGTACGACGCAATGACGACGTCTATCTCGCAGAGAGACTCCTGCTTGATCTCTTCAGGCCTGGGGGGGAGAGCGTCGCCTCGAACCTGCTCCCAGGCTTGCTGGACCGTCCAGTTGTCGAGAATCTCGGGCATGAAAAAACCTGAGGGCTGGCGGTCCGTCGTGCCAGCCCTCAGGCTGAACGCCGATCCTTGGCGAGCGGTTATGGTATCCAGACTATGAATCTTGTCAACGGTTTTTTGTGAGCCATCTCGCGGCTGCTTCGGCGATGAACGTCCGCTTCGATGCCTTCACGAGATTCTCGATGTAGGCGCGGTAGCCGGCTGCCTCGATCTCGTCGAACGTCTTGCCGGCGAAGATGCCGTCGCGAATCCGGAACTCGTCCTCGCGAGAGGCCTCCTCGTCCAGCTTCTCCAGAATTCCAGGGACTGGGTCGACAAACTGGAGATTCAGGCATCCCCATCCGCACTGTACGAGCCACTGCGGCTTGCCGTCGACCTTTCGCACGTCGGCAAGGTCGAGCACAGTCATGCCGCACCGGTCGCACGCGTAGTGCCCGTCGATCGAGGCCAGGAACGGCCTGTCGTCCGGAACCCACTCGGAGGCCGTCGAGACGTGCTGATCATCTGCGACCTTCCGGGGCTTCTTTGTCGGCTTCTTCTTTGTCTGCCCGTCCCGCTCCTCGGGAGCGACCTCGAACAGGAGTCCGCTACTTGGTGTGCTCAAGAATCCACTCCCTGTGCTTGCTGATCCTAGTGTGCCCAGACTCTTCGCCGAGCTTCGACATGGGCGAACGCCCGTTTGCCATGACCACCGAATTGATGCCGGCAAGCTCATTGCCGATGAACAGGCCGCCTCCTGAGTCGCCGGGAGAGATCAGGTACTCAAGCTCAGTCTTCACTCCGCTCCCGACCGAGCAGACCATCAGGTTGTTGGTGTCGATGTAGTCGATGACGTTGCTGCCGGCCCGCTTCCGGCCGTCTGCGAGCACGCATCCGGTCAGGAAAGTTCCTGTGATGCCGTGTCCGCAGATAGACACGACCTTCCCGACCTCGTTGTCGTTTCCGTACAACTTGGGATAGAAGTCGAGGTCGAACTCTTTCGAGCCCATGACACGCCCTACGGCGATGTCGCAGCACCCGATGCCGGTCTTGCGGAAGTTCTCGTGGACCAGCACCTCTGAGAGTGGGTACTTCTCTTCGCCGACGTGAACGACCCAGGCCTCGGCCTTGTCGACGACGTGCGCCGCAGTCACGACGTGCCTCGGCCCCACGATCACGCAGGACGCCCACGCGGGGATCATGGTCTCGGTGTCGAGGCAACTTATCCTAGCGACACACTTGAACTGGCTTCCGTAGTCCAGGTACTTCTGGTCTGGTGTGCCGGGGTCGATCGTTCCGGCAGCAACGAGAAACAGCAAGAGAGCGTTCATACGGGAATCTCCAGTCGATGTTGGCGTCCATCGCCCACCACAATGAGATTCTCCCTCGCCCGTGTGACGGCCACATAGTTCACGCGACACTCCTCGTCATGCCTCTCATCCAAGGCCAGCCTCGCGTTCTCCACGGCTCGACTGGAAACCGTGCTCAGGATGACGTCGTCGGCCTCGCACCCTTTTGCTGAGTGAATCGTCGAGAGCCTGACCCGTGGATTGCTCGCCACGTCCACGCCATGGGCCACGGCCGCAGCCCTCCAGTCCGCAGCCTTCACGCCGTGTTTGTCTTCGAGGGCGGACGGCCACCTGCCGGCAAGGATCAGGTGGGAGAGCGTCTCGGTGCAGCCGGCGATCGACATGATCTCGGGCGTCGGCAGCACGAAGTCCACGTTCGACCGCTTTCCCTGTTTCCAGGCCGTCTTCTCGCCGTGGTGCAGGAGCTTGCCGAGCGACTTGCTCGCGACGGCGATCATCGCGATGGCATTCGCCCAGTCCTCGCCGCTCACGATCTGGCCGTGCTCCAGGTCCCAGAGTGCCTTGTATCCAGACAATGTCGACTCGCCGTGGACTTTGTCGATCCACGAAAAGGGGATTTTCCGTTCCTTGAGCGAGGCTTCGTACTCGGCGAGCGAGAAGGCACACCGAGCCAGGATGAGCGTCGACCGCGAGGGGTCGATTCTGCCGACGGCTTCCTCGGCTGCGGACGCCTCGCGGATCGTGCCCTTGTGCGGCGCCGGCTTGATCTTCCTGTCGCGGTAGCCACGCTTCATCTGCCGTAGGCATCGCTCGCCGAGAGCCATCACGTTAGCCGGGCAGCGATAGCTCTGGGGCATGATTTCTTCGTTTGCGTCCCACGACAGGAAGTGGCGATAGTCGCTTCCGCCGAAGCCGAACACACTTTGGTACGGGTCTCCGACGAGGAACACTCTCTCCATGCTGGGCGACGATGCAAGGCGGCGGCAGATTCGGTCGACGATCGCCGATGAGTCCTGAGCCTCGTCGACCGCGAGCACGCGGAGTCTCTCCGGCAATTCACCGATCGGGTCCGTATCCACCGGCCCCTCGATGGTATTTTTGACTCCACCAAACCGACTGACGACGTCAGTGAAGTCGAGACGCCCCTCGCGAGCCTTCGCCCGCTCGTACTTCTCCACGAATACCCTGGCCGTCGACAGTGTGACAGAATCGTCCCCGAGCCTCCGCTGCTCCTCGATCACGCTGGCGAGTGGCCTGAGCGACTGGCGGGCAAGTTCCCAAGCCTGGAGGCTGATGGCGGCGTCACGATCGCCTTCGGTCGCCTCGTACTCCACGTCTCCCCCCCGACCTTGGGAGATCGAGATGCGGGCCCCGATCGCGTGGCCGGTCCACTCGGCTCCGTCCTTGCCTTCGATCAGGGCTCCTTCCTCGACCCCGGACTGCTTGAAGGCGATCGAGTGCGCCGTCCGGAACCAGCCGTGCTTCGTCAGGGCCTCAACGTCGACGCCCCACGAGGCCGCCACCCGCTCCGATAGTTCCTGCCTCCCCGCCCGCGTGAACGTGCAGAGGCCAACCTCGTCCGTATCGAGGCCAAGCTCCTCGCGAGCCTGTGTGAGCTTGGCCTCGATGAGCCTCGTCTTTCCCGTACCTGCCCCGCCTATGCATCTTTCCTGACTTCCCATCACGCCCTCCTTGAACCAGCCTTTTGGACAAAAAAGTTCTTTTCTATATAAGGACCTAAACTCTTATCTTTAAAAGACTTCGAGACAACATTCTCTACTGTTTGAACTTTGAACTTCTGTTTGGAACTGTCTGGATGAAAAAGAGTCCCTATATGGAGTTCGCGGTTTTTGCCATCAGATGCCGGACAGGCGTTCGAGGGCGCGGATGTGGGCGTCTCCCCAAATCCGCCACCGACCGAGAGTCCCGGCGACGGTGAGCTTCTCGGAGGCGAACTCCTTCTCGCCCACCGCCTCCAGGAGTCTCGACCGCAGGTCCGAGATGTCCTTCGGGGTGATCGAGTTGTTCTTCTGGCGGACACGGTCCCAGGTCTCGCCCCACTTGAGCCACAACTCGTCCCGGGAGACGCCGCCCCTGGAGACTCGACGCCACTTGGGGACGCCGCTCGGGTTGGGCAGATCGTCTTCCTGGTCGCCGGTGAACTTCTCGAAGCCGCGCAGGTAGTTGAGCAACTGACCGGCAACGTAGGCATACCTCATCACGTCCTCGCTCGGATGCTCGTCAGAGCATGAGCCGAGCAGCTTCGCCCTGAGGCTCCGGACCTGTCTCCGCTCGCCGGCCTCGTTCTCGACCTGCTCGCCGTTCCAGATGCTGCTCCAGCGGCCTGGGTTGGGATCGTGCAGGTCCATTTTCTTTGTCACCGCCAGCACTGCGGCCGCCACCGCCTTCGGCGATAGAAGCTGATTGCTGTCGAGGGGAATCTGATACGGGCGATACCCCTTGCCTCGTTCCAGGTGTGGGATGATGAGTCGGTACATCGTCGGGTCTGAGTGGACGACCGCCAGATGCCACTGGCCCGGCTCGTACTCTCTCGCGACCGGGTCCCACTCCAGGCCGAATTGCTCCAGCGGTCGACGTGCGTTCCGCTCCAGGTGACGGTTTCGGTAGTGGTCGAACTGATCGTTCGCGAGCTTGCGAATCTCTTCGTCTGTCTTCGGGACAGCACACTTGAACTGATTCACCGACCTGAGGATCGTCGTCAGGCGGACACGGTCAGAGTCCGAGAAGTCTCGGCATTGCTGCGCGAGCCACGAGGCGATCCCGAGCAGGAACGCGTGTCGCCCGCCTTCCCCGACCTTCTCTTCGCCGGCCAGGATGTCGCGGGCCTGTTGAATGACCCCCGAGCCCTTCGCCTTCGAGTTGGCGATCACCGCCTCCTTGAAATCGTCAGGCAGCCTTGCCGGCTTCACGTCTTCAGGAGACCGCCCAGGCAGCCAGTCGTACTGCACGCCTGTCCGATGCCAGGACTTCGGGAAGACTGACTGCGACGCCATCTCGCCGCCGCCGATCCGGACCTCCAGGCCGTCGACCTTGACGACGCCGACGTCAGGCAGGTCGCTGTCGTACTGGAACAAGTAGTGCGGCCCTCGCGAGCCCTTGTAGGCCGTGGTGTCGATCTGATCGAGCCCGAACCGCTTCATCACCTCGATGGCGTGCTCGTCATCGGCCTCGACGTCGACGATGCCAGAGACTCGCCCCAGGCGGACGCCGATGTTCCATCGGATGTTGTCGTTCACGTCCTCGAACCACGTCGCGATCTCTTCCTCGTTGTCGGTGGCGAGGTGCTGCCAGCCTTCGCCGGCCGGGTGCTTCCCGATGCTCGGGCAGGCACGGCCCTTCGAGCAGGTGCAGGAGCCGTCCTCGCGGACTCCGTAGAGCTTGACCACCTTCATGCCGAGCGCGGCGAGAGCGGCGGCGGCCGCGAAGATTTCGTTGGGATCGTAGGGCACTGTGAATTCCTCCGTGAAAAAAGAAAAAGACGGGGGCCCCGACAGCCGGGGCCCCCGTATCCAGACAATCAACTAGAAGGGCACCGCGTTGTCGGCCGACCGAGGGGCGATCTGCGAGATGCCTCCGGTCAACACAGGCGTGAGGGACGTTGTGAACAAGGCCTTGGCCCGTTCACCCTCATCCTGTCCGATCGTGCCGACATGGCGGCACACGATCGCGGCGTAGTCGGCCCGAGCACCCTTCCGCTTTTCGAGCGTCAGTTCGACGATCGCACGGTAGTGCGGGACGAACTGAGCAGCGAGAGCACGCAGAAAGTCCTCGACGGGCTTGAGGCTCGTCGGAGAAATCTGCACGAACAAAGGACTTGCGTCCTCCTCGCGGAGAACGCCGACCACGCGAGACGGCTTCGCACGGGGAGGGGTCCGGTCCTGCCACTGGCAGTACGGCAGGTCCTTCCACCGATAGGTGCCGTCCGCATTCTTCGCGGCTTCGAGGACCTTCAGGTCCAGGTCGCCGTGATCGTCTCCGACCTTGTGCCCGACCACACCGTCGAGCGAACGAAGGTACGGAAGACTGCCGGGCGTCGCGGTCGACTGCGGCCAGAGGTTGTACTCCGTCCGAGTCGCCACGACACACAGGCCCGTGATGCTCTTCTCCGAAAACTCGTTGCCCGCGACCGACCAGTTCCAGCGGGTGCTACCACCCGTCGGAATCTTGACGAACGTCAGGTCCGACCGACGCAGCGAACCGCCACCGAGGTTCGCCTGGATGACCTCCGCGATCTCGCTGTTAGGAGCGAGGGCACGGAACGAACCAGCTACCGCAAGAGTTGTTGACATTTATGTCAACTCCTTTCTTTACCTACCACCAACCAACGAACAGACACACCGCCGCGACGCGGACGGGTTCTGGTCGCTAAAGACTTCAGTCGAGGTCGAGCACCTCTTCCTCGTGATACGACTCGGCGACGTACTCGCCGGTCTGCTCGCGACGATGCATCTCGAAGAGCGTCTCGTCGATCTCGATCCGAGCCCGCTCGATGGCCTCGGGCTTGAGAGACACGACCTTCACGTCGTAAGGAGCGAAGCTCTGCACGACGATGAACTTGAACACGAAAGGATCAGCACCGGCCGCTGCCGCCGCTTGTGAGTACCAAGACGCCTGCCAGTCGTAGCCGAACCGGCGGAAGGACCACTTGAGTTCCCGCCACTCGCTGCTCGTCGTCTTCAGGTCGAACCACGCGCCGGATCGCGTCACGCCGTCGGCACGAGCCTTCCGCCTGTGCCCGTTGGCGTCGGCCCAGAACACACTCATCTGCGAGTGTGCGACCTGATCCATCAGGGCCTTGGCGGCCTTGTGCTCCCAGAGGCTCGCGATCATGTCCGCACACTTGCCGAAATCAGACTCCGAGCACTCGACGGCCCCGACGGGCAAGCTCGAACGCCACTCCTTGAACGCGTTGCCTCGACGACTGCCGTCCGATGCGAGGACACCCGGCGGGGGCACGACACAGCGAGACCGCCAGTCGACTCCACGAACCACTGCCTCGAACGCCGCGTCGACGAGCGATCCGAAGCTCGTGGCCGAGTTGCCGCTGAACAGGCTCTTGCCCAGGACTTCGGCGTACCGCTGGGCCCGGCCGCCGAGCACGCCGCGATAGCGGTGGACCTGAGAACGGCTCTTGTGTTTCTTCTCGGCGTGATAGACCTCGTTCGCCATGTCGTAGTCGACACGAAGTCCTGTATCCAGACTATGTGTAATCATGCTGCCACCCTCCTCGTCAGGTTTGAAAGAATCGACTCCACGATGTCCGACTTGTCTTGCAACGCTGCGTAGATGTCCTCGTCGACCGTCCCCTCGGCGACGAGGTGGTAGTAGCGGACGCAGTTCTTCTGGCCTGGGCGACGCAGCCGGCCGAGCGATTGCTCGAAGTCACCCAGGCTGTGCGACAGCGAGTAGTACACGCAGTAGCTCGCCCGCGTGAGGTCCACACCGGCGCCGCCGGCCTGTTGCTGGACGACGATCACGTCCGTCAGGCCTTCCTGCCAGTCAATGAGTTGCTTCGTCGCCCCGCAGAGCAGCGACACTGTGCGTCCGCCGGCCTTGCATTCCTCGGCGACCTCCCGCAGGTCCTCGATGAATTTCACGAACACGACGAGCGGCTCCCGCTGCGGGAAATCCGCGAGGAACTCTCGAAGGGCAAGCCGCTTGTCCGGCTCGCCGGCGATTCGCTCGAACACGTCCGATCCATCAGCGCGGGCGAAACCGCTGGCAGCGGCCTGGAGCCGGCCGACGACCACCATCGCATTCGCGGCCGTCACCGCCTCGCCGCGTTCAAGGCGGGCGATCTGATCGGCCTCCATGTCGCTGTAGAACTTCCTGACGGTCGCGTTGATCGTGACAGGGATCGTGGTGTGAATCGCGTCCGGCAGAGTGAGCACGTCGTCGGCTTTAACCCGGTGAATGTGCTCGTCGATCCGCGTCCTGAGTGAGGCCAGAGCCTCGTCTCTAAAGCCCGTGATCCATCCCGGATAGCGGGGGTGCGTGATCGCAATGCGATTCTTGAACGAGTGGTAGTTCTCGCCGAGCACCGACGGGTCGAGGAACCGAAACTGCGCGAACCAGTCGAGCGGATTGTTGGGCGTCGGCGTTCCGGACATGCAGACCCGCAGAGACTGCGGATTGGCCCTGGCGAGTTTCGCCAGGAACTTCGACGCCTTGCCTGTGTGCGACTTGATCCTGTGAGACTCGTCGCAGACGATGGCGTCCCACTGAGTCGATTGCAGAGCCTTCCCGACCTCGCCTCGGTAGGCAGAGTCGTAGTTGACGACGACGAGCAGCTTGCCATCCGTGGCAAGCGAGTCGCGGATGGCCTTCGCCCGCTTCGTCGCCGAGCCCTCGACGACGACGACGACGTTGCGGTCGCCGGCGAACAGCTTGACCTGCTTGATCCAGGCAGGGCCGACGGCGATCGGGCACACGAGCAGGACGAGTCGCCTGTCTCGGACGGCCATGAGGAGCGTGCGGCTCTTGCCGCAGCCGACCTCGTGGCCCAAATAGCCAAATTGTCGAGACACCAGCCAGTCCGATCCGGACTGTTGGTGCCCCCACGGGGGGACGTCCATGTCTCTGTGCCTACCTGTATCCGTACTTTGTGTTGTGGGAAGGGAGATTAACCGACGACGACAGCGGAGGCAAGTGCCTGCCGCTTCTTTTCCACGTCCTCCAGGAGGGAATCATACGATTCGATCAGCTTGGCCTTTCTCGACTCGATCTCTTTGATCGCCTTGTCGCAGGCCTCATCGGCCGTCTCGCAGACCTCGTCCAACCCACGAACGGAGATGTGCCCGGTCTCGAACGACAAGGCGACGTTTCGATCGGTTTTTCCAAGGACCTCGACCTTGCTCACCGCAACTCCAAACTCTCGCTCGTTGTTGAAAAACACGCTTGCAACGAAAGACATTAAACTTCCTCCTCGTCGTAATAGGTGGGGATCGCCTTCGCCTTCGCCTCACACAAGGCGACGGCGTCTTCTTTTCCGAGCGACAGGTAGCAGTCTGCCGCGTCCTGCCACGAGGCCTGGGCCATGAGCCCCAGGCCGGCTTGGCGGTAGTACCGTGCCGATCGTGCGTACAGCTTTGCGGCGCGGAGCAGGTACACGCACTGCCGGACGTTGATCGGCTTCGCCTCGCCTGGGCTGCCGCCGATCAAGTCTTCGGCCTCGGCGATGAGCCGGTCGCCCTCGGCGATCCAGTCCTGCCGCCACTTCGAGAACGGCCACGCGAACTCGCTTTTTTTCTTTTTCTTCTTCACTGTCGTGTCCCTTCGTGATTTGAGGAATTCTGGCCGAGGCGGGGCGACGATTCGCCCCGCCTCGTATCCAGACATTGAGACTACACCGCCAGGAGCTTCGGGCCGACCTCCGCGTCGAACACGCCATGCAGGCGTTGCGTCCGCCGCTGCAATTCGCCGAACCCCTTCAGGGTCTCGGTGAACGCGTTGAAAAGGCTCCAGCCAGTCCAGTCGTTGAACTCCGGATGGCGGGGGGCCTCGAACTCCTCGATCACCTTGGCGATGGCCTGAGCCGGGATCGCCTGGGCGCGGTAAGCCTTGAGCACCACGTCATGCAGGTGAGCCTGACTGCGGACCTCCAACTCCTTGTAGCACTCGATCCGACGGGCCTGGACATGTCGGTGCTGCACGAGCCCCGCCACGCCGTCGGCCACGAGACGCGGCAGACGATCGTGGATGAAACGCGTGTGCTTCGACTTGATGACCACCTCGCTCGAAAACGCGAGGTTGTCGCAGACGAAAACACGGCTACCGGCCGCCAGCCCGACGGGGAACTTCTTGTCGTGGCTGTTCCGGATGCCGATCGTGAACGCGTAGTCTCCACCACCATCCTCGCCGCCGAGCGTGAGAAGCCCGAACAGTCGGTCGCCGCCCTTGGTGAGGGCGAACGCCCGATCGACGACGGCGAGCCCGCTCCCGGCGAGGGAGTTCTCGACGCTGTCGACCAGGAGCCCGTGGGCCACCGGCGTCCAGGTCTCAGTCGCCTGCGGCGTGAGCACCGCGTCGACCGCCTCACGGTCGACGAGTTCCGCTCCGGCGTGCAGGCACAGCTTGCTGTTGTTTTCGCTCATGGGTTTCTTTCTCCTGATGGGTTATCGTTTCCGGACTATTGACTGACTGCCAAAGATTCTAGCGACCCTTCTTCCTATTGTCAAGCCGTTGCAATTGAGGCCGCTTTTTTCCGATGACACGGTACGGACGAGCCACGATCGCGGTGTCGATCTTCTTGCGACGGCCCTCGATGTGAAGCACCGTGAAGTTGCCAAACTTGTCGAACGCTTCGATCCAGCCGACGGCGCCTCGCTTCGCAAACGACACGAAGCGATACGGGCCTGGGGCTTTCAAGCTGATCTCGTCCTTGCCTGACCGCCAGTACGGGCCATCGGTCGCGCGGAACACGTCGCCTGGGCGAAGCACCACACGCTCCGAGACTCGATACTCATCATGTCTCTCGATCGTGATCATCAAGACTCCTTTCGCTTGACCTGGAGGTACAGATTCTTCGGTGCGGAATCGAAATACTTGAGCAACGCCGGACACAGCCAGCCGCTCATGCCAAGTTGCTTGCAGTAATACCAGTTGCCGCCGTACTCCTCGCTCTGCCACTTCATCGACGCCTGATGCCCCGGGAACGGCGAGTCGGAGAAGAGCAGCGAGAACTCGCGGCTGCATCCTTTGACTTTCTTCGCCAGGAGCCCGATCGCCACGTCAGCCCCCGCGACGAAGGGCTCGCGAACGAGCCCCACGGCCGGGTCGTCGAACACGAGGGCGCCGTCCTCCCATCGCGGGTGAATGATTCTGATTGCGTTCACTTGTCACCTCCTTGCGAAGGCAGCTTGTCCGCCGGCAGTACCGCGACGACGACGCTCATGTCGCTCGCGAGTCCCCGGGGGCTCACCGGCCGGTCTGGGATCGTCTTGAGCGTCGCCTGTCCGCCGTAGGGCAGGATGACGTAGTGCCCGAGGCGGCTCGACGAGAAGTCCTGGCATTCCAGGAGCAGCCAGCCGTCGGGCTGGAAAAGCTCGACCTGTTGCTGGAATATCTCTGCGAGCCCATCGGGCGTGTTGACGTGTCGCTCGCAGTAGCGGCGGGCGAACTCGGCGAATTCAAGTGTTTCGTGGGCCATCGGCTGGGTTCCTTTCGTCGGGGGTGGGGGAGGGTAATCGAATCCGTACTTTGTCGTCAAGCCACGAGCACGGCGGCGTTCGAGGCCTGAGCCGCGAGCGTCTCCAGGAAGTCTCGAATCTCGTCCTTCGACTCTGCGAGCAGGTCGTTGGCGACCTCGGCGAGGTAGCTATTGTCCTGGCCGAAGTTGCAGTCGATGCCCCAGAGGCTGGCGACGTGATCGCGGACCTTCTCGCCGTTGACCTCGATCGAGAGCACCACGCCGCCGTAGAACCACTCGTCCGCCTTCCAGCGGGCGATGTCCTTCTCGTCGTAGCAGTCGGAGTCCTCAGGGCGTGTGTCCTGGTCGAACTCCAGCCGGGCCACGAGCGACACGGTGTCGGTCACGTTGCGGCGGATCGTGTCGCCTGGGCAGACGTACTTGTCGAATTGGGCTGTGAACTTCACGGGTAGGTCTCCTGATGGTTGAGGGTGGTGTGTGTGTCCAGACAATCAGCCGATAGCCCACTTTGCCTCGTCGTAGCCGGGCAGTGCGTTGATCGCCGCGTTGCGAATGCGGCCGAGCAGCTTGCAGGCTTCCGACTCACGCCAGTCGTCGGTCTCGCTGGACTGGTAGTCGAGGCAGTCGCACAACTTGACGATCTCGATGGCGGAGCACTTCGGCGCCCGGCGGCTGTCGGGCGGGGGCAGGAGGCTGTCGTACTCATCGGCGGACTCGCCGTAGCGGTGGCACACGCTGCGGACGTTGGCATCGGCAAGCGTCTTGTAGATGCTGTCGAAGCTGGCGTAGCCGCCACCGAGGAACGCGTGCTTCGACGAGCCGAAAGCGGCGACGGCTGCGATATGGTTTTTGCTGCACACGAAAGCGGACATGGGTTTGCTCCTGGTTGGTGGTATCGTTGCTCTACTCCCCCATTATACACCGACGTCGGTGAATTGCAAGGGGGCTATGACACGCCCAGTTTTAGGGCCTCTTCGACGAGTTGGGCGATGGCTCGGGCGAGGGGCGTGTCGGCGCCGAGTTCCTGCCCGAGCCGCACGAGCACGAGGGCGTTGATCAGTCTTTGCATGTCTTCTCCTTGCGTGCCAGGACGTCTTCGAGTTTGAACCCATAGGACCCGACTCCAAGTCTCCAAGACTTGATGTCGCCTCTCTTCGCGAGTCTGCGGACGGTCGACGTCGAGACTCCGAGAATCTTCGCTGCTTCGGCGGTGAGAATGATTCGGCTCACTTGCTCTCCTCGATCATGGCCTTGACGGCCGGGTCTGACTGAGAGCCGACGTACTCGACCCTCACCGGCTCGGCGTGCTCGCCTCCTCGAAACGCTCGCGCGTCGACGAACCATCGCCCCGTGTGGCAGCACTCCAGGATGCGAGGCGTGATCACTTTGCACAGCCCCCCGCCGAGTCTCACGATGCTGCCGGGCGTGATCTGACTGGGGTCTGAGAAACGGGAGCGGGTGGTGGTGTAGGTGGTCATGCATTGGCTCCCGTGCGGTGGAGTTTGTCGTAGAGGACGCCGAAGGTCTGGCTGCTCGCGTCGAACGTCTCGACGACTTCGAGCAGCTTGTTGCAGGTCCGCACAGCCTCGACGGGCGGCACGGCCGTCCAGTCGTCGTTGGTGCGGGCGAGGTCCGCGATGACGCAGCAAAGCTCCGCGAGGAGCGACTGCTGGCTTGCGGTGAGGTTCAGGGGGATGCTCACTGGACGGTCTCCTGGGTTTTCGATCGAGTCTCAAAATCCTTGCGGCACAGCGACGCAAGTTTCGTGTACGAACGCTGGAGCCACGGGGCCGTCGGCCACCTCGCTTGCCGAGAGTATGCGTAGTGATCCACGGCCATCGGCTTCTCGCGATGCTCTGCCACCAGTTTGCCGCCCGGCCAGCGATAGGCCTTGCAGCTTTCTGTGATGACATACGCGAAGACCTGACGGTACTCGCTGTCTCGATACCAGCCCCACCGCTCGATTCTCTCGCCGTGGACGTAGTGTCTTTGGTCGCTCTTGAGCGGCTTAACGAATTTGAGCTTGTTCACTTAACCGCCTCCTTCGCTTCGAGTTTCGATTGTCTCTGGACGTGGGTGGATGCCTGGGCGTACTTCAGGATGTCGCGGGCTTGCTGGGTTAGGTGGAAGGTCAGTTCTCCTCGTCTTCGCACTGGCAGTATCCGTAGTCCTCGCCGCACTCCGGGCACTCGTCGCTGTCTTCGTCAGGCTTGGCGACCTGCACCTCGATGACGAGAAGCAGGCTCGTCGCGTCTTTAGCCAGTTGGCGATAGAAGGCCGCAGCTTCGGCGTTGCCGGCCTGCTCGGCGACACGCTCCTCGTCTTCGCCTCGCTGCGAGGAGCGGCGGAGGCTGTTCTTGATGAACTCGATTTCCTTGTCGGTGAGCTTGAGGATGTTCTCTCTCACGGTTCGTCTCCCGGCTGGGTGGTGGGGGGTAAGCGTATCCGGACAATCAGGCATTGGCGAGGGACGCCAGGACTCCGTCAAGCTGGTCGCGGAAAGCCTCTGCGGCCTCCAGCTTGGCCTGAAGTTCCTCGTCGTCGGCGAGGTGGTCTGCGTCGTTGCCGTTGTCGATGTACTGTTGCAGGGCTTCGAGGACGGCGTGGAACTTCACCGGCGTGTTGAGGTACAGGTCGGCGGCGAGCGGCTTCGGGGCCTTGACGACGGGCGGCTCGGGGAACGCGGCCTCAGGGAAGGCCAGGAGGAAAGCGGCCTCGTACAGGCCGAGCAGCACCCCGCACGGGTCGACGGAGCCGCGAGCGACCTTGTGGACGACAACCCAGGCGTGAACGTGCTTCCCCCGGAACGTCTCACTGCCCCGCACGATCAGCGTCGTCTTGCCGCACAGGAGGCTGCCGGTGCCGAACTCGGCGACCAGCTTGTTTGCCAGCGACCGGCCTTCATCGTTCCAGGGCAGCGTGACGAACCGACGGTGGGCGTCGCCACGGCATTCACTGTACCGTCCGCCCAGGGCCTTGACGGCCTTGCCGTACTTCTTCGTGAAATGGGGGTCGCTGCCGAGGTGAAGCTCGACGGACTCGGGCTTCGGGATGTAGTTGGTGGTGCTCACTGGTCGTCTCCTCGTGAATGGTGTTTCGTTCGTCGTGTCCCAAGTATAGCACCGATGCCGGTGCATTGCAAGGCCTCAGGAACCAAAGAAAAGCTCGATCACCTGGACGCCGCCGTCGACGTACCGGACGCGGGCGCCCTCCAGGAAGACGTGGTGCTCGTCCCGGGTGGCCCGCTGGACCTTCCTGGCCTCGGCCAGGAGCTTCCCCCAGGTGGGGCTTTCCAGGACGCGGCCGACGTAGGGCTTCGAGCGACTGCCGCCGAAGAACTCGTCGGCGGCCGCCTCGACGCGGCAGAGGCCCTGGAACGCGACGTGCTTTTGACTCGTGTACTCCAGGTCTCCCTTGGAAACCTTCGGGGTGCCCGGCTTGTCGACGCTGTAGATGATCATTCGATGTCTCCTGGTTAGTTGTGTTTCGTCGTCGTCTGGGTGCAGTATACACCGGGATCGGTGCATTGGCAAGGCCTATGACACACGCTCCACTTCGTCGGGCCCGGCCACGGCGTCCTCGCCCTTAGAGTTCCGGAGCCAGTAGGCCCCGCCCTTGCCGTTCTCGGGCTGCCACTCGACGACCCTCCAGGTCGAGCCCCAGAGCTTCACCTTCGAGCCCGGGCCGAGGCGGCTGAGGCTCTGGAGGCGACTGGCGACCGCCGCGCGGGCTGCCTTGAGGCTCTTTCTTGGGACGACCAGGAGCCCACCGTGGGCGTGCCAGAGGCCGTCCGATCCCTTGTAGAACGTCACCGCGACGCTGTGCCGTTTGCCGAATGTGATGGTCTTTTGGGTGTTCATGGGCAAGTCTCCTGGTTGGTGGTGGTGGATCGCTTGACGTTTTCGGGCGCGGCCTATGACGCGAGCAGTTCCCGCAAGTGCTGCTTCGTGCCGTCCGTCAGGTCGAGGTAGCGGCGGGCAAAGAGCCCACCAGTCGAGAACACGCCCGGCTCGATCTCCTTCACCCCCCCGGCGTGAAGCGACACGGCGCATATCCGGTCGATATGCCTGCCGATGCCGGCAGCCTGATGGGCGTCTCCGCGATCTCGCTCGGCTCGCGCGTAGCAGCGGAGAAGGCGGATGCAGGTGCGAAGCTCGTCTTGTAGCAGCTTGTTGTTCACGGGTGGTCTCCTGGTTAGGGGTGGATGGTATCAGCCGTAGACCTTCTTGAGCCGCTTGCCGAGGTGCTTCTCGACGATCGCGGCGTGCTCTGGACTGACCCCGTCGAGGGCGAGCCCCGCCTTGAGGAACAGATCGTGGACGATCTTCCGCTGCTTTTGCGTCGCCTCGCGGAGATAGAACTTGTAGTCGTGCGCCCAGAAGTAGGCGATGCCCAGGTAGTCGGGCGTGCCGATGAGCCCGTGGTCCAGGGCGTGCAGGGCGTGGAATGCCCGGAACGTCAGGGGCAGGGAGTAGCAGGACACAGGGACGTCGCAGGTCACGTCCTCGAAGCCGGCGGACTTGATGATGTTCTTGAGGGGGTCTTTCACGGCTCGTCTCCTGGTTAGTGGTGTTTCGTTCTCGACTGTCCCAGTATAGCACCGACGTCGGTGCTATGCAAGGCCTATGACACAAGCTGCTTGATCACGGCCAGGGCGGCCTCCGCCTCGATCCACGGCTGCCCCTCGTAGTCCCGGTCGGCCGTGACGACGCGGTAGGTCCTCCCGTGGTTGAGCGGGCTGCGGCAGTAGACGTGGACGTCCTCGCGGCCGATCCAGCGGCACTCGCCGCTCGTCATGGCTACCAGGGCTCGCTTGATGGCTGCGGTGGTCATCGGCAGGCCTCCTTCGCGTCGGCGAGCCGGCGGAAGCTGCCCACCGTCCGGCCGGCGACCACGAGGTCGTATCCCGATGCCCGGAACCCCCAGGCCGAGACCGTCGAGCGGTTGATCTGGTGAAGGGTGCCGCCGATGTTCGCGTAGTAGTGCGTCGGCCCCTGGAGCCACCGGATGTCGTGCCACTTGATCGACTGCTTGCTCATGGTCATGTCTCCCGTGTGCCCCAAGTATACACCGCAGTCGGTGCATTGTCAAGGGGCCTGAAATCAGGCCTTTTGCGGCTTCCGCAGCCGCTTGACCGTATCACTTGCGTCGTCCCAGCCGGTGACGTCCCGGATGGCCCTGATCGTCGCCCTGGCTGAGGCCTTGAGCCCGCCGAGCCACTCGGCGTCAGGCCCCCAGGGATCGGCGCAGAACTCGGCGTCGTTGAGAAGCTCAGGCAGGGCGGGGTCGTCGGCCCGGACCAGGACGTAACTCTTGGCATTGCCGATGTCTTCGGGTGTGGGCAAGTCTCGCTCCGAGTGGTCCTGGTAGAACGCAGGGGGCAGCTTGATGGTCTTCGCGGGGGCGAAGGCCTTGAGCGTGGCCGGCGAGAGCCTCCCGCCATTGGCGAACGTGTGCTCCCAGTAGCGGATTTCTTGCCATGCACGGAGGATTGTCTTGAAGCAGGGCTGCCACCCAAGCCCACGCCCCTTCACGATCCAGGGGCAGCCGCGAATGTTCGTGGCCCGCTCGATCGTGAAGCCGCGATACTCGTACTTGCCCGCTTCGATTCGGATCGGCTTGTCGATGTTCACTGGTAAGTCTCCTGGTTGAGGGTGATGGTTCTGCGTATCCGGACAATCAAGCGTCGCCGTAGACCTGCTTGTCGATCGACTGGTAGGTGGCCTTTGTCTCCTGGCCGAGGACATTCGCCTCCCAGCCTCCGAGGCACTCAAGCTCGATGTACCGCCTTGAGAGGCCCGCCAGGACGATCGCGGCCTGAGCCTTCGTGATGGTGATCGTGACGGGCTGCTCGTCCTCGTCGACCTCGACCGGCGTCGCGGGGATGGCGAAGGCGTGAGCCGAGACGACGCATTCACCGCCGTAGGTCTCGACGGAGACCTGAACGGCGGTGCTGCCGTTGCCCCGCCCCCAGCCCCTGGCGACGGCCTGAACCCGAGCGACGAACACGGGCGTGCTCTCGTTGGCCTTGGTGATCGTCTGCGTCTCGCACGCCTGATTCGACAGGCTCTTCAGCTTGATGAAATAGGTGGCATTGTCGCTCACGGTTCGTCTCCTGATAGGTGGTGTTTCGTCCGTCGTCCCCCAAGTATACACCGGGGTCGGTGCATTGTCAACAGGCCGCTTTCGGCCTATGACACAAGATCGTCTCGCCCTCACCGGGGTAGGCGGGCTCGAACCCCAGGCCCTTGTACCACTGCACCAGCTTCCGCCGGCTGATGCCCGTTCCGATCGGCTGGGCCTCCAGGAGCAGCCGGAAGCCGCCCTGGTCGGCCACGTCCACGAGCGACCGCACGGCCGCCGTCCCGAGCCTCTGGCGACGGTGGCCCGGGTCGACGACGATCCCGGCGACCGTGACGCGGTCGGGCTCGATGTCGAAGCAGGGGTCGCCCCACCAGACCCGCCCGCCGTGGTAGTAGAGCCGCGTGCCGACGAGCCCCACCTTCACGAGCCCGTCGGCAGACACGAGCGTGGCGTAGCGGGCGCCGGCGATCTCCAGGGCCTCAGGGTTGGGCTCACGGTCGGTCCAGGCTGTCTCGAACCGCCAGCCGGCGGACTCGGCCAGCTTGGCGAACGTGGTGACTGGGGAGGCGTTCACGGGCAAGTCTCCTGGGGGTTGGTGTATCCGGACAATTCAGGCGGTGGCCGCCGCGTCGAGCACCTCGCCGCCGGTCGGGCGGCTGAAGAAGCCGAAGCCGGCCTCCTTCGGCTGGACCGTAGCGGTGAAGCGAATGCGGAGGCCCTGGAGCTTGGAGGCTGCATCGGCGGGGTAGCCGTCGCGGTAGGCGATGGCGGTGACAGCCGACGGCACGGTGCCGTACAGGCGGTAGCCGTCGCACTGGACGAGCACCTTGGTCTGCGAGACCGTGCGGTAGCCCACCTGAGTCGAGGTGTTCTTGACGCTCACGATCACGCCCTCGACCTCGCCCCGGCCGGCGGGGATGTCCTTGAACGACGCCTTGCGGGCCTCGTCCCGGACGTGCCGCGAGTCCCGGTCGGCGAGGGCCTTCTCGACGGCCGCCGCCTGCTTCTCGCTGACCTGGAACCGGCTGGCCTTCGAGACGATGTCGTACACGAACGGCGGCAGGGAGTTGAGCCGGGCGTACTCGTTGCGGGCCCGGATCGAGTCGTGCGTCTCCTCGCCGTACAGGCCTTCGAGGACGGGCTCGGGCTCGCCGTCCGAGTACGCCTGGAGGGCCGCCTTGGCCTCGACCAGGATCGGGTGGGCCGCCACGTTGGCCTCCCAGACGCGGGTGGCCTCGGCCTGCTTCTTGGCGTGGGCCCGGCCCCGGGCCGCCTCGTTCCTGGCGTCGCGAGCGGCCTCGTGGGCCTTGCACTGGTCGTCGGTCCAGTCGGACGGATAGGCCCAGCTACGGTAAGTCGGGTCCTTGCCGTTGCCACCGCAGCGGAAACACTCGCCCCAGGGCGGGACGACGCCACCGCCGCCGCAGCGGAAGCAGGGGTCGACGACGATCTTGGCGGGGCTGGCGATCTTGGCTCGGGGGTAGCTGCTCATCGGTTTGGCTCCTGGCTGGTGGTGATCGACTGGGGGCAGTATAGCACCGGCCTCGGTGCATTGCAAGGGGCTATGGCACGGCCGCCTTCAAGGCCTCCAGGCGAGCCACGGCGTCGTCCCGCCGGAGGAGCTTCTGCCGGGCGGTGTAGACCTCGATCGGGCTGTAGTCCTCTGGGTTCTCGTCGACGCAGTCGTCGTGCGACGTGGAGCACCACCCGAGCAGCACCTCGGCCTCTTCGAGCGTGTACCGCTGCGTCCTGCGGGCGAGCAGTTCCCGGTCGCGGTCGAACTCGGCGCCCCGGTCGTTGTCGGCGAAGTTCCGCTTCAGGGTCGCCTTGTAGACCCCCAGGTCGTCGAGGAGGTGGACCGTGCGGGGCTTGGCAGCCTGGGCCTGGACGCCCCGGTAGCACTCGCTCGGCAGGGCCTGTCTCTCGACGGCGAAGTCGTAGGCATCGGCCAGAACGGCAAGTTCGTCGTCGCCATCGGGGCGGATCGTCGGAACGTACCCGTGCAGCCGCTGGGCGTCGACCAGGGCAGCGAATGAGCCGGCGAATCCGGTCTTCGACTTGATCACGGCATCGAGGCCTTCGAGAAGCGAGGCCTGGGCCTCGAAGTACCGTTTCTGGAGGTCTCTGCACGTCGGCACAGCCTCAGTGACGCCGTCGCCCAGGTAGCCGACAAGGGACGGTCCCTGGAGGATGTAATGGCCGGCGGCGACGGCGGCCTGACGGGCCTCGAAGAGTCGCTTGTAGGTCTCGAACGCTTGTCGGATGAAAGTGCTCACTGGTCGTCTCCTGGTTAGTGGTTTCTCGTCCCGTCTGCCTCAAGTATAGCACCGGCCTCGGTGCATTGCAAGGGGGTCGTTTTCGGCCTATGACACAAGCCCCTCGGCCACCGCCCGGGCCAGGGCGAGCCGGTCCTCGCCGTCGCCCTGGGACAGCCACGCCGCAGCCTCGATGATCGCGGCCAGGGAGGCAGCCAGGGGCTCGACGGCGTCCCGGCCCCTCCCGGCCTTCTTGGCGAGCCCGGCGGCCTGAGTGCAGGCCCTCCAGTTCGTCACGATGCCCCGGATGGCGGCTGCGGCTTCCTTCGGATCGAGCGGTTCTTCGAGTTCCATCACTTCCTCCTCGCTTTGCCGTTGACCTGAGCCGCCACCGCCTCGGCCTCGTCGAAAGACCCGTAGATCGCGGCCTTCGTGCGGGGGCCCCAGGCAGAGCCGTTCCAGGCCTTGTAGTCGTTGTTCTCGATGTAGAACTGGGCCGGCTTGTGGGGCCGAAACTTGCCGCCTGCGGTGGCCCGCTGAGACTCGCCGCAGACCGGGCACTTGTGGAAGGCCCGGTGGCCGTCCAGGATGCCTTGCTGGCCCGAGCCGGGGCACCGAGCGGCCCGCTTGGCCGATGCCTCCTGGCGAGCCTTCTGGAAGGCCTCGACGCCCTCCTCGGCGAGGGCCAGGGCGAGCCGGGCCGGGATGCGGGACTGCTCCCTCGACTCGACCGGGGCGTCCGGGAAGCAGACGCTGCACAGCGCCGGGCCCAGGTCGGCAACGGCATCGGCGTCAGACTTGCCGCTCAGGAACGGCGTCAGAGCGAACCCCGTGCGGCGGAGGCCCTTATTGCACGTCGAGCAATGGCACGAGCGGTGGATGTGCCCGTCGCTCGACGTGACGAGCCAGTAGCGACTCCAGGGTCGGCGAGCGTACTCGACCTCGACCTCGCGGCAGGCCGACTGGGCCTCGCGGCAGACGGTCGTGGCCTGGGCCAGGGCGTCCAGGCTTTCAGCCGACGCCAGACGGCCGTCGACGCACTCTTGGACCGTCAGGAGGTGCGGCTGGACGTCGGCGTAGACCGGGTAGCTCGGCAGGGTCGTGCCCTTGCGGACGATGTGCCAGGACCATGCGCGGCGGCCGGTCTGGACGCCGACTTGATCGCCCGACTCGCGGAGGACGCGGTCGGTCGCATAGCCGAGGGCGTTCGCAGCACGGTCGTAGGAGGCAAGCCGCTTCAGGTAGATCGTGTCGACTTCGGAGGGCGAGAGGATGCTGAGGTCGGTCATGGTATTTCTCCTGGGGTGCCCCAAGTATAGCACCGACGTCGGTGCATTGCAAGGGGGGCTATTCCACGGGGATTTCGGCCCATCGGTCGAACTGGTCGACGGGGAAGCAGTCGCTGGAGCTATTGGGGAGGACCTTGTAGTACACCATGCCGCGACACACCCGGGTGACGACGCACTGGGCGTCGATGATTCGCTTGTGGCGGAACTGGAGGCCTCGCCGGAGCGGCAGCACTTTGCCAGCCGGTGTGGTGACCTCGTACAGCCTTTGGGGCTTGTTCATGTCGCAGCCTCCACGGGGTTCGAGCACTGAACATACCCACGATCCGCGAAGAACTGCACGTCGGCCGCGTCGCTGCCGTCGACACGCACAACCTCGCCCTGGGGGCCGCGAGCGAAGTAGCTGCCGATCAGGTTTCGGCCGGTGCGGTGGTACAGGCGGTTGGCAAGCCCCTCTGGGCAGGAGTTCTCGCCGCTGCCGCAGACTACGACAGTCGCCGGCCCGCCGAAGTCGTAGGATTGACCGGCGACGGCGACACGCCCCAGGCGGGCCTTCTCCCAGTAGGCGCGACCAGCCTCGGCGGTAACGGCCTCGTTGACGACGGCCTGCTGGTGCCGCTGCGACTTGCTGCCGTAGCGGGCGAAGGCGGCGCAGTTCACGCCCCAGAGTTGCACCTCTCCGCAGGCGTTGCCATCGGCGTCGACGGGCAGCACCTCGACCCGACGCTTCGGGCAGGCCGTGCCGCACTTCTCGCACCGGCCGTCGTTGCTCGTGACTCGAAGGAATTTGTAGGGCATCGTGTTACTCCCCGCAGGCTTGCTTGAGACACCGACGGCAACAAATCGGATGAACCCACTTCGCATCGACTCCGCCCTCGACCTGAATCCGCTGAAACCCGAGCGAGTTGACCGTCGCCCCCGAGCCGCACGCCGAGAGGGTGCTGCACGCAGCGGCCGCGTGCCACTTGCCCTTGCCGGACGACGGCGGGAAGAACGAGATTGGACGAACCGTTTTCATGTCGATGTCTCCTCGTGACCCCAGCATCATACCACCGGTCTCGGTGCATTGCAAGTGGGCCGCAAATGGCCGAGAAAGACGGGAGTTTTATTCGCCGGATAGGTCTGGCGAGAATCCCTGGGGCCGAGCGCCGCGAACCTTGCCGGCCTTCCGGCCCTTGGCCTTTTCAGTGCCGTAGGCCACGATCTCGTCGAGGCTGTACAGCACCGTGCTCGGGCCGATCTTCCAGGACTTGAGGACCTCTTTGCGGGCCAGTGCTCGCAAGTGCCCCATCGAACAGTCGAGGATACGGGCGGCCTCGCGGGCCGCGACGCGACGCTCGCTGCTCGGCTCCAGAACGTATTTGGGTTTCTTCATCATGGGTTCATTGTCTCCGCTGTCGGTGTATTGGTCAAACAGTTTTCTCGCTCCTGGCGGAGCCACTCCAGCCTCGCGACTGCGTGATCCAAGTTTCTCTCTGCGTCTCTGATGAGTCTCGACCACGCGGCCGCTTCCGTCTCGTGGATGTGTTCGTCCGGTACGGACGGCGACACGCCCTTGAACTTCACGATCGTGTTGCCGGGCCTCAGAGGACCGACCACCTCGACCTTTTGCGGTTGGGGCAGGCCCCAGGTGATCCAGGCGATCTTTTTCATCTCACAGCCTCCCGTATAGCTTTCTTGCAGCCATCGCACGTCACCTTGCGGACGTCCGTCGTCCGCTCGTTGGAGGTGACGTGCTTGTCAGTTCCGCAGAAATACCCACACCTCGTCGGCTTGTAGTGGACGGCGCCGGAGCCCTTGACTGGAGCGTCGAGCCGATCGCTGATCATCCGCCACTCACACCGGAACAGGTCCTCCGGAATTCGCCTTGCCCTCGCCTCGCAAATGCGAGCCTCATCGGCGAGGTCCTCGCAGAAGCGATACTTGCGAGGGAACACAGGCACCCACCGTTGCCCGATCTTCTTCTCGACGCTGGAATTGTCGTCGTGAGGATCGAATCGGAACGTGAGCTTGCTGTTCCCGAGATAGCCGCCGTAGAGAACGAATCGTTTGTGCTTCGCGTAGATCATGCCGTCACCCCATATTTCTTCCTGAGACCCTCGATCTTCCTCTCGTGCTCGACGTCCCCGACGACGCCCTCAGGCCAACGCCGGCCGTGACCTGGGCACGTCTCGCCGCCGCTCGTGCAATGCCTGTCGTGGCACCTCGGGCACCGGCCGTTCGTGCAGCGGTCCCACTTCCTGAACACTCGCTCGCAGCACTCGCAGACCTCGATCGCCGGACGGTCGCCGTGGTATGGCTTGAACTCCGAGCCGCCGATGATCTCGTCCCACCGCCCCATAGAGTCGCGGTAGACGAGTCGAACGCCTGGACGCTGCGACTGGACCTCAGCCCAGACAGCCTCGGCGTCGTTCGTGACGCTCCGCCCGCCTCGGTCGAGGTCGACGATGAACACGATGTCGCGAAACGCGAGAACGATTTCGTAGTCAGCTTTAGACATGAGCCTCTCCCTTCCAGGTCCAGTACCCGTACACACACCGCGTCCCACCACGGGAGCAGTCATGCGTGTCGTAGATCGTGCCGTCGATCACCGCCGTGTAGTGCTTGCTCACCGCCACCACGAGTCGACCGAGGGGAAGCTCCTCGGACCGGAGGTGGACCGTGCAGCCCCGGCCGACCTTCATCGTGGGCGTCCACTCGAACCCGAGCCACGCCATGTAGTCCTTGAACCACTGGCGTTGCGTGATGATGCCGTTGCGTGCCGTGCGGCCACGAGACGCCCCACGCTGCGTGGCGTTGCCGTCCGCGAGACGATCGTAGATTTCCTGGTAGTCGATGCCCGACGCGATGGCGATGGACCGGCACACGCAGTCCGAGGCCTTGCCCGAGTATCCGGCAGCCTCGCGGCCGCCGTCGTGGTAGATGTACTTCACTTCAGCTTCTCCTCGCACTTCGAGAACGCTTCTTCCTTCGTCTTCGAGCGGTCCACCCAGTCCGCAGTGGACGATTTCCAGGTGCCGCCGTCCTTCTGAACGATGAACCGGACTTCTCCGTCTACTCGGCCGATCCACTTCTTTGCCCCGACATGCGGGACGCGACCCGCCGAATCGAGCAGGTATTCGTACTTCCAGGAGATTGCCGGCCGGCTGTACGTCGCCACGGCTTTGATCTTGACCGTTTCTCCGGAATCAAGGTGGACGACGATCGTGCCCAGAGCCCCAAGCCTCGGCCCTTCTTCTGGTTGCCAAAAAATCCTTGGCCCAAGCCTGTCGCACCGTACCCGCCCGATCGAAGGGTCTTTGGCGAGACAGTTCACGGCACGGGCCCACTGCCCGACGATCGTGCGATCCGTTTCTCGAATGCGGCAGGACCATGACCGCCCCTCGCCGCATACCTCGGTGAAGGTGACGGTGAAAGTGTGAATCGGGTTGCCGAGTGCGTCGTGTGTCAGGATGGTGGTCTTCATCGCTTCCTCCAGTGGTCGCTCAAGTATACACCGACCCCGCAGCATTGGCAAGCGAAGCAAAACGGGGCCGGCACCGCTTGGGCACAGTGCCGGCCCCGCCAGGAGATGCAAAGGACTATGTCGGACGTTACTCGCCACCTTCCGACTGGGCGACCGATGCGGCCGTGTTGACAAGCCGCTGACGCTCACGGCGGAGCGTTAACCTAATAAGGCTGTGACCATGCCTTCCCTCCTACGCTGTTGTCCGTTCCTCCGTCAGCCTCCGTGCAATTGATTCGACCGCCTCTCGCTTCGTGCGAAAGGCTTCGCTTGCAAGTGTTCCGTTCTCGACGGCCTTCCAGGCTCCGTTCGCGACGAGGACGGAGTACCGCCCACACCGCGTCTCGTACCAACCTGAAGCGACCCTAACGAGTTTCAATGCAGCACCCATCCGTCTCCTCGATCCAGAGCCTGACGCTCGTGATCTCGTCGCTGTTTTGATACGCCCAGTCTCCGATCAACTCGGGGAACAGGTCCGCGTTCTCGCCGTGGTCTCCGTAGCGTGGATTTCTCGACTCTCCGCATGCTTCGAGGAACGCAAGCAGGGACTCCATTCCCTGCCGCAGCGTCCCTCCGAACGCTCCCGACTTCAGGTCCTCTCCGACGTGCTCCGTCCCGTCGGGGAAGTCGAGGAAGTACCGATATGGAACGCGACCGTCCGGCAGCCGGGTGCCGGCGTACTCGATGCTCACCGTCGTTCCACCGACCTTCACGGCAGGCAGAAGCCTCGACGAGATGAAAAACGGTTCCTTGAGTTCGATCATGGTTATCGTCTCCAGACTTTACTTGAGTGACTCGACAATCTCGTTGATCGCACGTTCGCCAGCACCGGCCGACGTCCTGATGCTCTGGAAAGCATCACGGAGCCGGATGATGCGGGCCGCCTCGATGGCCGCCTCCTGGCGGGCCTTCTTGATCTCCGCCTGGACAGCACGAAGCTCTTCGCGTGCGACCTTCGTCTCACGATCGGCCTCGATCCTGGCGTTCCAGGAGTCACGCACCTGGGGCACGAGGTCCGAGTAGATGTCCCTCGCGAACTCCTCTGCGAACGGCTCCAGGGCCGACCGCAGATAGGACACTTCGGGCAGGCTGACGACGAACTCGCGGATGGTCGCGATCTCGTCAGCTTTGGTCAGAATCTTGGTGGGCATGTGGGCTTCTCCTGAAGGGGAGCCCAATCATACACCTATTGCTGCGGCTTTGCAATAGGGCGATTCGCCGGACGAAAAGACGCCGCCAAAAGTGCGAGGCCCACTCCGTTGAGCCACGTCGCACGAGGCAACGAAAAAAGCGGCGGCATCGACCAGTTCCACGCCGTCATCACGATGAATCCCAAGATGAGATACAAGGTCGCGATGAACGCGATGGTGCCAACGGCTTCCGAAATAAGTTTCATAGGTGCCAGTGCTCCAGGGCCTCGGGCGGCAGTTCTTCAAGCGACACAATTCTGATCCCAAGTCTCTTCGCTTCCTCGATCTCGCCGTCCGCGCCGGGAGATTCGCCTGGAAGCCGGACCACCGCCTGACATTGCCGCATGACATGCAGGTCGTAATTGATCCAGTGGTCGTAGTCTCGTGGCGTCACCGCCTGCCATACGAGCGACAGGTGCGGCACAAACGGGCACCACTCCGTCCGCTCGTAGATTTCCATCGCCACACGGCAGACGCCGTGCAGGTTGTGGACCGGCTCGGGCCGAGTGTACGGGGCCGCGATGTAGAGGAGAGGCCTCATGGCTCCTCCTTCACGAAGACGCCCTCCGGCGTGAGCGTTCCGCGACGATCCTTGATGACGTCGTATGCGGAAGCGAGGCAAGCCCCCAGATCGACTCCCTGGAGCTTCGCGTAGATGACGAGCGTCACGAGAACGTCACCGAGTCCGTCGACGATTCCTTCGTCGTCGTCCTTGAGCGTGGCGTCGGCAAGTTCTCCGAGTTCGCTCATCGTTTTCATTAGCTGAGCCTGCGGTGACGAGTTGGGGATAATCCTGCGATCCAATGCCCATTGCTCAACGGCTTCGATCAGGTACGGCCACATTCTCGCGCTCATGCTGTCTTCGCTCCTTCAAAACGCCGACTCGCGATGGCGGCATAGTCGGGGTTCAGTTCGATCCCAATCGCCTCACGCCCCATCGCCTTCGCGACGACGAGGGACGTTCCGCTGCCTGCAAACGGGTCGAGCACGATGTCGCCGGGATTGCTCGACACGCCGATGATTCGCTGCACGAGTTCCACGGGAAGCTGCGTGGGCACACCCTTGACGCGTTCCTTGAACGTGCCGCAGACGCGATTGATCTGCCACACGTCGCCCATGATTTTCCCGCCCGGGGCGGCACGCCTGTCGCCGTACTTCGCCTGTCGAGCGGACGGGATCGTGACGGCCTCGCGATTGAACGTGAAGCCCTTCGGAGACTTGGTCGCGTAGAAGAGCGGCCGGCTCGTGCGGCCGAACTTCCCGTGGCAATAGACGCCGAATGTCTCATGCCAAGTGATCCGGTTCCGCATCGTCATCCCAGCACGCTGGATCGCGATGTCGATCTCCGCGCCGTGCTCCTGGCCGCTGATGATCCAGAGCGATCCCGTCGGCTTGAGTGCTCGGTAGCACCAGCCGATCCACCGCTCGCACCAGCCCCAGTAGTCGTCGCGGCGATCGGCTTTCTTGCCGTTGCCGTAGTCAACGCCGATGTTGTATGGCGGGTCCGCGACGACGAGGTCGACGCTCTCTCTCGGGAGAGTCGGCAGGACCTTCAGGCAGTCGCCCCTGAGAATGACGTTCTTCATCCGGCGGCCGCCCCGATGATGAGGCCGACGAAAAAGGAGATCGTCGAGACTGCAATGATCGAGATCGTGATGATCGTCGGGACGAATCGACTCAAGTCTTCGTTCATCGGTGGCCTCCGTGCCTAAAAATTTCAGTCAGGTCTCGCCGTTTTTGGCGGCACACAACAAAAGAATGGCCGACGCAAAGGCCGCGAACGTGAGGAGCATCACTTCGATAGCTCCTGAATCTCTTCCTCGATCAACCTCGCCGCGAGGAACACGAGCCTCGCTGCCGACTCGGACCAACTCGCGAGCGCAATGAGCCCCATCGCGGTGCCCATATCCGGACAATCCTCGGCGGAGACGACCATGATTGCCTTCTCGTAGACGTCTCCGGGCGGAAGGCCCCAGACCTCTCTCGTGTTTTTCGAGAGCCGCTCGTGCTCCCGCTTCGTGTACCAGAGGGCCTTTTGCAGGTCTTCAAGTTCTCGGCCCTTGTGCTTCCGTCGCATCAGGTACTTGATGGCGTTGCCGAGATTGAACGACAGCCGCTCGGCGATCTCGATCGCTTCAACGCCGCTCGGGTGCGAGTTGTAGTGGGCAGGGTGGTTGACGTTGCTCATTCCTTCACCTTGCACTCGCCGCAGGTGTCGTTGGCCGTCGTGACCGGCCACTGGAGCGGGGGCATTTGCTGCATGCCCATCGGCGGCATCGGAAGCGGAAACGGAGCGTTGCGTCGGCACTGACCGAGGCCCTGGGGCAGAGGCATCTGCGGCGGCATGCCCGGCACCGGGGGCTGCATGACGGGGTTCGAGTTCCAGAAGACGCAATTCGCACAGTTCATACCGTCGCTCCTTGACGCTGAGAGAAAATTTGCTCCGCCGCCCGGATGGTGCAGCGGTGGTGAGCTACGAGCAGGCCGCGAGATCGGTCAGGGCCCGTGTATCCCCCGGCCATCGCGTAGCAGATCGGAATCGAACGCTCGGCAGCCCACGAAAAAACCGTGGCCTCCCGGGCGGCGATGATGTTCGAGTCGAAGCCGAGCGGGCCGCAGTCGCCCACGGCGACGTCCATGCCGGCGTTGTAGATCACGATGTCTGGCGACAACTCGTGGAGCGTCGAGTCGAGCACCGTCAGGTAGTCGATCGGGCTCCGCCGTGACAGGTCGATCGAGCCCTCACCCAGGTCGAACGGGTCGACGACGAGGTCGAGTTGGCTTATCCGTACTTTCCCAGAAATAAGAGAAGCGGTTCCGCCACCGCCGTGCGCGTCAAGATCGAGGATCAAGATGTCATTGAACCCCAAAAGCTCGGCCTCATGGGCGGCGATGGCAAGGCCGTTGAACGTGCAGAAGCCCATGCCGTAATCCCGCCTCGCGTGGTGCATGCCGCTCGACAACGAACCGGCGAGCCCGGACTTCGCAGCCTCGCGAACGGCGTCGATCATGCCTCCCGTGCTCGCGAGCACGGCCGTGAGCGTGTCCGGGCACCACGGTAGGCCGCTCGACGACGCGACGCTGTCCGGGTCGCCCGTGCGAATCGCCTCGACGTAGTCTCGGGAGTGGACCTGCTCTACCTCGACGAGCATCGCCGGCCGTGGCTCGACAACTTCAATGCCAGGAATCGGCCGGCTGCGAAGCGAATCGGCGATCCAGGCGGCTTTGCGTGTCGTGTCGAACGCGTGCGATGCACGGCAGTAGTCGTCGCTGTAGAAGACTTTATGCATGCCTCTTCACCTTGACGAAGTTGGGATTGCCGGCCTTGTACCGCAGGAGCTTCTTGATCGCCTTCATGTCGTTGCGGCTGACACCGACGAGGCGACCGTCCTCTCGTCGGACTCCCACGTTGGCCTTCCTCGCAGCACGAGAAATGCTTGACGCGCTTGTCCCGAGTTCTTCGGCCGCCTCGACGGTGGTCAGGATAATCATTTGCAACACTGTGCCGATTGTACTCAGCGGCCTTTCCGTTTCAAGGACTTTTTTCGGATGTCTCGCGGCGAGCGAGTGGCGCCGACAGTCCTCTTTCTGCCGACGCGGTGCTTCTCGTTCTCCTCGTAGTCTCGAAACTCTTCCTCGGCCGAAGACTTGAGCACGGCCCAGCACTTCGGATTGACTCTGAGTCCCTTGATCTTTCCCGATCTGAGGTCTCGCATCACGGCAGCGTCTGTTTTCCAGACGATGTTGCAGGCCTCCGGGACGCTGATGTACTGACGGCAGAGCTTCTCGAACGCCGGCCTGTCGAACGTCTTGCCTTCGACCTGCCTCGCCGAGAGTAAGTAACCCTTTCCGGACAATAGGTGGCCGTAGAGGCGACCCGTCTTGATGGCCTTCATAATCGCCTCGCGGGAGACCCCCCGCACCGACGCCGCCTCGACAACCGACACAATCCTGTCCGCAGCCATGAATGTCTCCTCATTTCCGTACTTTCGGGCCAAAAACCAGGGTTCTGGACCGTCCAGAACCCTGGGGACTTGCATTCAAGTGGCGGGGGTGCCACTATTTCTCCGGCCGTGGGGATCGCCCCCTCGGAAAAGTGACCCCAACCAGGAGAACCAGCATGAAGCCGTTTTGGGACGCAGTCGGAGAAGTTGAATGCCTCGACGCCTATGACGATGCCAAGCGGATCGCAGACTTGATCGAGGGCCGCGTGGGCCGTGTCGTCGGCAACGAGGCCGTCCGGAAAATCATCCGTGACGTCCTGCCCCATCACCTGCTCTGCGCGCACGATGGCTCAAGAGAAGATTCGCCGCTGAACACGATCGAATATGCAGCCCTCGCCCTGGGCGAGGACATTCGGATCGCGATTAAGGGCGACAACCGAGGGAGACGACCCCCTCTGTAGCGATTAGTCCAAAAAGGCATACCCCGGGGGGCCCTCTCTCGAAGGAGAGCGCCCCCCCACGGAGGCATGACTACCTCGCACGGATGCGTATCCTCCTTCCCTGTAATTTGGAGATACGCCATGACACTCAACGATTTATTCGAGAACCACTTCCGCCCCCTTCGCCTGCGTGGGCGAAGCGAAAACACCGCCCGCCTGTATCGCTGCACCCTCAGGACATTCACTCGCTACCTAGCCCGCGAGGCCACCGTCGACGATCTCGACGATCTCGTGCTGTCGAGATTCCTCGACCTGCGGGCTCAGCAACGAAGCCCCTACACGGCCGAGAAGGAGCGAAGCCAGCTAGTGTCGCTGGGTCGCTTTGCCCGTGACCGTGGAATCAGGAACGTCTCCCCGTGCGTGCCGCCGTCGTCGCGACTGCCGGAGCGAGTTCCGCAGTGCTGGTCCGTCGAGGAGCTACAGCACCTCGTGTCGATCGCCGGGGCGACACCTGGGCGAATCGGCGACGTGCCGGCCGGGCTTTTCTGGCGATCGTTGATCTGTGTCCTCTACGAGTCGGCGGAACGGTGCGGCGCGATCTTCGCCGCCCGTGTGGAAGACTGGTCTGGGGCTCGGCTGCTCGTCCGGGCCGAGAACCGAAAGGGGGGCAAACGGGACCGGCTCTACACGCTCACCGACGAGACGGCGTTGCTCGTGGGCAAGCTGTGCGAGGGGCGGAAGCCGACGGACCTGATCTGGCGTTGGGATCGCTGCTACACGCACATCTGGATGCGTTTCGGCGACATTGTCACGGCTGCGGGCCTGGGGAGCGGGAGGAAGGCAAAATTCCACAAGCTCCGACGCTGTGCCGCGAGTCACTACGCTGCACGGGGAGGCAATCCAACTCTCCTGCTCGATCACTCAAGCCCAAAAATCACGAAGGCATACCTCGATCCCAGGTATGCAGACTTGAGCACGCCCGCGTGCCACGTCCTGCCGACGATTCATCGAGGATAAGCCCGCCGGAGGCGGCCACACGGGGTAGGCGAGGACGTGTGGCCGCCTCTCACGGCGGGGGAGAGTCTTGGATCGTCCACTGCTTGGCCGGAGGACGATCTGCATGCAGTTCTCTGATCCTGGCAACATGCGGCGTGAGTTGCTGAACGAGTTCTCGGTATCCGCCCTCGACCTGCCGATCGTCCCTGAGCGTCCCGGCAGCACGGGCGTCGACGACAATCGCGAGGCAGGCGAGCGCCGAAGCGAGGTGAGGCACCCCCTCCTCGTCGCACTCGTGTCCCTCGAACCACTGCGAGAGATGCCGCTGGCAGGCGTCGACGTAGATCGAGGCCTTGATGCCAACTACCCGCCAGTTGCTTCGGCCATACTTGATTGCGCCGTTGAGCATCGCGATCGAGCCCATCGCGGTGGCCGTCATCGGCCAGAGATGAAGCGGCAACTTGTTGCTGCCGACGATGTCCTTCGGATTGTCGAGCGAGTCGAAGAGTCGAGGCACGACGTCGTCGCTCTTCATCTCCTCGACCAATTCCTCCACTGCCTCCCTGTCGTCGATCATGGCTGTTGCCCTCCGTGGGTACTCGTATCCAGCCTATAGCCTAACGAGTAGAGGATTTTTGCCAAGTCCGCAGCCGTCCGCTCGACACAGGACTCGCTGATCGTGTCGCCCAGGGCAGCGTGCAATCCCTCGTGGAGTTCGCATTCAAGTCTCGCTCGCCGGCGGAGCTTCGAGTGGATCAGCACCTTGTGCTTGCTGTACTCCGTCCAGCCCTCCGCTCCGCCCTTGAGCTTCGAGTACCTCCAGAGCCACCTCTGGCCGTTGATCAGGAAGTGATGATCCATTCCTCGCTCTCCAGATTGCAAGTTTCACGGCGGCTCTGGCGGCGAAATCGATGAACGGCAGTCCTCGGGCGGCGGCGGCCTCCCGCAGCCAGCCAACCACTTCGTCCATTCTCCTCTCTGTCTCGTCACACCCCCAAGCGTCCATGATTCGGGCCCTGGACGCACACTGGCAGCCGGCTTCGTCCTGGAGCTTGAACCAGGACAGGAGTTGCTTCAGGGCTGTTCCGGGGAGGCAGGGGTTCATGTTGGGGGAATGCGAACAGCGCGGAAATCGCTGAAGTAGCCTGTCCAGCCGACAAATTCTGAGTGTGCGGACGCCCCGCCTCCCTCCCCGCCGAGCGAGAAAGAAAACGCGGGGGCGGAAGATAAATCCGTGGCCCTGGCTTGGCTTGGATAGCCAATCCAAACAAAGTCAACTTGACCGTCCCAGTAGTGCATAAAAAAGTTCCATCCATCTCCGAATGGCACGCTTGACGTCGGGTCTTTCCAGCTTGAGAAGACGTCCCTGAAAATAACCGCTGGCGAAGTTGATTCTGACGTCATCGACTCTGGGGCGGCGCTTACCAGCGGAAGAGACTGGTTCAACGCCAGTAGCTGGTTCGCAAATAGCGGCTTTTCTGGCCTTTGAAAATACGAAAATGAAACATCGCTTCTCTGTCGGTGTGCAGGCTTTTCCCTTGTGACAACAATCACCCTCGGCGGGGACGAAAAAGACCTGCTCCAGAAAGATGCGGCAGGGTTAAGTCCAATCAGTTGCGGCGGGTTGCGGGCAGTTAAGGTACCCACCGGAAGGAGAGACCCTTCGCTGCCGCCGCCTCCGTCGAGGTAGACGTCGGCGTAAGCGCCATTTTCAAAAACGCCGTTTCCCTGGCCGATGGTTTGCCACGTTATAGTGTCGGTGATTTTCCCGGTCGACTGGTTGATGCTGACCGATCCGATCGGTGGCGAGTCCCACGAGGCTGGCCTCCCGCCCCGCATGTAGAGCGTTGCGTCAAGGGTGTAGTCATCTCCCTGGGAGGTTATTGGAAGGGAACTCGGCGACTGCATCTGAGCGGCCGCGCCCTCCCCGTTTGCGTCTACGACGAGGACTGTCGGCAAAGAAGACTGCGAGTACACGGGCATTGCAAAACCCCACGGCCCTCTCCGAAGGCGATCAAGACGAAATTGCCTCAATGTTGAATCGAATTCAATGCAATTACTAGAAGCGCCGACCTTTCCAAGCATTGAAAACGATATTCCGCTATCTCCAGAATTGTCCAGCCGACGGTAAGTTGACAGACTAGAGGACGGACGAAAATCATCAGGAAGCGCACCCCCGCCCCCCGTGTAAATACTTCCTGTTCCTGTACGGGCCGGGCCTGAACCTTGCTCGCCGACGTCGACGCTAAAAGCGCCTTTCAGGCAAGAAGTCTCGGAGTAGGGCACGATTGTGTTTTCAAAATTCATCTGCGGGGGGGCAGAGTAAACGCCTGTCAGCCCCGCCTGGGAATACGAGACGGCCGTGATTGCTCCTCCGAGCGGGCCCGCCGCTGCGGTTGCCCAGGAAGGCTTTTGGAAAATGTTGAAACGGTCGTCTCGCGTGCCGTAGCTTGAGCCCGGCTCGACGATCTCTGCCTCGGAAACTCTTCCCGCAATTCGCAGTTGAATGTAAGGCAAGAAATCTGGGTCAGAAGGGTCTTCTGCCAGGAAATTGTTGCTCATGTCGACCGAAACGGAAGGCGACGTTTGGTATCCACTGCCCTGTGAGTTGATCTTCACGGCCACGATCGAACCGTTGATCCTGGCAGTTGCCGCCGCGCCTGAGCCTGCCGTGGAAATGGATGCCGTCGCCGCCGCGCCGTCGCCGCCTCCGCCGCTAAAGAAGACGAAAACAGGTTCTCCTGGCTCGAAATCGTATCCGCAGTCCGTGACAGTCACCGACGAAACTTCTCCTGATATGCTTGCAGATGCAGTAGCCCCCGTGCCGATTCCGCTTGCAATCAGGCACCTTGCCCCGTCCGAATACCCGGAGCCCCCTGAGGTTACTGTAACTGAAGTAATTCTTCCGCCGGATACGGTTGCCGTAGCCGTCGCGCCGTTGCCTCCGGAGAAGGAGAGGGCGGGGGCGGCTGCGTATCCGTAACCGCCAGAGAGAACATCGACGCCCGTAATAGCGCCGCCAGAGGCCGTACATTTCAGAATCGCTTCGGTGTACTTCGCAAAAGAAACCGTTGGGGGCTGGAAATACCCTGAGCCTTCGTCGTCTATGACGATCGAGGAAACGACTCCGCCGGAGGCAACGGCGTGAGCCTTCGCTTGCCTGCCGTTTGCTGGGTCGTAGCCGCCGACAAGCTCGACCAGAGGCGGATTGACATACCCCTGCCCTCCGCTCAGTACGGAAATGGAGGCTACGGATGCTGAAATCCTGCACTCCGCTTTCGCACCTTTTCCGCACGGCGCGACTACGCCGACCAGGGGCGAAGACGAATAGCCGCTGCCTCCGTTTGTGAGTGAGATCGACTCAATGTGCCCAAACGGCTGCAACGAGACCGTAGGCTGCCGCCGGTATCTGCCGCCGTACTGAATGTCAATCGAGTCGACTGCCATCGAGAGCGTGACGCCAAGTTTTGCGTTCCCGGCGGAGGCGGAAGTCCCTGTTGCGTATCCCGAGCCTCCGGACGTTAGTTGAACTGACGTTATTGCAGCGTCGAGCGTGGCGGCGGCGGATGCTCCTGATCCGCCGCCTCCGGAGAATGACACGCTTGGCTCTGACGTATAGCCTGAGCCGCCGGAAGTCACGATGACTCTCGTGACCTTGAACTTCCCCTGGCCGTCTGCCGAGAGCACGGGAATCGCAGCCGCGCCGGACCCGCCCCCGCCCGAGAAAGACACAGCCGGCTCCGAAGCGTACCCGGCGCCGCTGTTGTTTACCGTGACGTACTGGACGTATCCCTTTATTTGCGCGGTCGCAGACGCCCCGCTCCCCAGGCCTGAAAATGAAATCTCCGCCGGCGACCGGAATCCGCTCCCCCCGTCAGCAACAGTCACGGAGCCGATTGACCCGGAGCACGATGCAGAGGCAACTCCCGGTACGCCGTTCGTTGAAAACAGCACTTCCGGAGGACACCTGTATCCAGAACCGCCAGATGTCAATTTCGTGTCGTAGACTGGCCCCTGAATAACTGCCGTCAGCGAGGCGCCGTCGCCTTCATCGTCGTTTGGCGTCACCGTGAGAGCCGGAGGGGAATGAAACCCGACCCCGGGCCGAACAATCGCCGCGCCCCTGGCCTTGCCGTTGATCTTGGTCTTGACGATAGCCGTGCCCGGGGGCTGACTTACCTCAACGACTGGCGGCTCCGTGTACCCAGAGCCGAACGAGTCCACCTTCACTTCGAGGTCGATCTTGCGGCGGAGCCTGTTGGAGCAGCCTGCCGGCAACCAATTGCCGTTTGTGTCAACGCCAAATGAAGTAAGGCCGTAGAGCTTCTGCCCTATTCTGCCGGTGTTGAGTGAAGCGTTTTGTGGAGGAAGAAGTCCAGACAAGACTGGATCGACGAAGACAACGCCGTTAATGTAGTACCCGACTGACCCATCATCGAGCCACACGATTTGTCCGCGATTCTCGACAACGCGAGGCACTCTCCTCATCGAAGATACGACATTTTCGCAAATTTCAAACGAGGCGTCACCATCGACCGTGATCGAGGGAGGAGAGAAAGAATCAGCTTCGACGCCCCAATTGCTAAACGCGAAGAAATATGTGTCCCCCGCCCGGGAGAGCCTGCCATCGGCCAGCGACGGAAGCGTGAAGTTGAGTTGAGCGGGCGCCCTTGAACTGCGAATAAATGTGTCCGTCGAAATTCTAGTTCTGTATCCCTTATCTACTATTGTGCCAAAATCAAACCTGGAGAACGGAACAACCGACGTGCCTGCCGGGCAGGTGAACTCGTCTTCGTAGGTGTACGCGGTCCCGCTGCCGTGGGCAGCCCCTTGATTGCCCAGTCCGCCTGCGACGGAAACGGAGCAAGAAACGACACCAGAATTTTCAAGGCCTGTTCTAAAAATCGAAACTCGATGAGTTTTGCTTTCTGCCAACTCGATCTCTTCAAGCTCTCCCGAAAAGTCGGCGGCACCTGCGAGGGCGCCCACAAACCCGATCGGTCCGCCCCACCATTGGCCGCTGGCGAAGCCGCCGTATTCTGGCTCGGTGCGTTTTGTGGCTCTCCCGACGAATTTTGTGCGGCTGACTGCGGTGATCGTCGGGTACGCCCCTGGCTCTTTTGAAAACGGGTCCCACGCAGTACCGTTTGAGTCAATAAGGAAAGTCCCGGATACCCTCGAAAAAGATTCAGGCCCGACAAGCTCGGCCGTAAACTCGTAAATAGGATTGTCGGGGTCTAGTTCTAAAAAACGAACGGCGGGCACCTTTGTGTATCCACCGCCGAAAAACTCTTGATTGAACGCGATTGTTCTGTACTGCCGTTCATCTTTTCCGTCCGCTGGAAAATCCTGGCTTTCAAGGGTTGCGGCAAGGCCACTCTCGCGATTCAAAAAGTTTGGAAAATAGCCTGCCCTCCAGCTATTGACACTCGGCTGCTCGCCAAGTGGAGAGTCCGGATAATCAATGATAATCCTGGATTGATCAATATGGTCTGTAAGCGTTGTCTCGCAGGTAACTTTCACCCCTCTCCCGACAGGAATTGGCTGGCCGCCGTCGTTAAAATAAGCAGACGGTATAAAGTACGCCTCTCCGGATGTCGTCACGCCGACTTGTACCGTCAGGGGGCTGGCAAAATTGAAGAACGCCAGATTTCGCAGCCAGACAACCGTGACGCTGCTGCCGACGCTGGTCCATGTTTTGTTTCCAATTCTTTCGGGTATCGGCCGAGAGTTGATCGCAAAATATACGGTCGGCTCTTCTGTGTATCCAGACCCTCCGGACGCAAGCGATACGGACTGGTATCCCCAAAGCCCGCCCGCTCCTTGAGTAAGGCTTGCGGTCCCTGTAGCCAAACTGCCGACCCCGGCCGACCCCGGCCGACCGTCGATGCAGTAAATGTTAGCGAATTCGGATGTTCTTTCTGGGATAAAAGCGTAGCCTGCATTCCACCACGGATACGAATTAGAAAATCGAAGCGGTGCGTCGCTCCACTCAATGTCGACGGGGGGGTTAGACGGCGGGGGGATTGGCACGGTAGCCGAATGAGGGTACTCGCCAAGCAATACATTCTTAGACGACTCCTGACGCCATTCGCCGTTTATGTTCACATATTCAATTTCTGCGCCAAGCGGTCCGGCTGCTTTAACTTTTTTTGCCGAGTTTGCAAGCAGAAACGCGTTAGGCAAAAAACCGTTGCTTAGTCCGACTCTTGCGACAAGTGCCGTCGGGGTACTGCCGGCGCAGACCGTGAAACCAGACGAACCATAGCTACAGTCATTGCAATCATTCACAAATACTCTTTGAACAAATTCTGTAGCCGTAGGAATACCTTCTCTATGTCCACGGAAGTAAGTACGAATCATCGGCGGCTGGCGGCCGAAGCCCCCCGCCGGGCTGTCGAGCGACGCGAAGATTTTTCTGCGAGCCACGGTACCGCCGTCGGTATACACCTGAGACGACAACGTTAGCGGGACAGTCAGCCCGCCAAGTCCGACCAACTCCGCACTAAAGGGTATATTGGCTGGAAACCCTGCTGCATCCTGCTCGGACATGTCTGCGATTTCAATGTTGAACGGCTGCATGACACCTGTACTTGCCGTCTGGCCGCCAAGAAAAACAGGAGCTTGCGGTCCATCAATCCGAACGACGCTGCCGCCTAAAAGTTTTACGTCGCCGATGTCCTCTTTCGTGGAAAGAGTGTCGCCGCTGGCCGGGGTCGCGACGGCTCGAAGCGGGTACAAGCTGCCTCCGCTGTACCCGCTCCCGCCGTTGGTTACCGCAATCGACTTTATGGTTCCCCACAAGTTGTCGACTACGGCCTCCGCCCCAGAGCCTCCGCCGCCAGAGATGGAAATCAAAGGCGGCGTCGTCCAGCACTGAGGGTTGTCGGCGCTTGCGTATATGTTCCCGGTTGAGAATATTGAGTTTCCAGCCCTAATTCCGGCTATCGACGTCGGTGCCGCCACGCAGGAGGCTGCTGCGCCAGTGCCGTCACCCTGAACCGTTGCCGTCGTTGACTGGACGCTCGGAAAGTACGGGGAAGTGGAAATTCTCCGCGAGGCGGAGCCGGAAGACGTCATCGTCCAGGAAGTGACCGCCCCGTTTTCTACAACTGCGTCTGCGGTTGCCCCAGTGATCGGATCGGTCGCGGTCGCGTATGTGTAGCCCGATCCGCCCGACTGGACAACAAACCTAGCCGTTGCGGAGGGATTCATTAAGGCCCACATTTTCAAACCATCGTCGACGTCATCGCCCTCGGGAATTGCAGAGACGGTCGGCGCGGACGTGTAGCCTGATCCGCCAGACACAAGGCGAATATCGCGTAGCTGGCCCTTCCAGTTGACAGACAACTGAACGCCGCTCCCCCCCGCAAGTGGAACGGGCGTAAATTCATTGTAGCCGACCCTTTTTCTCGACTCGATTGTAACCGCAGGCTTCTTTGCAAAGTGCGGCTGATAGCTGAATAGTTCAATCGACCGAATTGAACAAGATATTACTGCGCGGAAGCTATTATCATTTCCGTATCCGCCAGAAATAGCATCTCCTCTGCCATAGAAGGACTGTAAGTCGGACCCTCTTCCCTTTCCTCCAAAAGACCACAGTGACCCGTCGGTCTTGAGGATGAATTCGCCGGAGAAACTCGCCCAGTCTGAATCGGAGCCGACCTGATACGGCTTTGCGATGTCATCTCCCTGGAACAAAGTGTCGGTCGGCGTGCCGCCGAGAGACCACAGCGTGCCGTCGCTTTTGATCGCGTAGCCTCCTGTGAACGGAAGCCCGAATCCGTTGGTGGCAATATCACCACTGAAGTCGACCCAGTCCCCCTGGTTTTCAATCCACGGCGAATAGCCGAGGCCTTGCAGCGAGGACAGAGTGCGACGATCGACATACTGACTTGTATACTCACTGCCAGTCGTCGAGTGAGCCTGATCCTTGACGTAGAGAAAAGGCCAGAAAATCATCTCTTACACCGAGGCATTCAGGAGGCGCCAGGCGTTCGCATCCTCGTCGTGCAGGTAGACGTAGCAAGTCCTGGCATATGGCGCAGGGGGCACTGTGTTGAGGTTGTTGATCACATAAAGTGTCGTTGCCGCCGTAAACTGTCCGCCCACGGGTACGCTGACATGCTTGCCTTGCGATTGCTGCCATGCGCCAAAAAACGCGGCCTCAACAACAGCGCCGCCGCCGGAGCCGCCTCCGCCGCCCGCCGCTCTCGGCAACGCGCTCGGCTTCCGGCCACGCCGCCCTCGCTCAACAGCCTGTACAGCACCGGCGATTCGCTCTGCATCCTGGAGCGTGAACTGGACGGCCTTCTTGCCCCAGTTGCCGCTCGATCTGTAACTGCTTGAACTCATACCGTATCCGGTATAACGGGAAAAGTGCCGTTGAACGTCAAAGACTTGTAGATACGAAACGTCAGCATGTCGGGGGGCTGGCCCGGGGCCTTGGCCCTGCCGCTGCTTAACGCTGCCGGCTCGCTTACCGGCTCGCTGCCGGCCATGATCTTCTTCCGCTGGCCGCTGACAATCTCGTTGAACCCAACGTCCCAGGTCTGGAGGTCCCAGCCAGTGCCACGGTACGCGAGCGTGGTGCTCACTTCGTAGTAGACGAACTGCTCGCCGTTTACCTCTTCGATCTTCCGGTTTCCGGTGATCGACATGCACTTCCACGTCCCCGGATCGCCGCCGCTCCAGGAGTCGCTGTTGATCGCGCCGACGTAGTTCTGCGCCCTGGCGTAGGGGAAAGGCGGGAGATTGTTCTTAGTAATCGAGACCGTAAACTCACCCTCGTCGCGATCGAGGCCGCCGATGGGGTCACCGGCGGTGTTGATGATGATCCGCCTAGATGATGCAGAATTATCGCCCGGGGTTGGGTAATGCCAGAAGCACGGGGCCGAGGCGAGAGAACCAGAGAAGGAAAACTGCGCTGGTCGATCGGTCGGAACGGGATTGGCCTCGTCTGGCTTGAGCCCCTTGTAGGTGAACGTGACCCGGTAGTGAAACGGCGAGTCGCCCTCCTGTTGGACGCTCGAATCCGTGAGGAAAGCATTCTCGTCCTCTGGGTGGGCCTCAAGCCACGCGACTCCAGGAGCGGCACTGATTTCCTGGTACGCATTCGCGGCGTCGTCGACGGTGACCATCCACACGCGAGTGTACGTCGGCACGTCGCCGAACGTCGCTGACCGCGAGCGTCCCCGGAACATCTCTCTCGTTGAAACAACTGCCATGTCTACCTCGCCGGAAGTTGCGCGATCACTGGCGCGGCGTCTGGATTCCTTGCGGCCTCTGCGAGGAATCGCGTGTTCTTTGCCACCTCAAGCTGCGCCTTGAGCGACGGGTTGTCGTTGCCGCGAAGGATGCGGAAGAAGGTGTCGACGCCAGACTTGCTGCGAACGTCCGAGCCCTCGATCGCACGGCGGTCGGGTTTGAGGTTGTCGAGCGCGGGACCGAGAGACTCCTGAAGCTCGGCCTGGAGATTGAGCTTTCGCTGCGAGAACTCCTTGTCGTCGATCGCCCCCGAGCCCCTCATGTACTCCAGTTCCTTCAGGCTGTCCTTGAAGGCCTGCACGGGGCTCTCCTGCTCAGCCCCGGGCCCCTGCTTCCTCAGGTTCTTCATCGCGGAGTCGAACGCTTCCTGGTTCTTTTCGCCGTTCTTGCCGAACGCCTCTTCGATCTCACGGCGACGCTCGGAGAATCGCCCGGCACGCGTGTTCGCCGTATCGGCGCCGAGAGCCTCTTCCCGCTTGCGAGCAGCGGCCACCCTGGCCTTCGTGGCCTCCTCCGCAGTGATCTTCTTGCTTGGGTCAGTCGCGTTCTCCGCCTCGTCGATCTTTTTCATCTGCTCTTCAAAGACTTGCTGCGGCGTCTTCTCGACCCCGAGTGATGCAAGCAGATTGTCTCGCGCCTGCTTCACGGCACGATCGAACAGTTCGAGGTCCTTGGCGTTGCCCTTCAGGGACTCGCGGACCTTGTCGAGCGGCTGCCCCGCCATGTCAAACTGGGCGGCGATGTTGTCGAGTTCACCCGAGAACTGCTCGAAGGGGGTCTTCGTGATCCCGAGGGCCGACATGAACGAGTCGGAGATTTTTTGCTGGGCCTGAGCGGCCTCCCCTGCGGAGAGGGAAAGGCCTTCGAGCCGCTTGTTCGCTTCCTGGCGGACTTGAACAGCACTCTTCTCAATTCCGACAGACTGAAGAACGGAGTCGCGGTTCTTCTTGATCGCTTCGTTGTATTCGGCAGTGCCCTTGCCGGCTTCGCCAAACACGTCGTTTATTTTGTCGATTCCTGCCTGCAACGCTTGGGCGGGGGTGGCGTCTAGGCCGGCGGCCTGCCTCCTGTCGATGGCGAGATTATTGTTTGCGACCGCGAGCTTGGCAGGGTCCTTGCCACCGCCGTAAGCCTCTTCGATTTTCTTCTGCCGCTCTGCAAACTGGCCGGCTAAGTCCTCGCCCGCCCCGAGCGACGAGTCTCGCTTGCGGGTCGCGGCCGCGCGTGCCTGTGCAGCCTCGCTCTCTGTGATCCTCTTTGACGGGTCGGTCGCGTTGACTGCCTCGTCGATCTTCTTCATCTGCTCTTCAAATACTTTCTGCGGGCTCTTCTCGACCCCCAGTGATGCAAGCAAATTGTCGCGGGCCTCCTGGACAGCCCGGTCGAAGACGGCAAGCTGCTCGGCGTTGCCGGCCAGCTTACGGCGAACCTCTTCGAGTGGCTGCCCGGCAAAGCCAAACTGCTTGGCGATGTTATCGAGCGATGACGAGAATGCCTCGAACGGAGTCTTCGTGACCCCGACAGCGGCGGCGAAATCTTCTGCGGCCTTCTTCATCTCTGCGGTGAAACTTTCGCCGGAGATGAGGCCCGAGTCCCTGGCTTGGGTTAGGTCGCGTCTCCGCTCTTGGAGTTGCGATTGGGCGTTCTTGCCGACAAGCTGCTCGCGTGCCTGATTCTTGACCATGAAGGACGCCGCTGCCTTCTCGCTCGGGTTCAGGTCCGGATTCTCTGCGATCTTCTTGAGTTCCTTCTCCATCTTCTGGACGGGAGACGTGAACGCGTCTTCGAGTTTCTTGCGGATGTCGTCGGCAAAGGAAATGTCGGCCTGGATTTTTGCCTTCTTGCGGTCGAACTCTCGCTGGACTTCCTCGACGGCAAGCGAGGCTTGCTCCTGGGCGTTCGTGGAGTCGAGTTCTGCCGTGATAGCGGCAAAACCGGCCGAGTCGATCTTGCCAGAGTCGAAGTCCGCCTGGGCCTGACTTCTCCTCTTGTCGAGTTCAGCCTGGAAGCCGCCAGACGCCTGCTTCCTCTTGATCGCGTCGAGAGCGGAGGAGTATTCAGACTGCAACTCGGCGGCACGCCTCTTGACCTCCTCAGACGCAGGCAGCATCTTGTCGCCGACCATGCGGACGGCCGTCAGATCGCGAAGAGACTTCCCGGCTGACTTCACAGAATCGTCGAGTTGCTTGAAGAGTTCCAGATTTCTCTTGAGCGTTTCCTCGGGGCTCGACTTCGCGATCTGATCCAGCCCCTTGCTGAGATTCTCTGCGATGTCTGCGGCGCCTTCGTTGAACTCATCGATATTAATTTTTCCAGAGCCGAGTTGCCGCTGTAGCTCGTTGAACTCTTCCGTGCTCCTCGACGCGGCGTCGGCGCCGGCTTGCCCGAACTTGGCTGCGCGAATCGAGAGATCGGCCATCTCATCTCTGGCTGACGAGATGCCCGACATGATCTCTTCCTTTGACGGCCCCTTGAGCGACTCGGCAACGCGAGCGGCCTCGGCAGCAACGCTTTGCGCCCATAGTTCCGCCTGCTTTTCGCCGAGGCCGAACGACATGCCGAACTGCACGACCGCTTCGCGGGCCTTTCCAAACTCCGCTTCCGCGACCCTCCCATCGTCACCGAAATCGACACTGGCGGTTCCAGAACTGCCTCCGGAAGGTGCGAGTGCGTCAGCCAACGCCTGTGCGTCCTTGCCCAATCCCTTGTTCTGATTTTCCTCAACGGCCGCAGTCAGTTCCTCGACGCTTGCAGTAGCACCGTCGATTTCCTTGGCGCCTTGGCCCCAGCCACTGAAGAAGTCGACGATGCTTCCCCCGAGTGCGTACAGGGCAATGACACCAACCGCAAGGAGTTCGATGCCAGCGATCAGTAGGCCAATCGGGCCAAGGCCGAACAGCCACGCGATGTGCATCGCTGCGCAGGAGGCAATGGTGGCCGCAGTGGCTGCAATGAGTGAAGCGACATAGACCGTAATCCCCACGACCGCAACGCCGATCAGTGATGCGGCGATTGCAGCCCCGGCGGCGACCCAGGCTGCGGCCGTCGTGACTGCGCTTGCGATGGCAGTCCCGGCCGAGGTCGCCATAACGGCAGAGAAGATTCGCGATGAAGACGTGACTACAAGATACGCGGCTCCGAGGGCAAGCAGGGAGGCGGTCGTTTCGCCGAAAATATGTCCGAGGCCCATAAAATCGGTGAGTATGTTTAGGAGTTCTGTTGCGGCCTCGCCAATCTCAAGAAACCCTTCAACCGTGGGCCGCATGGCCTCCTCGATCATAGACGCGAAACCCTCCAGTCCCTCCACGAGGCCCTCCACCGGAGACAAGACCGCGTTGATCGCGTCTCCGAGTAGCTCGAAAAGAACGGCTATCGAAGCCACGGGCAGGAAAGCCGTGACGATCTTCGTGACGGCCGCAGCAACTCTTGCAAAAATGCCGATTACCCTGCCTGTCACCTCGACAATCACAGCGAGTGGAGTGGACAGGTCCGCGATGACCTCGCTCACGGCGCCCACGAGAGGCGCAAGTCCGCCAATGACTTCGGCCGACGCGTTGTTCCAGGCCTCCTGCATCCTCGTGAAAGGAATGGCGAGGTCGTCTGTCATGGCCCCGGATGCTGTCCGCAGCCTGTCGAAGGACTGGTCTACGGCCAGGAACCTCTCGAAATCGAGGTCGCTAATCGTTCCGCCAAGCCTGCCGATGTCTTCGTTGACTTGTTCAAGATTCTTGAGAAGCGGAAGAAGCTGCGGGCCGGTTCGCCCGAACAGGTCCATCGCGACCTGCGTCTTCTTTGTGGCGTCCGGCAGCTTGGAGATTTCGCGAGCAACGTCAAGAAACAAATCTTCGGGCTTCTTGTTCCGGAGGTCCTCGACGCTGATGCCCAACTGCTTCATGGCCGCGCTCGCCTCGCGAGTCTGAGCCACGCCCATGTTGCCGATCTTGATCTTGCTGACGTTCTGGCTGAAAATCTGCTGCGCACGAACGACGGAGTTAAGCGCGACGCCCGATTGCTCGGCGGCGATCTTGAGCTTCTCGATCTCCTGCACGGGCTGTCCGAACCTGTCGGCGAGGTTGCCCATCATCTCTGCGTTGTCGCCGACGTGTTGCAGGGCGTGGGCAACACGGCCCGTGGCAACAGCCAGGGCAACAGCCAGGGCAGTTGTGACCGGAAAGATCGAGGCAAGGCCGCCAACAGCCGTTGCAGCACCAGCGGCGGCACCGGCCATGACCGACGTGCCAGCCGCAGCGGCCGTGATGGCGCCGGTTGCGGCGCCAACGGCGGCAGTTTGCGCCACCGCGCCGGCGGCGACCCTAAAAAACCCTGCCGCAGTTTCCCCTGAAGCCGCAGAGACTACAGAAAACGCTGTCGCCAGTAAGCTGAAGCTGCCGACAAGTCTCGCCGCCGGAGCCACGCCTGCCGCGATGCTTTTCATTGTCGCGGCAATTACTGGGGACGCAGACTTTGCCGCCGCAGAAAGGCTTCCGAAAGCCGCCGAGAAAGCTCTGATCACGTCCGAGGCAGTCTTTGACGACGCAACGGACGACGCGAAAGAAGAAACGAGCGAAGCGGCTTTGTCAAAGGCCGCTCCAACAGTCGCAGACACCCGCCCGACGATATTGAAGTTTTGGGAGAACTTGGCGATAGCACTGGCGGCGGAGTCGAATCCCTTGTTCAGGAAATTCACGCCGGCGGCGAGGCTTTTCAGCGCGTCCGCGAGAGACTTACCTGCGGCGAGAGCCCGGTCGGAGCCAGTGAAGTATTTAGCGGCGGAGACGGCGAGAGACTCGTAGCCCTTCGCGAGAAGATCGGAAGCCCTCTGCGAAATACGAAACACTCCCGCAGTCGCGATCTGATTGGTGGCGAACTGAGAGAAGAACCCGATAGACCTCACTACTGCTTCGTCGGATATGCCAAACGCCCTGGCGGTTGCCAGCGCGGCGCTCTGTAGTGCTGCCTGCGCTCCCTCGACCGTCAAAAAAGACTTCGCGTATTCCCGGACGGCCTGCGATGTAGCCTGGATAACAACCTTTAGGGCTGCTCCGTTCCCGCGAAGGGCTTCCTGAATAACAACCAGCGACTTCTGCGTCGAATTAAGTCCGGTAATTGCGCTGATGTTTTTTAATGTCGCTTCTCGCAATTGCGAGTACGCCGAGGCCCCGGCAATCGCGGTCGAGGACAGCCTTGCCGTGGTTACGAGAAGTGACGCCAAGGGGCCGCGCCCGCCGGAGGCTGCCTGTGACGTCGCAGTGAGCGACGTGCCCAGATCGGCGACGTCGTCTCCAGCGTCGGCAACCTCTGACGCATCAACTGAGACAGAAACTTTCTTTGTAGAATTGCCCGGAATGTCCTTGATCTGAGACTTCGCCTTTTCGACCCCAGACGACTCCACCGCCACCTTGAGCGAAACCGACTTCGATGTGATCGAATCAAGCTGCTCGGCGAGCTTCTCTGCCTTCTCGGATACTCGATCGAACATGCCGGCAATGGAGTCGATCCCCTCGCTCAGCCCGCGAAGGTCCGCCCCAAACGCGACGGTGATGCTGCCGATCGTTGCCATTACTTCTTTGTCAGCGATGGAATTTTCATTAGCTCAGACAACATCTGCCCAGGCGTTTGCTGTTGCTTCCTGTGGCTCGGCATGATCATTTCTTCTTCAAGGTTCTTGCTGCCCCAGGCAGTGCAAAGAGCCGTGGTGAGACGAGCGATTTGTCGCCACTCGTCCCCCCACGGCTCGATGAGCCAAAAGGCCTCCCACTCAGCGAGTTCTTGCGCATCGCACTCCTCAAGGAGTTGCCTGTGCGTCTTGCCGAGTGCTAACGCCAGCCGATACTCAAATCGCCGCCTCGGACGGCTCAGGAGTTTCCCGCGAGTTCCTCCACGTCATCTTTGGTAAACCGATTCAACTTCATGCACTGCGTGAAGAGCCGGTCGAGGACGGCTGCCGACTTCTCGCCGAGAGCAGGAATCTCCTGCTCGGTGAAGAGACGGTTGCCTTCCGAGTCACACAGACACTTCGCCACGAGCTTCGCTCGGACCATGTCCACGCTCTTGTTGCCGCCCACGAACTCGGCCTCGAAGCGATCACGCTCCGTGCCGGTCAGCACCCGAAGGCAGACCACTCCGGGCTGCCCTGCATCGTCGAGCCACTCAGGAACAGTGACCTCGACCTGCTTCTTGTCCTTCGCCGCCAGAATCGCCGCCTTGTTGAGAAATGCCATGCCTACCTACTCCATCAGGGGAAAAGAAACCGTATCCGTACAACTGGATTCTAAAGCTCCGTGAACTTGAACGTACAGTTGCAGGTGACGAACTCACCCACCTGCATCTGAGAAGAGAACTGCGTCAAGATTGCCTGAGAGGCGACCGTAAACTCATCCGTACTAAACCTGAGTTCACTTTTTCTGCCAATAAAGCCAGATAGAGTTAGTCCGTTTGCGCTGGTTAGGAACTCAAGCTGAACTTCGCCTGGGTCGATGATTCCATACTCAACAGACTTGACGGTGAGTCTCCTCGTGGAGTTTCTCGCGTCCGTCTCGGCCGACGAGTCCATGCATGTAATATCTACTTCCGCCGAGGCGGACCTACTGTAGGACAGCGACCTGACTGCAAACCTGAACCCAGCCCAAGTACACTCCAGTCCGTTGGTCGCCGTAGGCGAGCCGTGCGGTGACAGGAGTGCCATGGATCACCTCCCTAGCTCAGGAGGCTTTGCCTAGTTCTGCGTCAGACGGAACGTCGCCGAGCCCTTGATCAACTCGCCGACAGCGGCCGTTACGCTTGCCTGAGTGCAGAGCGCCACGGTCGGGATGCCGGTCGTGAAGCCCGCGTTCGAGCCGCTGGCGGCGACCGTCCAGGTAATCGCGCCGGTGGCGGTCATCTGCGGAAGGTTCATTCCGACGAACTCGATCTGAAGCTCGGGGGCCTCGCGGATCGGGGCGGGGCGAAAACTGCGGAAGCTGCCGGTCGGATCAGAGAGCGAAGAGACGTCGATCTCGCTGACCTGCTGCGAAACCTGAATTTGGTTGGCCGTGAAGACCTGACCGCTGAAGCTGAATCCGATTCCCTGCGAAGACTCGAAAGGCATTTTTCGTCCCTCCTTGGACGTTAAACAGTTTCTTGAAAGCGAACGTCGTAGACCTGATCAACCCTGTAAAGCGGCTTGGCTTGGCCCTCGGGGGGACGCTCCATGTTGTCGCTCTCGGCCGTCAATGCCGATGTAATGATTCTCACGCCGGAAAAATCGCCCGTAAAGTTGTCGGCCCTCAGGCGAATTGCGTCGGCTATGTCCTTGGCCTCGGAGTAGGACTGCGAGACGATCGAAACCGAGAAGGAGGCGACTGGGACGCCAAAGTTCCCGCCCATTCCACGCTCCCGGCGGGTGGATGATCGGCGGTAAACGACGAGCGGGAAGGTTGCGTTTTGCGGGGCGAGCACCGGATGCACGCCGGCCGTTGTGGCCTGGGTCAGGGCATGCTTCAGCCACGTTTCAGGAGCCGGCATTGATCTGCTCCGCGAATGATTCCTCCAGGACCGAGACCGCCGTGGACTCGAAGTCCTCGAACTCCTGAGCCATGAGTTCCTCCAGGCTCTCCGCGTGGACCCAGAGCACGCTCCTGCCCCTGGTGCGTGGCCGTGTGACGCTGTCGAGCTTCGGATTTCCGGCCGTCTCGACGCCTTCCTCGTATCCGACGAGGGCCTCATCATCGTCAACCTGGGCGATCACCGACTTCTTGAGCTTTCCGCTGTAGCCGATGGGAGTCGCATCAGTCAGCCGAGCCTTGAACTGGTCCGCTACGGGCGTAAAAGCCCTGGCCCGGTCGATGACCGTGGGCAGGGCGCGGATAGCGTCGAGGGTTTCTTCGAGCCCGAGAATCTCAATGCTCACGCCCGCCACTCCTTGCACACAAGCTGGTGCTCTTCCCGATTGTTCTTCTCGGTGATGGCGACGATGTCGAGCGTCCTGGCTGGGCTGCGGCTCGTCCACACCAGCCGCATCTCAGACGTCAGCCCTGGCAGGTACCGGAACCGGACGTTGTAGGCCCCGCTCGTGTACGGCTGCTCCTGGCCCATCGTCTCGGTGATTGTCCTGCCGTCGACGGCGGCGCGGCGTGTCGCGAATGTCGTCCAACTGAGGACCGTCTCGCCGTAGGCGTTCGTCGTCTTTGACGCCACCTGGACGGTGACCGCCTCGCGAAGATCGCCTGCATTGATCACCGGTACTGCCCCCAGTTGACGGTGCCGAGGAGAGTCTCGGCGGACATGGGCACGGGCGCGAAACGGACCTCTGAAACGCTCTCGCGGGTGCGGTACCAGTGAGACAAGATCAGAAGCATCGCGTGGCGGGCGGGGATCGGCACGTCTGCTCCGGTGGTTCCGTAGCCCGCCCACCACGAGATGACGACGTCGTTCTCGGCACCCCGGACAGTAGGCCAAGTTCCGTTCCACTGCGGCCGGATGACGGCTGGGGTGGCATCGCGATCGGTCCGGAAGTTGGTGTAGCTCGTTAACGCGTACCCGAGCGAAGCATCGGACGAGACGTACTGCACGGTGACAGGGTCCGCCATCAAAGGCGGGCGGGGCAGCGGAAGGTCCCAGGTGGGGAAATAATCGAGCTTCATCCGAAACTGAGTCCGCAGGAGGGTCCTGTCGACGTAATTCTCAACGTAATACCTCGCGGCCGTGATCAGCGAGGAGACATACAGGTCGTCGTCGCTAAAGTCAGCGTCAAGCCTGAGGTGATGCTTGGCCTCTGCCACCGAGACCGGCTCGACAGTCGGCTCCGTGACACGCACGAGCGAGCGGTACTTCAGGTTCGTGCGTGAGACGACCTCAAGGTAGCGATCAAACCGCGATGGATACGTCATTTGCTTCGCCGCTTCTCGGTGACGACAGCCCGCTCGACCCGCGAGTTGTCTGCTTCGGCCCGATCCACGACGACTGAACGCTCCTCGCCGGCCGGCTCTGCCACGCCTTCGTGCAGCCAGTTCTTCGCAAGCGGCTCGTGAACGTCCGCGACGTCACCGGCCTTGTACCAACTCCAGTTTTTCAAGAGTCTGATCTTCATTCCTGCGTCCTCTTCGTTGACTTCGCCGCGTGGTCCTCGCTCCCCCAGGCCTCGGGCGGCCGCTTGCCGCCGTCGCCCCAGTAGTGCGTCGGGTATTGGTGTATCGCCTTCAGTCGCTGGTCGGGCCATGTAATGACCAGTTCCGCGTGGCCGATCGCGACCTGCGGGCAGACTGCGAGCGTGTTGCCCGCCTTTCGGAAGCGATGCCAGAATTCAATGTCAGGGTCTCGCCTGCCGTCACCCCAATCGCCGTCAGGGCCCGGGATTCCGATGAACCACGGCTTGGGCATTCGCCGCAGGGCGGCCGTGCGAATGATCGTGAGACCGAAGTGGGCCGTGTCGACAGGCTGGGCCGGCTTCTCCCACCAGTCGCCCGGCAGGCTCACGGTCACAGGGCCCTCATCCGTTGCAAGGCCTTCCGGAGTGAACATCAAAGTCTGATCGTCTCGCTTCGTTTGAAGCGGAGCCAGGGCGTCGACGCCACTGATCAGCATCGCCGCCATCAAACGATTCACGCAGTCGGGCTCAAAGACAGAATCGTAATCAACTGTAATTACGAACTGGTTGCCGGTCTCCTCTTTCGAGAGATCGGAGAGAATCCGAGACATGGTCTGATCCCAAAATGCGCCAGTCCCCTTGGTGATTTTCACACCGTGGGGAGCAAGCGCAGAGAAGACCGTAAAGAAGTTGTCCTGGAACCCCAGTCGGGGAACCGAGAAACAAGCAGCTACCTGAACGTCATGCTCGACGTTGCCAACGACAACTCGCATTCATCGTGCTCCAAGCCCTCCGACTAAAAAATGGCTTGGGCATCCATGCCCAGGTGAGTCGTCCTTGACTCAGCCGGAAACGTAGCTGTTGACGCCGGCGGTCGCGGCGTTGTACGGCGACTCGTGGGCCTTGCCCAGTCGAGCGGACGTCACAACGGGGGTAGCGTTGCCGGGAGTCGTGACAACGGTGATGTACCGCTTGCGACCGCGAAGGTCGACGTTGTAGCGGCACACGGCACCGTTCTTCGCACCGGTCGTCGAGCCAGCACCGGCGGTCACCGAGAAGCCGGTGACGTCCGTCTGGCCGCTGCCCGAGGCGTCGCTCTCCTGGAGTTTCAGCACCGTTGCGTACTGGCTCGTGGCAGCCGAGTAGGCACCGTAGACCACGTCGACCGACAGGTACTCGTAGCCGATCGTGTCGATCTCATGGCTGTGCGTGGCGTTCGTCGCAACCGAGGCCGAGACGCGGGCATCGGACTTCGTGGCTTCCAGGTGGTTCATTGCAAAACTGCTCCAGGGAGGTGTTGTTAGTTAGGGGTTACCGTGTCCGTACATCAGGAGAGAGCCGTGCGGAGACCGACGAGCGGGCCAGCCTTCGTGCCGTCTCCGCAGTCGTGCGTAACCGCGTCGAAGCGCGTGGTCGCCACGATCAAGGTTTGGTCAAGCTCAGCGTAGCGATCGACGCTGGTCTTGATCTGGAGGCCGCGACGGGTCGCGTACATCGTGCTGAGCGACAGGTCGCCGAGCAGGAACTGCACCTTGCCGGCGTCGACGCCCAGGTTGCTCGGCATCGTGTGAACAAAGTTCACCGGGTAGCCGAGGAGACGCATCTCGGGAGCTTCGGCGAGGTTCGAGGCGTTGTTGCCGCCCGTCAGCTTGCCCTGGTTCGTCAGGCCGAGACGCTGCACGCTGGCAGCGAACACGGCCGGCGAGCAGTACCATGCCGCACGCGCCCTCGCGTACACAGGCAAGCGGGCTGCGGTGTTCACGAAGTCGTCGATCGTGAGGGTCGTGGCCGACGTGTTGCCGGTCGCGGCCGTCACGAGGCCGCCGTTGTGGCTGCCGTCGGCGATCTTCGTCGCAGCACCAACGATACCGCCGTCTTCACCGGAGCCCGTACCAACGAAGCCCACGCGATCCGTGAGAATCGCGATGGCTCTCGCTGTTTCGGTGGTCAAATAATCTCCCAACGAGAGTACCGAGTCCTGCAAAAGCTCTGAAGAAATCCTGTTGGAAACGGCCACCTTTTTTGCGATCAGTTGCACGCGATCCCAACTGGCGTCCGAATCCGGGATGCTCGTGTTCTCGCCAATAAAATAGGCCTGGAGGCCGCCAACTCGCCGGGGCACCACGAGGGTATCCGACTGCATGTTGACGTTGCGGGCGTTCTGGGCGAACACACCGTACTGCTCGACAAGGACGATCACCTCATTGAGCACTTCCTCATTTACGAAAATTCCGCCGAGCGAATTGACGCCTTCGCCCATCGCACGGCTGTCGATCACGCCGTGATCAGCACACCAGCGGGCAGCGTCCTTGTCACCAAAAAGCTGGGCCTTGTAGAACATGCCAGCGCGGTAAGCACGCTCTTCGGCGTTGGGGCCCTTGAAGCCACGGAGACGACCGGCACCGGGAAGGTTGTGATAAATCTGGGTCACGGATCGGCCCTCCTTGGCCGGGGTGGTGGGAGAAACGGCAGCCACCGAAGCGGGGGTCGCCTTGTCCAGGACGGTGCGAAGCTCAAGCTCCTTCGCTGCGACCGACTCGTAGAACTTGATGCGGTCGCGAATCTTCTCGGCACGCTCGCAGAGGCAGCGAATCTTCTTTTCCTTGGCCTCCTCCTCCTCGTACTCCTCTTCGGGAGACTCGGACTTGGTCTCGTCCTCTTCCATGCCGGCCTTGTCGGCAGCGTCGTGCTCGACCTCGGTGTCTTCGATGCCGCCCGCATCCTGGAGGGCGCCCATCTCAGCGAGGACGGCGGCGAGTTCGTCGAGCAGTTGCTTGACCTTGGACGAGGCTTCCATGTGATTCGCTTCCTAGTTTGTGAGTGCGGCAAACAGGTGCCACACGTTCAAACTATTTGGGAGCGATCACTCACCCGAAGAAGGGAGAAAGAGAAAGTGTTGTGCCACACAACACTATTTTTGATGGGCTCGACGCCAGCAAATCGAACGCACGTCGGTCGCAGAGACGACAGAGCGGGCTGATTCTCCACACACTTGGCACTTGAGGTACCGCACCTGGAACTCACCGCTCTGCCTGGAGCTTCTGGTAGCCATGCGGCCGCAACAACCAGACCGTGAACACTTATCGCCGCTACGAAGAGACATAGGCTCCTTACCTTCGAGAAAACGTTTTCTTGACCGACTGAACGGCATCGTTTGCGAACGAATGAACGGGTGCAGTGAGATATGTCGCCACCAAGATGTCACCGGCGTTGCCGGCGGCAACAGTGAATCCATTTCGCACGAGCTTCGAGACGTAGGCAGAAGAACTCTTCTTCACAACCACTGAGATCGACTTCGGCGTGGACTTGTCGGCGATTTCCTTGACTCGGGAGATTTCCTTCGTTGTCAGTTCGCCCGTGGCTCGCCTTGGGTAGACGGTGATCGTTTTCTTATCGACCTCGACACTGAAGGTCTTCTTGCCCTCCTTGTCTTTGATCGTAAGACGCAGCGAGCCACCCTTCGTGTCGGCAGATGATTCGGGAGTGCCGCCGAGCTTCTCGACGAGATTGCCGACCTGCTTCACGTCCATGCCAAGCCGCTCGATCGTTTTCTTCACTCGCGTCGGCCGCATTTGGTTATCGTAGATGCCCTTCACGGCCCCGGTGGCAGCGCCGATCGCGGCGGCCGGCTTCACGACGGCAGGGCCCCCAGTGAGAAGGCCAGTGATCGCTCCTTTGACGGCGCCTTTGACGGCGCCGGTTGCGGCAGCGGCGGCGACTCCGGAGCCGCAGGTGTTTCCTGACGAGAATTTGCCGTCCTCGTCCCGCCCGCAATCACGAGACTCCGCGAACGCGAGCAGGCTGGCGTAGCGGGCGTCGAGCTTCGCCTTGAAACGCTGCTTCGACGACAGGCCGTCCCAGGCCGTCTTCGTCTGCGTGGGATCGTTGACGACGTCGATATTGTACTTCTTCCCACGCCCGTAGAGCCGCTTGTCGATCGTCTTCGGGAACGCTTCCTCGGAGACGGCTCTGATCCGCTTCGCCTCGTCGTTCGAGACTTTGTCGCTCGTGTAGATGGCTGCGCCGTAGTAGCCCATGTGAATGAAATGCGTCTCGTTGTTGTCGCGGTCCCGGATGAAGATGTTGACGCCTTCCTCACCTCGCGTGGACTCGATCTCCACGATGGAGTTGCTGACCTTGCCACCCAGGTCACGGATCAGCTTCTTGATCTGCTTCTCCGTGGTACGCATCTGGTAGAGCTTGCGGGCCACCTTCGTCTGCATCTTGTCAGACTTGGTGCGGACGTTGCGGATTCGCTCGCCCTTGCTGTTGGAGATGCCGCACGAGTTGTCGACGCCACCGCCTGAGCCAGTCGCACAGAATGCTCGCATCTCCACGCCGTCGAGGTCGTACTCAAGTTCGTCGCTTCGGACCGACTTCGGAATCCTCCGGCCGACGTACCCCTTCGTGTCGAGTTCAATCGGCTTGACGGGACGCACCTCGGAAAGAGGGTATCCGTACTTTCCGACGGCAGTGATGTAATGCGGGCTCCCTGGAGAGACGAGGTGCTTCTTGCGATCCGCGTCGAAGTCCTTCTTCGACTTATAGAACTTCGGCTCCCCGATCTTCATCGTGCCTACGAGCGTTGCCTTGCCTTTACCAGTTCGCACGATGCCAACCGTCTTGCCGATGTAAGGGCGAAGCGAGTTTGTAGGGCGAGTCTCAACTGTCTTCTGGCCGGAAAGAATCTGCGTCGTGAATTCCTGGGTGGAGTCGTTGATGCCGATGCCGATGCCGCAGGTGTTGCCAGCACCAAACTTCCCGTCCGGATCGCGGCCGCAATCTGCCGCTCCAGTGATGGCACCGCCGCCTGCGTTCGTTCCCGTGCCCATGGCGCGGGCCTGCGAGAAGGCGACCAGGGCTGCGATACGGCAGTCTGTCGAGAGACTCATCAGCGGCGGTCCTTGAGGAACCTCAGCGTGTCGTCGATGACTTGCCGTGGGTCGACGGCACGCTTCTTCGGCTTGCTCTTCAACTCAGCGGAAAGTTTAGCGTATGCCTCGGACGTCTTACCGTCCTTGAACTCATACTTCTCGGTCTTGCTGCCGTCCGGGTGTTGGCCCTGGACGTAGCCGTCCTTGTCTCCAACCTGCTTGGCAGTCCACGGATAATGCTCGCCCTTGCTCCAGGTCTGGACGCCACCGCCGTCGTCGGCCTTGCCTCCGTCCTTGCCTCCACGGGCAAGCTGACCTTCGCGTGCCTTGTCGAGAAACTCCTGGGCGTCCTTCTCCTTGGACTTGTCTTTGTGGTCGCCCTTGTCCCACTCCTTGTAGTCGCCCTTGCCGCCGCACGAGTTGTCGACGCCGCCGCCTGGGCCCGTCGGACAGAAGCCGCGACGCTCGCGGTAGAAGTCGAGGAACTCGTCGTAACGCTTGGACGACTTCTTCCCGAAAGACTTGATCATCGTGACGCGAGTGGCGTCGTCGGCTGCGATCGAATGCGTGAAGCCGGCGTCGACAAACGTGTCTTCTTCAAGTCTGTCCATCGTGTCGAGAGCGACCATGATGTGGTCGACGCCGAGGTCTCTGCCGGCCTTGATCAATGTCTTCGCGAGGAGGCCGACGCTTTCGGTGCCTTTGCCGCCGATCGCGTTGGTTGCTCCCTCGACAAACGCAACTCGACCGGAAAGGCTGCTTCCGACCTCTTCTTTGCTGTACTTCTGAATGGACAGCTTGACGCCACCGCCCTCGGCCTCGACGCTGCCGTTCTTTCCGGCCGCGATGGACATTGACTTCCCGAGTGTTCTTGCGAATGAATCGATTTTCTTGACGGAAGAACCGAACTTCTTGAGAGCTTTCTCGACCTTTGCGACGTAGCGGTCGACGCTGACGGCCCCTGCCACAAGGCCAGCGAAACCGCCAACAATTGCCCCGGGCACTCCGGCGATTGCACCTATCGCCGCGCCGGTGGCCGCGCCCGCAATGGCCGGCGTTGAGTCGGCGTAAATATCGGCGCCGGTGTCGTCGTCAGGTTTGCCTTCGGACGATCCACCTCCCTTCCCGCCACACGAGTTATCGATCCCGCCGCCTGGGCCCGTCGGGCAGAAGCCGCGACGCTCGGCGATGAACTCCTGGCACTTCCGCATCTCTTCGCTGACGTCGATCTTTGGCGTCGGTGGCTCCATCACGGCAGGCGTGGGCTCACTCGCGATGAAGTGTTCGTAGCTCCGCTTTGCAACGGCAACAGAGCTATCCCTGTACGCCGGGTAGGTCACTGGGCCGCAGTCCAGCAACGCCTTAATTTTTGTGACAAGTCGGCGGCTCTTGCCGCCTTCGCGGGTCCATTTTTCCCCGCCTTCTGCGCAAATGAAACTGAAGCTGCTTCCCTTGAGGTCCCCGCGAGCCACCATTTCGGCGATGTCCTGGCGGCTCTCGGGCAAGAGAATCTCGTACTTGAGTCCGAGCTTGTCGACCACGAGCTTCATCGTGTTTGGGTAGCGGCCGATGAGGTGATTCGGATCGTGGTTGAACAGACCGCGAGTCTCCAGGGGACGGCCTTCGAGGTCCTTCCCCTTCTCGACGATCTCGAACGCCGAGGGGGCAATTTGCTCGACAAAATCCCCCAAGAGCAACGAATCGGTGCGGAACTTCGCAGCGTACCCCACAAGGTACGTCCGACGCTCGCCCGTCTCAGGGTCGGCACGGTGCTCGACATTGAGCGAGCCCTCCGTGGCGTTCTCGGTGCCCGATGCCGCCAAGTACCGACGCTCGACATTGTCCATCGCGGTCTCCTTGCTCTCGATGCTACGGGCTACCGTATCCGGACTATAAGATCGGCCTTCCTTCTCGTCGGCGGCGTTCATCTGCTCGACGACCTTCTTCGCCCACGAGTAGCCGCTCTGGAATCCACCCCAGAGCTTCGCGGCGATGTAGCCATTTGAGGGCCAGCCCTTATCCCCGCGATCGAAACCCTCGCCTTGCTGGTCAGATGCATGCCGATCGAAGTATGCCTTCATGCGTCGCACTGTCGAAGGCGAGACTTCGGTGCCGTTCGACAAGTCTCTCGCGCGTGCGATGCCGACGGCAGTGCCGCCACGGCCGTACTCGCGGCGGAGCTTGAGGCCGTACTCCGCTTCGCGGCGGGCGCCGGAAGGGGGCTTGAAGTTAATGTGGCTATACTTCTCGGGCTTTGCCATCCTTGGCCTCCTGGTCTTCTTTGTCCCAGCGGTCCCAGTCTTCCTGACTCGGGGCTTCGCCGCTGAGGCCGTTCTCCTGAATCTCGTCCCAGACTTCGTCCAGGATCGGATCGTTGTCGCAGTCGATGCCACGACGCGAGCTATCTGGTGCCGGCATGCTGCGACGCTCCTTTGTCCGATCCTGGAATTTTATCAGAGCTTCTCGGCTCTTGCTTCGCGGGCGGGCGTCGAACGTGAGCTTGATCGCGCCGCCGTTCTCTCTCCACCACTCGCGTCCACCGGGCATCGCGTAGATGTCGAGGAGGGACTTGGCCTTTGCAAACTGCTCAGGAATGCTGCCCGATCGGAGAGCCCTGGCTACGTCGGCGATCGGCGCGTCGTATCCGTACTTCGGCCAGACGTGGTACCCAGTCATCCTCATGTTTGGGTTCGCAGTATCAAACCGCTCCGCCTCCATCACGAGACGGACGGCACCAGAGGACACCGACTTCGAGACGGACTCCAGGGCGAGGCCCTTGCCCTGGAAGTCTGGATGAACAAAGAACCCCGCCATATGCAGGACATTGCCGTCGCGGCCTTTGGAAATGTTTCTCGAAGCCTCGACAGCCTTCACGGCAGTGCCGGATTTCGCGAACTGCTTCTCGTCGTCCTGAAATCCCTCGCCAGTGGCGACGCCCATCGCGGACCAGTGCATCTCGATGCCGTCTCCGAATTGCTGCGGAATGATCTCAAGGCGTGGCCGCGTGATGCTCGCGCGATCGGCAGCTTCCTTGATGGGGCCCGACGCCAGCACGGCCTCTGCTACCGTCATCCCAAGACCATCCACGATCCGCTGGCGGATGTCGTCTGGCTTGTGAATCTTGATGGCCGCGAGCGACTCAGAGCCCGCGAACAGAGGCTTGCCAGGAGTCCAAATCTCGGTTCCGCTCGACGTCCCCCAGTTGGCTTCGTCGCCGCCCCAACGCGATGACGTTGCTGATCCGCCGCCTCCGCCATCCTTGTCGGCGGCCATCTTCGGGGAGCACGAGTTGTCGATGCCGTTGCCCTCGCCCGTTGGGCAAAATGCCCGACGCTCGATCCACGCTTCCGCGATGGCCGAGAGCAGGTCACGCGACGACTTGCCGAAACGCTCTCGAACCTTCGAGTAGACCTTCCAGCCCTGGCTCTCCTTGTCGCTTACGCTGAGCGACATAGACATGCCGCCGCCGTACTTCTCCCACCACCGCTGTCCTTCTTTTGTCTCGTACAGCGACTGGATGGTGAGCTTCCCGCCGGCCTTCTCCTGCCTCGCCTTGGGAGAGAGAACAGAGTCTGGAATCTTGTCGCCGTAGCTGTTGAACACGCCCTTCATCGGGGACCACGTTCGCGTCACAAGATTTCGGGGAATCTCTCCGTCGAACCCCAGTCGCGGCCAGATTCTGTAGCCCTTGTACCGATCGTTGCTCGCGTCGCCTGCGGCACGCATCGTGATGGTGTCGACGCCGACCTCTTCGGCGGCGGCGATGCTGGCAGTGACAGACGTCATCATTTGGCGAGCGATCGAGATTCGGGAGTTTTCCTTTACCTCCGGAGACACGTCTAAAAGCGTGTACTTCAACTCAAGCTCGCCGGACTCGTGCCTCTTCATGGAAGTAGTGACGGTGATCGCGTTGGTCACGCCGTCGACGTCCTTCCTCGAAACGACAGTGAACTCACTGTCGCTGGCTACGCCGCCGCCTTCGCCGCTCATTCGACCCATCGCGTAGGCCGTGTCGCCGGCGGTGGCGATGATGTTCACGTCATCGTCCGACGAGGCCATGACGCGAATGGCATCGTCAAGCGAGATGCCTGTGTTCTTGAGAACACCGCTAAGCTCTGCCCCGTCAACGACGGTGAAAGAGTTGGCGGCCTTCAGTAACTTCGACGGACTGACTGACCCGCTCAGCGAATTTTTGTCCCAATAAACAACCGCCTCTTGGCTCTTCCATCCGTTCTTGGATGGCATGGCTACATCAAGGCCGGCAGGCTCGACAGGCGGAGGAGACGCCTTGCCGTCGGAGCCGCACGAATTGTCGATGCCACCGCCCTCGCCCGTCGCGCAGAAGCCTCGCTTCTCGCCGGACTCCTTACGAAACTCTTCCCACAACTCTTCGAGCTTCTTCAGTTCTTCGTCAGAGAAGATTTCGTCGCCGGCCTCAAAGCTCCGGTTCTCGGCGAGCTTGCCGAGCCGTTGCCGATACGCCTTGAAACGCTCCCAGCCGGGAGTGCTCTGGTCGCCTGGGCGGAGCCACATTGGGATTTCCTGTCCCCGATCCTCCCAATACTTCTGCCCGGCCTTCGTTTCGTACAAGGCCTGGATCGTCAGCTTGCCGGCCCGCTTCTCGGCGACGGCCCGTGGCGAAAGATCGGCTTCTCGAAGCCGGGTGAGCATCTTCCTCGGGATCACGCCGTCGAAGCCGAACTTCGGCCACATTCGGTAGCCCTTGAACGCCTCGCTGTCTTTGCTGCCGGCGGCATCGAGGCGAATCTCGGAGACGCCGCTCTTCTCGGCGAGCGACACGCTCTTGATAACGCCGCCGATCACTTCCTTCGCGCATGCGACGGCGGCTTTCTCTTGGGCCTCTGCCGATGCGTGGAACGCGTGATACTCAAGGACAAGCTCGCCGTCGCTGGTTTTTCTCAGAGACGAGTTACTGTCGAGGGCGTCTTTGATGCCAGACACGTCCTTCGTGGTCATCACGAACGCAACGGCCTTGCTCTCTTCGCCCGGTGTCCCCAGCCCCATCGAATCGTATGGATGCTCGGGAGACACGATGACTGTCGTGCCCTCGGACGGCGCCGCGCACATGGTCACGGCGTCCGACAGCGAAACTCCCATCTCGTCCAGGGCAGACTTCATGTCGACCGGGCTCTCGATTGCAAGGGATCGCAGCTTTTCAGCGCCCTCGATCGGCGGGCGTCTTTCGAGGTCCTTGCCCTCGTACACCGCGACAATCTCTTCCGAGTCTTCCCAGGAGTTGTCCAGTTCCTTTACCGAAGAGCCGCCGCCATCCGACGCCGAGCAGTCGTTCTTGATCCCGCCGCCTTCGCCGGTGGGGCAGAATGCTCTCTTCTCAAGAGTCGAGAAATCTTCTGATTCGCCCTCGTAGTCGTCGAGCAGCCCGTCGTCCCAAATCTCTTCCCACAACTCTTCGAGCTTGGCGGTGTCCTCCGGGGACAGCCAGTCGAGGCCCTCGCCAACAGCAAGCTCGCGGCGGCTTCGCTCAAAGTGCCGGACGAACTTGCCGAAAATCTGCATCTGCGGGCTGTCGGGCCTAGTCAGGTCAAGCTGAACGTCGAGGTCCGTGCCGTTGTCTCGCCACCACCTCGTGCCTTCGGGTGTCGCGTGTAGGTCGATCAAGCTGCGGCAGTGCGAGAGAGTCTCGGGCAGCTTGTTGCGAACATGAAAAGGAATCGGGGCGTCGAATCCCATGCGAGGCCAGATGGTGTAGCCCTTGAACATGCCATCTCGGGCCTGCCGTGGATCACCCGCCGCGTTGAGCGTAACCTTCGAGACGCCTTGCTTGATCGAGGCCTCGACGCTCCCCGTCATAATCCGGAAGAACTCGCGAGCGGCTGCGTGCCGCTTCTCCGGGTCGCGGCTCACGTCCGTCTTCACGTCCATCAGCTTGTGATCGACGACAATCTCCGGGTCTTCGGCAGGCCCTGCGTTGTAAATGACAGACTGGCTGAATAGGCCACCCTTCACGCCGGCCACGTCTCGCGTGGTCTCGACATGCAGGCCGTCGCCGCCTTCGTGGTCATGGTCCCGACGCATGAAGACATACGTCCCGTCGGACGCGCCGCCTGCCATGCTGACAACGTCATCCTCGACGACGCCCATCGAATCCAGGCGACGGTCGATTTCCTCTCGCTTGTCGCCGATGTTGATCTCGGGACCGGAGCCACCGGCATCGCCCCCGCCGCCCTCTCCCGCATCGCCGGGCGAATCGTCCGTCGAGCACGAGTTGTCGACGCCGCCGCCTTCGCCCGTCGGGCAAAATGCCCTTCGCTCCGAAGTGCGTCCTTCGATGTCGAGAAGGATTTTCACGAACTGCTCGTCGGACAGGTGGCTGATCATCTCCCAGTACAAGAGGTTCTCGCGGCCGCCCGTCTCGTAGTCGTCGTAGTCGCCGGTGGTTTGCTGCGACTCGTTGCGTCGCTCTTTCTTTGCACGGGCAATGCGATTTGACTGGTCTTCGGCAATTTTCCTGATCTGATCAGAGTAGAAGGACAGCTTGCCTTGTTCTGTTGCCGTCTTGGCACCGAGTGCTGCGTAGGCGTCTTGCTCGTCTTGCCAGAGGACGTCTTGCGCGTACGCGACCGGAAGCCCGGTAGCCTTGCTGATCGAGTCGTAGACGTCGATCATGTTCGCGCGTCGCTTGCCGCTGCCTGGGTCGCCCATGAGCGACGTGTCGTTCTCAACAATGTTCTTGGCGAGCTTATTTAGCTTCCCGGCCGTGCCACGCTTCTCCGAGTAGTCAGTCGAAGCATAGTGCCGCAGCCGAGCGCTCGACCACGCACGAACGGTGTCGTCGATCTCGCCAGTGGCGGACATTTTTTTCAGGGAGTCGACAAGCTGGTTTCCGTCAACGCCATGCAATTGCTGGGCGTTAGCGCCCTTGATCACTCGCAGCGTTTCATTGGCGTGGTCCTTAGCCTTTCCGGCCTTAGCTTCCTGCACAAGCTCTCCGGTGATCCTGCCCCAGGTCCTAGTCGCCCAGATGTCGGCCGTGAGTGGCGCAGAGTCGCCGGTGTTGTTCGCGAAGAAGCACCCGAACTTTGGGCCGAACGTGCAGAAGAGAGGTACTTCCTGGTCCACAAGGAAGCTCCCCGGCTTCCATGATTTGACGCTTGGCCCTTCGCCTTTGAACTCCTCCCTAAAAAACTTGTCGAAATCGCCGGCTCGCATTTTTGTGCCGGTGAATAGGTCGCGAGTCTTGTCTAGGCCCATAGCTGGATCAATTGAGCCGTCCGGTCGCTTTCCGAGCGTGTCAATCACCCCCTGTAGGCGAGACAGTGAGGACTTGATCGCTGCGCCGGTAACGCCGAACGATGTCGAAGTCGAGACTCGGCCGTCGCCGTCGAATACCTTCGACAGCACGGAGTCCGTTCGCTGCATGTTTGCGAACGGACTGGCGTTTGAGCTTGTCAAAGCCTGCACGGCACGGAACAGAAACTCCGCGTTCTCAGGGCTGACCTCGAAGCCAGCCTTTGTCCTGCCCCCGTTGATGCGAGGCTCAATCCTGGAGAACTCGTCAATCTGCCGCTGTCGCTCTTCTGGCGTGTAGAAGACTGGCTTGATGCCCCGGCCGGCGGCGGCTTGTATTTGCGCTACATGTGATTCAGCGACGTACTCGCGGTCTTTGTCGCCGAGGGGTTTCGCGGAGTCGATCGCCGGGCCACGAGACTCGGCCTGCCTGTCCGCGAGATACTTTCCGGCGGCTGTCGTGCTGACATACTCGCGGCCGCCGAACTTATAGATCGTCCCGTCTTCGCGAGAGCCAACAGAAGAACTGACGATCGACTTTCCGTCATCGCTCCTCGCTGTTGAGGGCGATGAGATCGCTTGCTGCGCCACGTTGACCACAACGCGAGGAACGCCTTGCCCCTCGACGCCTGTTCCGGCGCCTTCCTGGCACTTGTTTCCTTCGCCGAATCTCCCGCTCGGATCGCGGACGCAGTCGTCGCGAGACTCTAGAGAGTTCTCGCGGTCTCCAACTGATCCTTGAGGAAGTCGAGCGTCTCTAGGACGTACTCCTCTCCCTTCACGCTGATCAGCATCTCGACGTACTGATCTTCGTCCTTCGTGAGAGTCGCTCGCCAGTCTTGCAGTTCTTTTTGCCGCGTCGAAGTCATCTGTGTACTCGGAGTCAGGAAGGGCTGTGTAGGGAGGGAAGGTTCCAGCGCGACTCTGAATCGTCTGCCGATCGCCGCCTTGGTAGGCCATGACGACGACGTCAGGCCTCTTGTTCTTTTCGTAGTCCCAGTCCGGGGGAGCGTACTCGTCGACGAACCTGAGCTTCGCCACGGGCACGAACCCCAACTGAGAGTATAGCGTCGTCAAATGACCTTCGTAGCAGTCGAGCGTTTTTGCGCCTGATTTGATCGCCTCGATGACGGCCGCCGAGCCGGCCCTCTTGGGGCCGTCGTTGTTGAAGACGTTTCCCAAGTCTCCGTCTTTGTCTACGAGGCATCCGGCCGTACCGTCGGAAGATAAAAAAATCTGAGACTCGGCGAACTTCTCCTCGGAAATCTCAGAGAAATTGTGCTTCCGAGTGGACTTGTCTCGCGATGCCATGAACTCAGAATGCGAGACTTCCGAAGTCCTGAAGTTCACCTGCGGAATGTTTTGCGGAGTGAGTGGCTCACTCTTCTTGGATTCATCTGGCTTTCCTCCGCCAGCCCCGCCGCCCCCGTCCTTGTCCGGGGCCATCATCTGCTTGGCCCCGCACGAATTGTCGACTCCACCGCCCTTGCCGGTCGGGCAGTAGGCACGGCCCTCTTTGCCGGCCTTCGTCACCTTGGCGGCGAACTTCCTGGCCTTCTCGGCCATCTTGTTGACGCGATCGGCGTCCTCGGCCCACCACTCGACGAGGCCGTCGCCGATCCCGGCCGCTTTCTTGATCTCCTCGATCAATTCCGTCGCCCGCTCGGATGCTTTGCTCATTTCTTTTTCGCCTTGCCCCAAATCTTGCGGCCCTGCAACGCGCCGGTCTTCACGCGGTCCGGCGCCGATGACTTTTCAACCGTTCGCTCAGCAAATTCGGCCAGCTTCGCCGAGTCGTAGGCGAGCGCTTCCTTCGGAACACCAGAGACTTCCTTTGGCTTCCCCGTGTTATCGAGGAACACGAACGATGCGCTGGCGTTGTCTTTGTTGGCCTGATGGAAAGCGTGGTGGTTCCTGGCTCCGATCGCATAGCTGTCCGCGAAAACCTTCGCGTCGACCATGCGGCCGTCCTTCGGATCGCTCGCACGCTTCACAACGCCACGCTCAGGGTCGGCCCACTGCCTCTCTGGGTCGGCGTGTACATACACGAACGTCGCCTTGAGGCCTCGCTTCTCGGCCTCGGCGAGAATCCACGGGTTCTCAGTCGCGTTCTGGTCGCCGGCGGAGTCCCACACGGCCTTCGACTTGCCCTTCTGCTCCAGGGCCTTCGGATTGTTCTTGAGAGCGAAGCCCTTGCCTGCGCCGCAGCCGCCAACCGTCACCATGATCTCGTCGCCTTCTTTAAGCGTGTCGAGATGCTGGAGGAATGCTCGCTTAGCGATGGCGTTTGCGGCCTGATGGAGGCAGGTGTTGAGCGTCGCGCGGTTCTCTGCTCGTGACTCGGGGTCCGGATCGCTCCATGCATCGGTCAAACACTTGGCGTCGTCAGTGCCGAACGTCGGCGGATCGCCCATCGAGCCCACGAGTTCGCGAAACTGGCCCGCGACGCCCTCGGGATCATCCTCGTAGTGAGCAATGAACGACTCTTCGACTGCACGAGCACGCTCGTCGAGGTTTGGAATGCGGGGGATCGGCGGTGGTGGCGGCACGTCCATCGCCGGGACGCCGACGCGGGCCTTGTCAGTCACTCCGTCCTGGTTTTTGTCTACCTCGACGTCTACATCGTGGCATGGCTTCGGGCAGTCTGAAGGCGAATCACCGCTGGAACCATTTCCATCAGACGAATTGCCGTCTTCTCCGCCCTGTCCGTCCTTGTCTCCACACGAGTTGTCGATGCCCCCGCCCTCGCCCGTCGGGCAAAACCCGCGAGACTCAAGGCCCCACGAGTCGACGGCCATCATCTCTTCAAGAGAGCGGTAGTGCGTCTTCGCGTTCCTGTTTCCGTACTTCGGCTCGCGGGTGAAGACGGTGTTGCCAGCGCTCAGAGCGCCGACTCCGCCCACAACTTCCTGGCCCGTCCTCTTGTCGTAGAAATAAGTGGCCTTCTGCGGGTCGTACCCAACGGGAGTCCACGAGTCGATGTCCGAAGGGACGTCTCTGCTTGCCGAAAACGCTCCGTTGACAGTCGCCAGAGGCGTTTTGCTCTTTCCTTCGGCAACTTGCTGGGCACGGTCTTCGTCATTTGCAGAAAATCGCACCGGACCGCTCAGCATTGCCATGGAGTCATAGCCAAGTACGCTGCCGAATGGCTTTTTTGCTTCTGGATTCTTGCCCTCATGGACAGTAACGACGTATGTCTTGCCCTCCGACTTATTCCAGGCAGGTATGTCGATGCGGAGAGCTACCGGCGTGCCATCCGGCAGCTTCCGGCTGGCGCCGATCTTGCTTTGCTGAACGTCCGCATCCTTGAGGGCAGCGGAAATCTCCTCGTCCTGGGGGACGCGAATGTTTTCCGAGTTTTTTGAGTCACCAACTGACACGAAAGGCCTGTATCGCTCAAACTTTTCCCTAGCCTCGGAGGCCGTCAGCTTGCCTTCGCTGCCCCCGGCCGGCGAGCAGTCGTTCTTCACGCCGCCGCCCTCGCCCGTTGGGCAAAATGCCCGCTGCTCAGGGCCATCCACGATCTTTTCCGTCGGGATCACCCACAACTTGCAGATCGCATCGCCGTTAATCGAGCCCGAGACGACCTTGCAGCCGCCTTCTTCGAAGTAGTGCGTGCAGTTGTGGCACTTGATGCCCCTGGAAGCGAACGGATTCTTCTCGATGTAGTGTGCGGCGGTCTTGTTCCACTTGCCGTCCTCGTCCGCGATCTCTTGCTGAGCCTCTTCGAGCTTCTCGTCCTGCGGCAGAAGCTCCCTCGACTCGGACCTTTGCTTCGCCGAGTCCTCTCCCTTGGGAGATTCGAGCGGCGACTTGCCTGTTTTGACCTCGGAGAGGCTCGGCGGACCGCCCGGAGCCTTCGGCGGAGCACCAGAACCGAAGCCCGGCATCATCGACGGGTCCGGTTTTGGCTTCACAGCCTCTTCGAGAGGCTGCAAATTCATCGCCACGAGGTGCGTGTCGGCCTCAGGGCCGAGCGGACCGTACCCTTCGGCACGTCTAATGTCGTTAATCGACAGCACGCCCAGGTTGAGCATGGTCGAGTACCAGCTTGCGCGGCTCCCGGAGTCGCCACGGAGCAGCCCCTTCGTGTCAAACTTGGCGTAGTAGACCGCGTCGTCGTAGATGAGCGACCGGCTGATGCTCTGCTCGATGCGAGTGAGCCACGGCATCAGCGTGTAGTTGACGAACTCTTGCCCTTGGACCTCCAGGTTGCCGCCTGACTGCCCCTGAATCAAATGCAACGGCAACCGAAAGCAGCGAGCTATCTCTTCGCATTGAAATCTCCGGACCTCCAGAAATTGCGAATCATTATTTGTCGCACCGAACGGCTCAATTTTGAGTCCATTCGTGAGGATGGCCGTTCTATGAGCATTTTGGACGCCGCGATGAATTCTCTCCCAATTCTCGCGGAGCCTCTCAGCGGTCTCGGCGGACAACGCGCCGTCCGTTTGGAGCACCACGCCGGGGCGGCCCATGTTTGCCCAGAACTTTGAAGCGTAGATTTCGCACGCACGAGCAAGCGCGATCGCGTCGCGGCTCACTTCGACCGGCACCATGCCCTTCACGCCGTCCGGCTCGGGCGTCCAGCGGACGTGCATGATCTGATCTTGCGTGTACTGCATCATCCGGCCGGTCTGCGGGTCGTTGTAGCTGTACTTGAGACGCCCGTTCTCCAGTCGCTCGATCCGCATTCGGCTCGGGTGCAGGTTGTTGAGTTCCGTTACGCTCCCGTACTTGCCAGACTTCACCTCGGTGTAGCTGTTGCCCCAGCATGTCAGGGCCATGAGCATCTGCTCGAAGAACTCGAACTTGGTCTGCCAACTGTTGGGGGCGAATCCAAGGACATGCGAGAGAGGAATCTCGCTCGCGATCTCTTCGTGTCCGTTCTTGAGACGCCGATGGACGAGAAGGGGCAATCCAGCCACCGTTTCGCTGATGATCCGGCAGGCTGCGAGGAACACAGTCGACTGAAGGGCCGTGTCCGGATTGATCCGCACCTCGGCGGACGTGAGAAACTTCCCGCCGTGGACTTCGTCCGACAGGAGGATGTTGTTCCACGAGATGCTGCGAACGTCGGGCTCGTTCTCACCCCGTGCCGGTGTCCAGACAATGTCGCTGACCGCCGCGTTTTCCTCGATCATAGGATCAGAATCTCCGGTTCAGGCGTCGGTGGGGCGGAGGCGGCGTCGCTGGCAATCGACACCGCCATGATGAGTGCGACGATTCCGTCGACCCGCAGCGGACTCATGGGGCTTGGCTTCACGACCTTGATGTATCCCTCGGAGTTTTCTTTCGTCGTCGCATTGCCGGCCATCCAATTCAGCACAGGGTTGTCGTTGGTCCGCAGCCGGGCCTGGGCGATCAAACTTTCGATCGCTTTCGTCCCGGGGTTCATGCTGGCAAACGACTGTGAAAATCCTTGCACATTCAGGCCCTCCGCCTGAAGTTGCTGTACGAGGTAGTGGCTGTTGTGTGGATCGACGGCGATCATCCGCACAGTTCGCTCTTTGCAGAACTGGAGGATGTCTCGCTTGATGAACGAGTAGTCGCAGGTGTTCCCTGGCGTGAGAGTAAGGCCCACCGACTCGTTCTTGGCCCAGGTTGTGTACGGGACTCCGTCCTTCTGCGAACGGATACCGGCGTTCTCACCGGGAATCCAGAACCGGCAGAGCACGTCAAATACGTCGTCCGGACCCTTGCTCACCGCCACGAATGCGTTGCAGTCCCAGGTCTGAGCAAGATCGAGCCCGGCGTACCACTCTCGCTCCAGGCCGAGGCTGCCAGACAGGCCCTTGCAGCGGTCCCACTGATCGAGCTTGATGAATTTGTTGCCGTCGCCCTGTGTCCAGACATTGAGTCGGTACCTGAGGAATCCAGAAAGACGGGAGTTCGACTGCTCGGCGTCGCGGACGTCAGCGCGGAAGCTCTCCTCGTCCATCGTGACGCCCCAGGATGGATTCGCCGCCTTCCACACCTCGGGGTCTCGGTAGTCATCCTCTGGCGCGGCGGCCGCTACATAGGCGAAGAACTGCTCGTCATAGCTCGGGTCGAGCCTGCATTTCATTGCGTGGTCATGCAGTTCGTAGCCGATCGAGTTGCGGTCCACGCCAGCGGTGGTGATCGCCAGAATCAGGCTCTGGCTTCTGGAAATGCCGCCATACCTGATCGCGTCCCAGAGCTTGCGATCCTTGGCCGAGTGAATCTCGTCGTAGCACAGCGAGTGGATGTTCAAACCCTCCTGCCGGCCGGCATCGCTGGAGATGACCTTCCAGAAGCTGTTCGTCGGAACGTAAGCGATCGTCTTCCGGGAGTCGACGATCTCCAGCATCTCGGACAGGTATGGGCTGGCCTGGACCAACTCCTTCATCTGCTTGTAGACGATCGAAGCCTGCTCTCTCGACGTGGCACAGCCGAAGCATTCAGCGGCTTGCTCGCCGTCGGCGACCATCGTGTAGAGGCCTATGCCGGACAGAAGAGTCGATTTGCCTCATTGTCGTCTTGGCCCCCACGGCAACCAGCCGCAGGGGCCAAGACGCCATTTTTTTTAGGCACCTCTATGTACCCGACTCGGTACTTCCGCATGTCGTTGTCGACACGCATCCATCCGAAAAGCTCCTCGATGACGTCGCTCTTCTGCCAGTCGAGCAGCGTAAAAGGCTGGCCGGCGAACTGGCCCTTCGAGTGCGTGAGGAACCGCTCGAAGAACGCGACCGCGTGGGCGGCCTTGTCTTCGTCGAAGTAGTATTTAAGCCCCTGCTTGACCGCGTCGGCTTTCGGCAAACGCGGCAAGAGGATTTTGGGGGGCAGAGGCACCGGTCACCTTCATGGAAGATCGGGCAGCCGGTGTCATTCCAAACTGGCGTTCAATCTCCAAGAGTTCTTTCCTGAGAGATTTCACCAGCGTGGCCTCCGCAGTCACTTGGCTGTATCCGGTCGAAGTGAGTTGAGTCGAGCCGTGTTCACGGCAGTGGGCTTCGAGGTTATACCACTGCTCCCACATGAGGCAGTAGCGTTGTACAGCGTGGCGATCCGCCTGGGAGAGCACGCCCATGCCTGACAAGAGCGAGACCATCTCGTGCCACTTCTCCACCGCGAGGCCTTCGAGCCCGGCCGGCGGAGTCGCGTCGATTGGGGGCGGCGTGGGCTCGGCATCGTTGATCGGCCGCTTGCCCGGATTGTCCCGCAGGAGCTTGAGTGCAGTGGGGACTGGTGGCCGACCCATTCGCTGATTCAGGGCCAGAAAAGCCCTACCTCAAAATTTTGCGGGCGCTCACGCAAGCC